ATGTTTAGGGAAAAAGCCAAAAAAAAAATATTTTTTGCCACCCCCTGTCTAATTTTGGCACTATATGGACACAGGCCGAGTTATTTTAGGCCGAGCATACCATAGAAAACAATTAGCAGCTAATTAGGCTTAAATCTATTTCGGGCGTTTGTTCTGCTTAAAATAAACAGTCTTGTATTCATATTAGCTAAAAATTAGACATAGGGTCGATTTGAAAATTTTTTTTTTTTTACTATTTTTTAATAACATGCAATAGCATATATGTTATTTAATGCTATTTTAACATGCGCACCGCCATGTTTGGGAAAAAAGCAAAAAAAAAAATATTTTTTGCCACCCCCTGTCTAATTTTGGCACTATATGGACACAGGCCTATTTATTTTAGGCCGGACGTACCATTAGACTGCCATTTTTGCCTTGAGTGCGGCATGGGATTTGTATCCGATGATCTTTATTTCAGACCTTTTGACATCCCACAGGCCATCTTTTTCGCGTACAATTTCGATGTTGGGTGGTGTATGCGGCACTCGCTTCACCTGTATAGCGGCTACACCGGCATGGTCTTCGTATAGGTGAGCGTCACCGATAACAATATGTAGTTTCCCTACTTTACGCCCCGTCTCGTGTGCCAACAAGTGTGTTAATAGGGCGGTAGATGCTATGTTAAATGGTAGACCGAGGAATACATCGGCGCTGCGTTGGTACATCTGGCAATGTATTCTTCCTTCGGCGTCAACATAGAATTGATAGGAAACATGGCATGGTGGTAAGGCCATTTGGTGCTGTTGTTGTGGGTTCCATGCACTTAGTAGTATACGACGACTGCCCGGTTCGTTTTTCAGTAACTCGATGACACGCTGGATTTGATCTTGCCCTTTCCCGCTGTAGTCACTGGTACAGCCTGTGTAGGCAGCCCCAAAATGTCTCCACTGGAAGCCATACACTGGTCCAGCGTCGTACCCACGGTCTTCGGTGTTACCATCCCAAATATGTACTCCTTTTTCACGCAGTATCGATACATCCGTACACCCTTTTAAAAACCATGAAAGTTCTTCAACCACGCCTTTAAAAAACATTTTTTTAGTAGTCAGGAGAGGAAAGTATTGAGAGAGGTCAAACTCGAGACGATGACCAAAGGAAGAGTATACGGTTCCAGATCGCGTAGGGCGTCTTTCACCTTTCGTAAGTAAATGATGAAGTAGATTTAAATATTGAGTTTCCATTTATTACATATGTTATGGTATTTATAGACCACTTACAACTTCATGTTCACATTGTTTCATGAAAGAGTTTTCTCCCTCACGCACCTTGCGAACACCGGCATATACGTTCGTCCCCCAATGGCCCGTGTTCAACTGAGTTACCTTAAATTCACCGTCTGCGCCTGCCGCGGCTGGCTTACCTGCAGCATCCAGTTTAGTGTACTGCATACCACGGAAGCAGACGGTGTTAAATCGTTGCACGCGTTGAATGTATTCATCGGCAATGTTGTTACGGTATGGTTCCATTTGATCCAGACCCATTTCCGCATAAACCTTTCCAGATCCAAAGTAATGTTCTTTCTGTGCATCGTTTTCATCAAAAATATCATATACCGTTTGATGGAAACGGCCAGTGATATCCAACACATCGTGCTTTGGACAATCGGTCTGTACAGCCACGGCAATCATACTTGGTTTTCCACCACGGCCCAATGTTCCGTCTGAAACCGCCTCCTTGAAGCTAGCTGGGCTAAAGAATGCGGTTCCTTCGCCTCCAATGTATCCTTGAGAAAAGATGTCTTCAATGATTACATAATTTTTAGGTCTTTTGACCACCGACTTGCTGTAAAAGGTATAGTGACCTACATGGACTTTCCTTAAAATATCATCTGACAACATGAAGTCATGGTGCCCGTGATATGTTGCTCCTAATTCAGAACCGCCCTTGGCCAAGATTGCAGAGGCCATACGGTAGGTTTGGAATGGACGGAAGAGGATGTGGCCCACAATGTTCGTAGTCGAAGCCGTGGTGGTGGTCGGAGCCGCGGTGGTGGTCGGAGCTGGGAGAACGACAAGAGCCTCTGTACCGTTTTCGCCAGCCGATGCGTCACCGGCGCCATTAAAAACGGCACCACCGTTTTGTGTCACTGTAGTAGCAGAGATCTTTTCAAATTTATCCGAGTCCGCGTCGTAGATGGCAATTTCACCTCCATTTGGAAGCCAAAACCATTCACCACATTGTCGATCCCGCACCATGAGATCAACTGGTTCCGAAGTAAACTCAACATCGAAAGATTGTGCCTCAAAAACTGGGAGACCTCGGAAAGTTTGAACCTTGTCTCCTCCATTACGGTTTGAAATGGCTTCCGGTCCCCGTTCCTTGTACGATAATGCATCACCGGAGACCATGTTCACGTAGATGCCCATTTTATCGGGGAAGACCCACAGGTTGGGAACTACGCCCTCACGTTTTAATTCGTGTTTCAATTCGGCATCCAATAGGTACAAGCCATCCCGTGATTTTTGTACACAAGCCCATCGTTTACGTTCTTCCCTGAAAAGATCGTTACGGCGGCTGACTTGGCGGCCAAATTTGCGTCTCCATTCACGGTAATATGATTTACCGCCTAGTAGAGCATGAATAACACCGAAATAGCATGTGGTATGCACAGCATCGGTGATTTGTTGCAGATTCAAACTGAAGTGGCGTTTCCCACGTTCTGTTTTGTAGAACCCATGTTCAATAATGAATGCAAGACCCCTGCGTAGCAAATTATCACTGTGTTTTTCAGATTCTTGCGTCACAAATCTGGGTAGACCCTGATGGGGCTCCAAATCTGCTAGAGTACGGTTAAAGGAGAAAATTTCCCACGAGATATGTAAATCATCGGTAAATTCCCATGGTAAGAGTGATTTGGTGTAGAATTCATCCTCTTTTCGGATCATAAAGTCGAGGGTTTCCTCAAGGTACTTGTTCTTTCCGACATAGGCGCGAGGCAAGTTGTATGTCTCATGACTCAATTGATCATCTGCTCTTAGCTTTTCATGATGTCCAGAAACAGGACCAAAAAAGTTAGTCAATGGGTGAGCTCCATCACCGGTGGTAAGGGTGCCCAAGGCGGCGTCAGTGCTTGCAGATTTTCCTACGTTGGATGAAGACATTTTATTATGACAAATACAGCACATATATATAGTATATTTTTCTTTTTACTAAATGGTAAGTGCCGGCGTAGCACGGATTTTAAGTCATTTGTATATATAAACAGAGGTGTATACCTAATAAATGGGGGGCATACTTTCCGTGTTTTCGGACTGGATGTATGGAAACCAAGAAGCTTCGATTCTTATCCTCGGTTTGGATGCATCTGGTAAAACAACCATTATGAATCGTTTGAAGTACGGAGACAATATGGTAACGATCCCAACCATTGGTTTTAATTGCGAACATATACAATACGGCAATTTAAGCTTTATTGGATGGGACATTGGTGGTCAGGATAAGATTCGTAAAATGTGGCATAATTATTTTGAAAATGCAGATGCGGTAGTATTTGTTATTGATAGTGGAGATAGACGTAGATTTTCTGCGGTACAAAAAGAATTAATAAAGTTAACAGAGCACAGTTACTTAAAAAATTGTGTGTTTTTAATATTTGCAAACAAACAAGATCTTCCCGGTGCGGCTTCTACCAACGAATTGTCAAGTATACTGGATTTGCACCGTATTATGCGTAAGTTTGACGCATGGAAAATATGTGAATCTACGGCTACTACGGGTAACGGAATCGATAAAGGATTTTCATGGTTGGCCTCTCAAGTTTAAAATTTTAATTTCGGCAATGGTTGTTCCGTTAAAAAGGAAGGCCAATTCCAAGCGGATGCCTCAATCTCCTTGTCGATATCTTTCTTTAATGATTCATCCAGTGCATCCTTTAATTGTTTGATGGTTATAAACCTTCCACCGTCCATTCTACCATTGTATGGAAGTGTGATGCGACCGGTGTATGTAATTGCCTTCTTAAAGAGACCTTTATACCCAACCCCCTGATCTTCAAACAAAGAGAGGGCTTTGTTCCAATAGTCTACCTTTATCAATTCCCTGATGTTAAATATATACGACCCATATAGATCCAATATAGTTTTAACCTGTAGTTTTCGTATTGCAATAATCTGGTTTATGTCCATATTCATGCGTTCGTCCACTTCTCTATATTCCTTGCTGTTGTTATAATGTTTTTTAATTATACCTTTGTGGTCACTAAACTTGCACATAAACTTGGAAAACTGATTAAATTCATCCAGTGTTTGTACATCTTTTAGTTTTTTTTCAATGTCGGTGAATTTATTATCAATTAAGTTCCTTCCATATACACGACCGGGCTTATGAATGAGCTTATCCAAGAAACGGCGTTGTGCATCGTGAATTGCGGTAATTTCATTGATGACACAACTTTGAATTTCCGCAACTGCGGCCTTCATCACCCTTTCCTGCAGTTCTTGAATACCCTCGGGTACCTCCAGTTTTTGAATACCCTCGGGCATCTTAGACATGGTCACAGTTGGCACCGAGAAGTTTTGTGGTCCACCATAGCGGACATCATTAACGTCAATTTTGCCCTGATCTTCGTTAAGAGTGAGAATATATTTCGGCATTTCGCACCCTTCAGGGATTTTTACCTCGGATTCGTATACTGGCATGCTATCCTGTATTCGGTCAAGTAAAAAGCCAACAATCACACGTAATTTTTTAGAACACTCATCGTTTTTTTCACATTTTATTATTGCATCTATGTTATCGATTAACTCTTTTATTTGCCCTTTCGTGATTCCAGCCTTTTGGGTTTTAGACCAATCTTCTATTTCTTTCTTTAGGTCTTTTAACAATTTTATTTGATATTCCTCTTCCTCACCGATAATAGTTTGAATTTCACATGCGAATAAATGCCACTGGTCCATATCCAATTTCTTTTGCTGCTTATAATCATAATAATTAAGACCATGAACATATAAATTGCCAAGTGTTATTAGACCAAATGTCACAATGCTTGCCGGTATTGCCCAAGTGACAGCTATGGAGTATGCCGCCAGTAAAAAATTACCTACCCATATCGACCCAATTCCAACAACCACTATACCAGCCATTAAAGCTGCACGTTTTAGATATGAAGATGGACTATTTTTAGATTCTTTTTTATTCCACTTTGTTAATATATCTTTAAAATTGATACCTACTTTTGTGTTATCTATTTTAAAGGTATTTGACAATATGTCACGAAGCGGTTGTTCCCTCCAATAAGTAGAATCAGGGTTGAAAACACATTTATTTGCATTTTTGTCGTACCTATATCCCTTTGGGCATCTTCCGTTTTTTCTCTTGGGGTTTGCCCCCCTGTCACTATCCGTAGGTTTTGGCATTTTACAACATATACAAATAATATATAGATATAAAATATTAATTTGAATAACGATTGGCTTGTATATAATCCACGGCGTTGGTGGGTCGGTGGTATTTTATCATGCCTTCTTTTTGCAAGTTTGACAATGTATATCTACAGTAAATACCAATAAGTTCCGAACCACACGGCAAACTTCTTCGTATGGTCGTAACCTTTTATGACACGTTTAAAATACCGGAACATTTATTAAAATACAAAAGCATATTTATAGGTTGTTTATGCGTTGATAAATGTTATATAATAAATGGTTGTATCCATCTGTGCTCATGTTGTCAATATAATAGATTCCATGGTCTCCCTCCGGTGCCGGTGCCTCCGGGTTTCTAACACCAACAACAAAAATATAAGGAAGTGTTTTTAATTGGTTATACATGGTTTTCCAAGAGTCTGCCACGCATTGTTTTGTGTGTGGCCTTTTGGTGTCAAACATTAATAGCACTACGTCTGCTTCCAGTGTCTGTAATTTAAAATGATATTTGATGTGAGATGGTATTTCCCAGCAGCTTACTATCATGTTTCCTATTTTTACCTGTCGGTGTATTTCAATGTTTTTGGTAGGTGTATAAAACAGTGTAAAGTATCCCTTCGTGATTCGTTGAATAAAAGAGCTTTTACCTACCTTTTTATCACCTAGGACTAATATTTTAACCTTCCTATGCATGTCTTTGCATTCTTCTTCATCCGAGTCATCTGATAGATAGGTCTTACGCATTATGTTATATTTATATGGATATATTTATACTACGCCATTAGAATATTTACGAATAGCATCCATCCCAATACCATTTTTGCACCAAGAGATAGAGTCACATAAACCATTTCTTTGTATAGAGGGTTACATTTATCATTTGTTCGTAAAGTGGGACACCATTTGCTATCGTTTTCTGTCTCAAAACACTTACAGCAATTGCCTATATTGAATAATCTTGTCGAACACATCAATTCTACCAACTGAACAAACCCAAAAGATGCATACAATAAAAATAGAATTAAAACAATGGCATAAACAAAATCTGGCGGCGAAACACCTTCTACTGCGTCTGAGGATGCAATAAATGCTCTGGTGATACACCAATACGCAGCACAGAAAGTAAACCATCCATTTAAATGGTTGATCCATTTCATGGCGATGTCATCGATGTATTCTACTACTAGACCACACAACTGGCATGATGCGGTCAGTACTGCGATACAAAACAACAAGTGTATGTCAATAATACCATTGATGAGTGCAATGATCATGAGCATGAGGGATGCACTGATGCTATATTCTATAAAACGGAGTGGATTCCGCCCATTACGGATCATGTCAGAGTATCGGTATCCCAATACTCCCGTTTTGAAGCAATCCGTCAGGGCCGCCATTAATTGAAAAAAGAAGGAAAGCATATGAAATGAAATGATCATCCAACCGTAATCCAATGCACATGCTTCGCCGTCGCAATCAAAGGTATTTTGTACAGGACCGATGCAAAATTTACCATTGTTTGCCGTTTCCAATGCTCTAGAAGCACCTGTACATGTACCGTTTGTAAAATCGCTGCGTTTCCATTCCAATACATTTTCCGTGTAGGTAATGCCCAACGTATCACGGTTGGAGTATATAGAGATCATCGCAATGGAGTTTATTAGATGTCCTGCGATAGCAATCCAATTGATCCAAAAGTATCCCGGTTTATTACAACTCCAAAAAGCTTCGTCAATATCACCAGAGGCTGCAATGGGCATGGGAACACTGCCGGGTTGATCATCTACAGATGAAAATCGTATACTAGAAAATTGAGTCCTACGAGTACGTCCAGTTGCCATTTAAAATAAATGTTTTTAAGTATATATAGTACATATTGGCACATTAAATGGTTGAAACGGCGAAAGCATACATTGATCACTTAAGACAGCCGGGTATGAGCTTTATGAGTATTTCGGAATACAATGGCAAATTCGGTACAAACATTACGGAAAACTTACAATTAGAAGATGCAATCAAGAAGGCTAGGCGTGAGATGGGTCCAAATGATTTTTTAGTCCAGTCTTTTGGTTTAAAGAGGAGACCCGCTGTTGCGCCCACGTCCAAGGCCAAGGCTTCCGTCGAGTCCAAGTCCATTGACGATTTATTGGAAGAGGATCTTGAAGATGAGTACGAGGAGGCTTGTAAGGATTGCAAGAAAAAGCACGATGGACGTTGTTTCAAGGATCAAGTGGATGCAATGCCAATTCAAGACGCACAGACGCTAAATCATTTAATTGCCTTTGAAGATTTGTCTGCCGATGTGAATATGGAGGAGCGAACGATGAAAGGAAAGTCGCGTTATCTTGATCAGTTGAAAGCATATATGAATGGCGACGAGAGCGCAGAGATTAGAATGTTCAATGGCAGAAAAATGTTGGTTTCTGCATTAAATCCAAACAAAGACAGTTTAAAACAAATGTTTGAAAGCTTTCCCTCTGGTCCACACATTATTTCGTGTGATTAACTATTAATTATATATAAATAGATAATACAGTGTTGTATATGAATATTTTCTACCAGACTATCTACCCAGCCAGTTTATTACCGTGGTGTATACTGGCTTTATTTTACATGGTTCATAATTATGTGTTTTTGTTTGCGATAGCAGCAACGCACATAGCAACACATGCGTGTATTATTTCACATATACCATTGTTAAAGATGGATATACATGTATGGAATCGTATCTTGCATTTGCAGCGTTTGGCTTTGTTGATTACGTATGCCTTTCGAAACCAGTGGAATCAACACTTTATTGCTTTTTCCATGTATATCTTTATTGTCACCATCGCTTTCAACAAAAAGCTAATGGATGGTGTGCTTCAGGATGGGCAAAAATGGATGTCATTTCCGGTACATTTAGTGTGTACCTTATGTTTCTGTTCTACGGCTGGATGGAAGCAGATTATAATTGCCGCCGCCTGTTTGGGTATATATTATTTGATTAAAAAGCCTGTAAAACCATCGTGGGAGATTTATAAAACCATACAGGAATATTTCTTTGTTCGTATGGCATATACCTATGCCCTTTGTATTTTAGAATGGTCTTTGAGCGATATGAACAATATGTCTTTGCCCTTTATTACGATCGCATGTGTTGTCTTTAATGGATTAATTGTATACCATACACCGAAAGTTGAGAGCAATGGCATGGATGTTGTTCCTTCGCCGGTAGGTCTACCACCAGACTATCCATTTCCACTGAATATTAAGAATGCCATGCAGAGATGTAACACTGCGAAGAAACTATTTAAGTCCCATGAGTTGTAATCATAGCATGGGCAACTATTGGTCATCTGATTTTTATTTATATTCACGTCTAAAGGCAGACGATAAATACGAATTAAAGGAGGATTTTAAAGAGGGCAATCCGATGTCGCGCTTTAAACATGAAGTATATGCAATGGCGCTTGCGAAAAAATACAAAGAGGACAAATCGCTTTATCTTTATTGTGGCTATTCTAGAGTTGCAAAAGCTATTATTGAAAAAATACAAGAGGTACAGTATTTGGTGATTACTTTTTGTTCGGACGAGGCTGCAAAGGAATGGGATGCTTGCAATGAACAAATGGATAAAGTATACGTAGATGTGGTCTGGTTGGAACGACCCTTTTTGAATAGTTGGGTGTATCATGTAGAAGAGGACTTTTTGATTCGAAAATATCAAAATTTTAAAATGGATATGAAAAAATAGTATATATTATATATGCTTATATAGAAATGGAAATATGGATCCCGGTCAATATACAACCTTTACAAGTCAAACAGGAAATTCAAGACTGGCTTGACAAATACAGTTATCACGCTTACAAAAGTATTATTCAAGACCGAATTAATTCTAGATATCCCAGCTTTAACATACCTAAAGCATTGTACATAATGAATTTGGAACAAAGACAAGTATTGGAGATAGAACCACATGAACAATCCATTGGTCTACCAACTCTCCAGCCGGTGTTATGCCCAATATGCCACGAAGAAGATACTGCTATCCGACAGACGCTTGCATGCAACCATACCTTTCATCACCATTGCATCCAGCAGTGGTTTCGTGTAAATAAATCGTGCCCTCTATGTAGAACTAATTATTAGTATTCTTCTTCTATGCTTACATCGCTGTCGCTATCCGTATAATCTTCATCCTTATCATCGTCCGACTCCTCTGGAATAGTAAGATCCTTCCTATCCACATCTTTTGTCTCTCCATTTTGTTCGATCGTGATGTTATCACCCTCCACCCTCATGATAAACCATATTTCACCATTGTATTTTACCTTGTGACCAACCTCAAAATCCGATACCGTGGGCTTGATTCGTTTCTTCTGCTGGATTTGAAATGGTTTTGCTTCATCTACCGTACCTTTAAAACGATCGGGTTCTTGTTCGGTGTATTTTTTACACATTGCTTTGTATATATCCTTGTCTGGCTTTGTCATGATACGGTACCAATCACCACCTTTTTCTTCTTCCAATATGTCCTTTTTAACACGCTTGTAAAAGGTTTTCTTATTTGGCTCCTTCTCCGTGTTGTATTCAAATTTATAAGTTTTATCCCCGTTGTGCTTGACCTGATGTTCAATCGAATTGAGTGATAATACCATTTCAAGTCTATCTCGCTGTATCCTACGATAGGCTGATTTGTTTTTGTTTTTCATGTTTTTGGACTCGGATTTTAAAAACTGTGCAGTAGATTGTTGTATTATGGTTTCCGATGGCACCAAGTGATAGTAGAGAAACTGCTCCTTTTCGTCGCGTACCGCAAACCCGCAATGTGTACAGGTGACACTGTTTACCGGCGTTGTTCTATTGCATGCATAACAATAGTAATTATCGTATTTTTCTTCACTATATTTTGAAACCGATGCTTGGTATTCCTCCACTGACAGGAATGCATAATTGTTGTATACTGGAACATGTGAAATATTCACATAATTGTCAAAATAAGTATTCCATCTCTTGTTGTCTGGCTCTCGTTCTGACTTTAAGGGGTCATTACTTACATCTTCACAGGGGTCGGTGTCGATATTACGTTCGCGCTGTCTGGCGTAGGTTATTTCGCCACAATTTAATTTTTCACGTAATTGATTGATACCCGGGTCATGTATAAAATCATCATATGACCATCTATAGTTAAGAGTTTCCATTGCTTCTGTGTATTGCTGTTGTGAAAAGAGTATCTCTTGTTTTGTCAACAATGCTCTCAATTCTGTTTCAGATATAGTATCTGGATTATTGGGGATGGCTTCTTTTTTAACCTCCTCCTCTGTGATAGAACCAATGACAACATCGGTTGGGGGAAATTCATTTTCGGGCTCTTGTTGTGCAAATGATGCATACACACCGGTGAATGCCTTATACTTTTGTCGTACATTGTCTTCCGAGGATAATATCTGAATTTCCCTTTCCTTTTCAATAATTTTCTGTAATAGAGGACCATCGTAATTGTTAACTATTTGCTGTGCATCGTCCTTGAATTTTTCGGTGTCATCGTCAATTAGATCCAAAACTTTTCGAAGGTCTTCCCTTAGTTCTTCTAAATCGGTGAGTGCTCGTTTACGTTGCTTTTCTGCCCATGTTTGACGTTTCATTTTTCTGTATTCACGTATGTATTCTGATTTCTTTGGCTCCTCACTCTCCTTGATGCGTTTACCCAAACTCGTTAGGGTATAGTTGATCTCCTCCTTTTCATCTTCTTTTGTGTTTTTAATTTCAATTCCTTTGCTGACAAAAGATACATATTCTACCTTTCTCAGTCTTTCTGGCAGGTACCTATGTGATTTTCTTCGTACCGTGCGTCCATTGAATTGATCTTGTTTTCCTGCCGATACAACCGGGTCAATGCAAATCATATAGGAAGGCGAACATGATTTGTAATCCACGCCTACTATACCAGATTCGGACACGAACAAACAATCTACGTATCCTTCTGAAAAAGCCTGTACATATTTAGGCGTATCAGTTGCAGGTACCGAGTTTGAATCTACAATTGCAAATGTCAATCGATTATTACTTGACATGCCGGTGATTCTTGGTTTCATTTCTTGTAGAAAGGTGTCTCTTCCTTTCATTTCAACATCATTAAAAAATATTTTCCCTTGTTGTTTTGATTTTGATTTGAATGGGTTGGAATCCATATGAATTAAAACCCGTTCGTACTCTTCAATACTATCAATGCGATCTTTTGTTGGTAACAGAACCGTTTGTTTATTACGAACCATTAGATTCTGTACCCACTGGTATCGTAAATACATTTGCGTCCAAATGCAAAAGACCATGGCATCGGTATATGTTTTAATTTCACGTGTAAATTTCTTCTTAAGATACGCTTTTGGCAATTCTATTTGTTCAAAAGTTAACCCACTCTTAATTTTATATTCTTCGCCAAGGTTTCCGACCTTTCCCGCGTTATCCTGACCAAAAAAAAGATCCTTGTACATAAGAGGGTTGTTCTCTATGAAGGTCTCGATAGTTTTAAAATCGAAAGAGGTATACTCTGGCAATGAAATAGTTGGCATTGGGAAAACATCGGTTGGTAATCCTTTTGGTGCTTTTATGTTGTCCGTGATTCCTTTACTATACTTCATAAAAGGACGATTCTTTACCAAATTCTCTTTTTTTGTTTGTTTAAAGGAGGAATTAAAAACATGGCCCTTCCAATTTTTGTTGAGGTAATAATCAATACACCGTTTGCGTATTTCACCTCCCAACTCTACCGGCCAGTCAGGAACATTGGTAACTTCTTTATCAATTGGTATTTCCCTAAATATATCTTCGTCCGATTTGTTTTCGTCAATATCACTCTGTACTTTTTGCGAGATGGCTTTTCGTAAAGAGGCATTGTTTACCTTGAAGACATATTTGTCGGTTTCCAACATAATATATTTGTTTCCAGTGGGATTTTGTTTCTCGACATATTCCATGACTATTTCACCGTCCTCCACAACATACAAGTCTTTATTGGTTTCCGGTACCGGTTTAAGTGTTCGCCAATAGTGATACGTCTCTTGCTTGTTTCCTTTTTTATGATTTGTCCAACGAAAATCTTCTTTTAGTTTCCATACTTTTTCGTAACGCGCTGGGTTATAGATTTGTTTAATTTCAGGACGTTTGGTAACAACTTGTTGGAATGCACGCAAATAATATGGTTCGCATGCGTCATACACGATTTGTATAAACTCTATCTTTTCCATGTCTTTTATTTCTAAATAGGTGTCAATGGCAGACAGAATTTTAGTTTTTCTTTCAAAATCTATCTTCCCAGTGGTGATATGTTTCATATCTTCACAACCATCAATCAGTTTTTTACACCTCGTATGATTTGCTTGTAAGACCTCGTTCGTGGGTTGATTAAAGGCATATTCTGCATAAAAGGCAAAATCATTTAAACTGCGCACTAACTTGATGGTATCGATAACACTATTTTTACCAAATTTATTTTCGTAATCTTTAAAAATCACAGGGTAAATAGATCGTTTGGCAACCGACACTAACAAATCGAAGGCCTCTTGATATCTGTCAAAATCGATATCTTCCGATCGTTCGGGTGTCTCCACATAATTGTATGCATCATTTTGTGTTTTCATCTCTTCGTCCGTTAGTTTTATCCACCGTTTTTTTGCTCGTTTAATGGCTAAACCTTTTAATTTTTCATTAAACACATAATCACCGGCTTCTGCATTGACCGGGTCTATACCCTGTTCTAGACGTGCATTATCAATATCTTTATTCACCCAAATGTGTTTACGCATGGCAAGTGCACGATGACACATGCGTAACATTTCTACTTTGTCATGATAGACCATTACATTTTTACCCTTCGCCACCTGTTCTTCGATAGTGGTCACAATTTTCATAACTTTGCTACCTAACAAATCTGGAATGTATGGAATATTGTCATAGAAGTTTTGACTCTTCAGTGCAGATGTCTGCTGCCTTGTAGGACACACATGCAACCATTTCAATCCCTTAATACCCTCCGGAATTTGTATTTTTGATTTTTTTAAAAAGTTAGTTAATTTCTTTCCTTCATCCCTTCCGCGGAAAGGTGAATATGGTAAGACACCTGTACTATCCGTGTAATTCGTGATAAGTGCCGATCCTGTTTCTACCGTTTTCAAGGGATCTTTGTATGTTATAGTAAACAAGTTATCGCCCAATTTATTGGCCAATATGCACTTTTCTAGAAATAATATGGCGTTCGCATCAAAGTCATCGCCCTTTTCTACAATGAAATCACTTAACCCATGCACTGTTACGCGGTAGGTATATTTGTTATACTCATTTTGAGTGATTAAATAACGTAGTTCGGACTTGGGCGGTCGGTCTAATAATAGGGCTCGAATTAAATCCATTGGTACTTCGATGTAACCATTTTCAGTGGCTGGTACCAAATCAGGAAACTCTTTCTGTCCTCTACTTTTGCTGGCTTGTAACACATATAATTTTGATAAGGCCGCATTCACAAACATTTTATAACCGTCCTTTGTTATTTTGTATGAATCTTGACCATATTCGCCGTTAGAAACCCACTGGTTTGGTGTTAAATCACTACCGATGTACATGCTCATCAGTTTAGTATAATTCAGTGTGAATTTGGTATCAATTTGTTTATCAATGACATTACTCTGCGCCACCAATCCTTGTATGGCATCTTGTATATTTGGAACCGTGTTGAATCGTGAAAATTTATTTTTCATTCGGGCTGCCACCACGTACATGTTTTCACCTTTTTCCAATGGCCTTAGGAGATGCCACGGTGGTAAAAAACGTCCATTGAATTTCATATTGAACCGCACCGGCTCGTCGAGCCAAAACTGGCGTTTCGTTCTTAACATTTCAGACATCAAATACAGTTGTGTCAATTCCGACCCGGCTGATTCTACTGGCGTGGCGGAGGCCAACACTGTAAACTGACAAGACAATATATATTTCCAAAGAACCTGCATCACCAACGATTTAGACTCTCTCACAAATTTGTGTATCTCGTCACAAATCAAGATGCATGGAGGTGCGCGGTACATATGCCAATTCATTTTTTTCTGCATCTTGTAAGACAATTTTAAATTTTGAGGGATTTGAGAGTTTTCATCACGTAATTTTTGTTTGATTTCCTTTATACTTTTTGTATCGTCCTCTATACCCGCGATCTCTTTCACCTCATTGTAAAACTTTTCCCATACCTTCGATTCGCGATATAGGTACTCACCAATACCCAAACCTCCATTTTTTTCGTGATCTTTAAAATTATCATACTTGACTCCTTCATCACTGACGGTAAAACCGGTGATAAAATGTTTCCCTATACATTCACCGCAAGAAAAGAAAATTTTATCTTCCACCAATCGCCAATGGAATTCCAACACGGTTTTATCATTCGATCCGCCATACAGGATGTGTTTTACGGTATCATAGGCTACTTTCTTCTCGTCATCCTCAAAATATCCCTTCCGATAACCTCTATCACATACCATACAATGACGCATTTCCTTTTGTGTTTTCTTATAATATTGATGTCTGATGGCTCCGCCATTTTTTAAATCCGTTAACTCCTCAGGATCCAAATGGTGATACTCTGGATACTCCGTTTTTGCTTGGGATAATTCAAGGTGTTTGTATGTCGACCAAATATAATGCTTTGTATCGATATCAGACATGCGCTTCACTTCATCCACCCAATGCTTTACCAACTTTCTATCGGGTGCAAGGATATAAATATCTGGCAAATCACAAACACATGTATCCTCTTCGCATGTGCATAAACTGTTTCTCATTTTCTCGGCCAGTAAAATACTATTTATTGTTTTTCCAAATCCCGGGCGATGACCTAATAATATTTTCTCCCCTGCAAATTTTAACGAATGCAACTGATGTGTATCTGGTTGAAATTTTTCTGTAAAACCCCAATCTTTTTTACCATTTGGTTCCGCCTGTTCATACTCGGTAAAATTGGAACACTCGGCCTCGGAGGATACCATTGTTTTGCTGTCTTTCTTTGCCCAAATATAATCCTTTGCTTTCTTCTCTTTAAATTTTTTGTCGTATCCCATGTCCAATACATCCGTATCGTAATCCAATATCTGTGATACATATGCTGCACTTTTATCCTCCGATGTTCGAATAAACATGCCCTCTGAATCAGTGGTGACCATCTGCAAATTATTGTTGTTTCTAAACAATCTATACCTTGCGTTATCACCCAAATCGTCGGCTTGTATACATTTTATACCATATGTGTCATCGGGTAAAGACGTACGTATTTGTTCTCCCAAGTCATCGGTCGACGGGGCCGATTGTATGGATATGGAATTAAAATCTATCGGTGATTTTGCACGATCTTCTTCATAAGATTTTATGGTGTTAATAAACACTTGAATGCGCTTAACTAGATCCTTTGCCTCAGGTGGTAAAACAGTATATTCTTGGTAAAATGTTACAGTCTTTGCTTCTATTTCTTGTTCATTCTTCCATCGGCTATAAAATAACAAGAATTCTTTTACTCCCGTTGGGGGGTCTTTCATGTTATATGTATCACCTTTCCACGAAAACGTATAATCTTGGCCAATATGTTTAATTAAATCACGTACTATACCAACGGTATGAGGGTTTAAATCAGTGATATAATTAAGATTTGGTTTGGAGAGAGTTTCCTCCACGTCCAATACATCTAATATGTCCACGTCCAGTGCGTCTAATACGTAGAGACTTTCGTCCATGCCCAACGCTGGTTCTGCAGGCTTGGTCTTTCCTTTGTATTCAAAATTTGGAAACACCTTGTCAAACCATTCATTTTTGACTGTTATTGGTGAATATGTTATAGAACCCACTGTCGGGTTTTCATATTTATATAATTCGCCGTCGATGGAAAAAGATACGGACCATGAAGTTCTTTTGCTTTCTCTACTGGTGTATATACAACATGCTACCTCAACAGGTGTTAATTTAAATTGTGTATCAGAATTTAATTCGTATAACGTCTCACCCTCGAAACGAAAGGTGATTCCGTTTATTGATTTTCGAATTGACGCTTTTTGATTTGATGTAAGTTTCCCACGACTAACATCGTCACATGTATATGATGTCATCATGCGATGCTCATAAGCGTGTGACCAGACTGGATACATTTGATAATCGATATGGGCATTTTATACTATATAAATATAGAATACGTAGATATATGGACGAATATTTACATACGTGTATATCCCAATGCACGGGCCAGAAAGTCGTGCCAGATAGCTATGATAAGGTCTTTTTATACGTAAAAAACTACTGCGGATTTAGCAAGCGAGCAGCAGCTAAAGCTATTAACATTAGTAAAGATGTTAGGGTCTTGGATGTATTGACTAACAGGTACGTAGAACCCATGGATTTTTTTAAGGGCATATCTGCCGCGCCGAAGAAGCTGGTCGATGTGTATCCTACTTTAGTAAAGAAGGGTATGCGCACCGTACCACAGATATTTGTGTGTAGTCATGGCAAATGGTGTTATGTAGGAGGCAATTCCGACTTTACTGTACCAAACAATAGTTCCAGTAAGGGTAAATCCATGTCACAGCAGGTGAAGTTTTAGCTGGGGTTAGTATTTCTTTTATAGATGGTAATACCATGTTTACATTTTCTCCTGTTTTACACGATATATGTATGTGTTCCAACTCGCTATCATCTGTTTTAATATCAATCAAGTCTATTTTGTTGATAACAACCATGATAGGAATATCTGGATTGCTTTTTCTCAGCTTTTTTATCCATGGCGCGCTATTATAATTGTTATCACAAAATACCAGTGCTCCATTGGCATGTTTATAATACTCTTCACATGGGCTTGAAAATCTGGGATGACCGGAGGTATCGTGTATGATTAAATTGTCAACAATGGTCATTTCTTTTCCTATTGTCGACATGTAACTATCTGTGTAGTAATCTTTTGCTACTCTGAGTACAAAGGAGGTTTTTCCTGTACCGCCATCTCCTACTAACACGATGTTTTGCATATCAATAAAACAGATTATTGACTTAAATACTATATAAGTTTATATTTAATTTGCTAGATGATATTATACGTGAAAAATAGTTTACTTTTTATGTATTACGCATTGCTTTGCTTTTTTATGTTGACGGAGCATATGGTATTTGTAAAGGCATTGTTTTACTACTTTTTTCCCGTGATGATGATTTATTATATGTTCATGTTGCAGACAAAAATACACATGATATATACCTACAATGTCATGGAGAGGAGGTACGTTCGTTGGAAACAGCTGTGGCAATTCTTTTTTCATACCGCAATGTATGTGTCTTGCACAAACTCGTTGTTATATTTGGTTTCTGCTACCTTACTGTATATGTTTTTGTATAAAGAGTTATATTTTTTGATACATTTTGCAGAAGCTAGATTGGCCAAGATAGAAGATTCCATTGAAGAAAAGATGCCACAGTATAGAATTGCACATTTGCATTTAAATGTGTTTCCGGACGATATGAACAATCGATTTCATGAAAGCTGTTTTAATACCAACCGTTTGTATCTATTAGAGACGAGTACATCAAGTAGAGAAACTCAATTAGGTATATCAAACTATAGAGAAATACGTAAAAAGAATAAAAAACCTAGGGAAATGACAGATAGAGAGAAAATTTTATACAAGGCTGCCGGAAACACTGAGATTTTGATATCGGAACGTCTCTATTTCATCTTATATCCGATAGCAGTGCTGATCGTCCTGTTAATATTTACAATAGCCGCGACATACGTAGAAAATTCAGGACTTGCTCTATTGACCTTTCAATTGATTATAACGGATATATTGAGCTATACACTTACACCGCCTGTATACCATGATTTAATCGTAGACTTAAATTATGCGGTCTCGTCTGTAATCTTTGTCCGATCATATTACAAAAAAGTATAATGAACATGAACAGGAACATAAATGGCACCAAATCACTACCCAAATCAACTCGGGGTTGGTTGTCTGCAAAATGCAATATCATTAGAATGAAAATAACAATGAAACAATATCGAAAAATGTCCATCAATTTGTCAAAATCAGACACGTCGTATTGCTGGGATCGAATAGGTGTAGGTATCACATAACACAAACATGGGGCTGGCTTCCACTCGTCATCTTCTACCTCTTGTACATCTTCCTCAATGTCTTCTTCTATTTGATCTACAGGGGGACCGAGATACGGCGTTCTACACATACCGCAAGATGTCTGACCATACATTCTCATGATCGTGACACAACTTGGGTGCACAAACATCGTTTTGCATGCGCATGGAGCAGGCTCTGTACATGGCTCCAAACATACATAACATTCTGTCATCTACCAAGCTAAAGTATATTTATATACTCAATATCTTCCACTCGTTTGGATACCGAGAAGAACAGTCCGCTATACATAGATAGATATCATCCGGACCAATTGACACCGGTGACACGACAGAAACTTCTACAGGACTGAAGCCCTCTGCACATCGATACGCAAGTGATATATGTGCTCCATCCTCCCTTATTTTACATTCAATGGCATAAAATTTAATGCTATCGATTTTAGTAACAGTAGAAACCAGACTACTTGGACCCGGAAACGATGGAACGGGTATACCCTTCATACTATGATGCAAATCTTTGGCCTCTTCCAAGCTCAAAGAATGTTTCACCGTGATATGTGCCGGAAAAGAACATGTGTTAAAGGCTTGAGCATAACGTCTTATATGTTGGTGAATAATATGATTAGGTTTTAAACAATACCATACACAGTACTTAAACATTTATAAATCGCATATCTTTATAAATACACTCTTTATGCAAATCCGTCCTGTTCATCGCACTTGAAACAGTACCTGTACGTATGATCATGACCACAACCGCGCTCAATCTCCCACTCGTGCTCGCATTCTTTAGGGAAATACTTGCGAAAAAAACCCTGTATTTTTATGGCCGCCTCGGTACGTTCATACGTCGGTGTCTGTGCAAACATATCACCTGCGTCGATTGGTCCCGTATCCACAAACAAAGGATCCAAATTCAAAGATTTTAATTGTTCATTTTCAGAACGTAACCTCTCGATTTCATCTTGACACTGCTCCAATTGACGTGCTAATACCTGCACAACATCTATACGACGACGTTTTGTGGCTCGCATGGTGTTTTTATCGAAGATTTAGAAGTTATGTATTACTCGGTATGCTGACATGCACTGCTCGGTATGCTGACATGCACTACTCGGTATGCTGACATGCGCTACTCGGTACAGAAATGTCGGTCCAGATGGGCCATATAACATCCTCATGCTATCTACCTATAACATCGTCCGCATATAATTAACATAAAATATCATTAACATGTTTATAATGGTTTGTCCCTCCTAAAATAAACAGTCCTGTATTCATATTAGCTAAAAATTAGACATAGGGGCGATTTGAAAAATTTTTTTTTTTTACTATTTTCTAATAACATGCGATAGCATATATGTTATTTAATGCTATTTTAACATACGCACAGCATGTTTAGGGAAAAAGCCAAAAAAAAAAATATTTTTTGCCACCCCCTGTCTAATTTTCGGACTATATGGACACAAGCCGTGTTATTTTAGGCGGGGTGTACGCTTGAAATAGATTCGGGCCTATTACCCTGTTAAATATGTTGTATGATATATTCATGCTGTAATATATTGTGAAGTAGTATAAATAGATGTTAGAAATACTCCATATGGATTTTGACGCGAGTAAATTATTACAAAAGCAGGAGAGAATTTTTGATGATGCATTGCGTCAGGAGAATTTACAGTTAAAGTTAAAAATCCGTGAATTAGAAATGAAACTGCAGCAGATTCACCATTTGACTTCGCATCAATACTTTACCGATAAGCAGGAAACTGGGTTTTAGTGTATATATTAACATAAGTGTATATATTGGTGTACCGATAGTTCAGCCACATTTTACACCATACAGAGCATCGATGAACATGGAATTATAATATAAATATAGATATTTTTATTTTTATATGAAAGGTGCCGATACCGACACCGAAGGTACCACTACATGCACAACATGGAAGTGCGTGATGATTTTTCTGATTGTCGTGGCGATGATCTTCAACATTTTCAATATTGCCTACTATCTCTACGAACCTCCCGTATACGAATATGATAACAGTGTTGAAGGCAATTGTAGCATACGATACACCAACCGCGTACACTGTGGTCGATGTGGGAAATGTTCAACCGAACAGGATTACAATGTTTATTATGACAAGAGAGAGACACTCACTGGAATAGCAAAAGCATGTGCCATTCGTGATGTATTTGGTGGGCGGGAAGACGCTATTCAATGCTTTGATGACAATGCGGGACTGACACCCGATTGCCGCGATTGTTGGTTGTTAAATGTAGACTGCGATAGAGAACACTGTTTTTTTCCATGTTTATGGGAAGCCATGTTGGGGATGGAACAGAACAGAGACACGGATACACTGAGTAAATGTTTCGCATGTGACGAATATTATTGTTTAGATATTTTTATTGGTTGTGCTGGTATGAGTCGTAGACGTGCAGGAATTACGACCGATATAGACCGCCACCCCACGGAAATTTGTCTATGAAGCTCGTATATGGATTTTGACGCGAGATAAGTGTATATATTAATATAAGTGTATATATTAGTATATATTAATATACATGTATGTGGTTGTTGGTCGGTGTTCAGCCAGACGAAGTACCAAGTGATTTTATGCATGAATATAAAACCTTGGATATTGAAAATGCGGATGTGTGTGGTGAGATATTTACTACTGGGACATGGGTAGGCATCTTGCAGCGGTATGGAGAGGGTTATTTCGATGCTATTATGACGGATGGTGGGTTGATGTATGTTCGTCGAAACACCTCTATTGTGGAAATAAAGCACAAGTTATTGAAACCGAATGGTCTTGTATATAATTATTCGTCTGTGATAGGTGAGCGCGTGAATGATCCCTTAGGTCGTGGTCATGTGTTTTATCGAATACCAAAGCGTTTGTATACGGTGGAGGAGCATGATGCGGCGTGGAACATGTATCCTTGTAAAAGTTGGTCGGATCAATTACGTCGTAGAATGAAATTAATAATTTGATAATGTATTAAAATGTATCGTCCATACCAAAGGACATGGCGGTAGGTCTTGCGTATTCCCCAACTCTTTTTTCAAAAAAGTTTGTTTTTCCCTCCAGTGATATCATGGACATCCAATCAAATGGGTTGTTTACTTTGTAATATTTGTTGTATCCGAGTGCATTCAACAAATGGTCTGCCACGTATTGAACATACTGATACATTAGTTCTTTGTTCATACCTCTTAAATTTTCAGGCAATGAATGGTTGACAAATGTCATTTCGGTTTGAACTGCACTGTCCACAATGTCCAGAATTTGTTTTCGCGGTAGTTTGGGGCACATTTTGTACATTGCCACTGCAAAGTCCCTGTGTAACCCTTCATCCCGTGATATTAATTCATTGGAGAAGGTTAACCCCGGACACAGCCCTTGTTTTTTCAACCAATAAAGTGCGCAAAAGGATGAAGAAAACATGATTCCTTCCACGCATGCAAATGCAACCAATCTTTCTGAAAAGTTTTTAACGCAACCGGGTTTGGCTTCCATATACTTCATGGCCCATTGTGCCTTTGCTTTGGTACCCGGGTGATTGTCAATATGATTGAACAAAAATGTTTTTTCTTCATTGGTTGCCAGTGTATCAATCATTAAAGAATAGGTTTCGGAATGTATGTTTTCCATGGCGGCTTGAAAGGAATACATTGCTCGTGCCTCTGGCAATTGTACCTCTGCACAAAAATTAGTCACAAGATTTTCCACCACAATACCATCCGAGGCTGCAAAAAAACCGAGGATACAAAGAATAAAATCACGTTCGGTTTTCGATAGTTTTTGCCAGTCTACAGTGTCCTGCGACATGTCAATCTCCTCTACCGTCCAAAAAGATGCAATATGACGCTTGTAAAAGTCAAATAACTTGGGGTGTTGTATAGGGTACAAAACAAAACGATTAGGATTTTCGGTGATAAGAAGTGACATTTCTATTGATTTTTTGTAACTTATATACTAGTTTTTAGAATAAAATAGGAGATAAGGCCTATCGCTTTTTGGGGGGATAGAGGCCAAGCTCTCGACATGATTGTCATTGCAGAGTGTCCAAGTGCCATCTCGTTTCATACAAGTGGCTGTATAATGTCCACCAAATAAATTTCCAGAATGATTGCATGTACTATACAGCATGTACTTCGTTTCATTTATGGTTATTTCTTCGTCAATGACGATTTCCGAGTGGTTTTTTGACATGCCGGTAAAGCGTTTGAGATGCACCACAATTATATTATTTGGTATTATTTTTAATCGTTTGTGTGATTTTGTTTTTGCTTCACATTTATCACATTGAATTAAATCCTCGATTTCCTCTTCTTTAGAAAATTCATCCAACAGCGCTTCCACCTTTTGAACATTTGCCTGCATCTGGACCGATATACTGACATAAGGATACTCGGTTATGGACTCATTGTGACAGACCTGACACGTGACCGTCGATTCCAAGCGTCCCTCGAATGGATTTTTAATGTACTTAATCTCTGTAAACATCTTGTCTATGAGATATAAGAACAGTTCGTGTGCGTCGCACTGTTTCATAATCTTGAATTCATCGGTTTTTGCTAGTTCTTTGATGAGTGTATACAAACATTTTGTAGGTGCCCCTGCATAGAGCAGCTCAACGAACGATTGTACTAGAAGACTGTTTTTGTTCGTATCATGTTTGTTTAAGAGATAGACAAAATCCTTGCTATAACGTAGACATTGTAAGATGGAGTTGATGTAGCAGGTATTGCCTAAATTGGGTAATCCTTTTCCAAGAGACATTATAACAACTATTGTAATACTTATATAGTAATTTTATCATACTCCGATTGACAATACTCTTTCAGTGCCTGTGGTGTAGTTCGTTTACTTTCAACGGCTTCACGTATGGCGCGGGTTATGTGTTTTTGACCGTTTGTTAAGGTTGGTTTATTGATGCTATACAGATGCAACCCATTTGCTTCGGGTAAGGCAGATTCCAAGTATCTCGATTTTTCAATAATGTAGATGCCTGCCATAAAAAGCCCATTTCGCATCATGTACAAACACGCAGGGACAAATATCTTAAAGGAAAAGGTTGAATTTTGTGAATTGGTCTTGGCGACAAACATTTTCCAGTAGGAAATGATGTGTTTCGTATACTCGGAAACAATACGTTTCTGTTCCTCTTTTGTTTTCTGTATTAAATGTGTAAACATTGGTTTTCTCTTCATCTGATGTATGTATAAAGTCAGAGAAGTAAGATAACATTTTGGTTGTGTGTTCCTTTCACAAAAACGTCTGTATTTGTTGACCGTTTTTTGCGATTCCTTGCAAAGTTCGATGTACTTGTGTTTTTCTGAATCCATTCTAATTTTTGAAAATAATAAACGGTTAATGAACTCCTTGCATATCATAATACACTGTGTGACCCGAATATTATGTACACCTGTAGATTTTACACGTCCATCCTCACCTCTACTAAACATGTGGGGATCACGTTTGTCTTGTATCACCGTGGCTACACATCGAGAGGAAATATGCCAAGAACGAACCGTCTCCGATTCATATTGAACGCCCGAAATTAAACATACCTGACAATTATCCGCATTGGTTATTCTACCACCATCACAACCACTATGACAATAATGGATCTTACCGGTGTTTTTACATAAATAGATATTATAAATCGTTTTCACCGGCTTTAATTCGGGTGTAACCCAAGGAGGCGGCTTTAGATACTTGCAACATATCGCGTACTTACCACTACCGTCACAGTAAATGCATACCGTTAAATTTTCGATATTGCACTTATTATAAGAACACACATGTTCCGTACTTTGTTGACGAACCAATGAGTTTAAATGACTCGCAACTGTTGCCGGTGATGGACATCGATCCAACTCCATTTGGATATAACTATATTTATATTTATACTGTTCTGAAAGCCCAATCCAATATAAGTCACGAACGACATGAGTGGTACCACGGTCGCACGCATACGGCATCGGGTCCATACGGCATCGGGTCCATACGGCATCGGGTCCATACGGTTGCGGGTCCATACGGCATCGGGCCACTTTCTAGTATAAATATATCTGTCGTAATAATAAATGAAGCGTATTCGTCGAATGAAACCATTCTACTTGGTTCCCTTGCCAACTACGGATGCTAGACCCTATATAGACAAGCCAATAATGGACAAGCCTTGGTCTCAAAAGCCAAGCTTTTTAATGGTGTACTATTTAATCAATGGCAATGTTTTGACTCGAGATTGCTCCGTCAAAGGTGGTCCGACTCGCCCGGTATTTGTAGCATGGAAGCTGTACGACAGGTACATCGAATGGTGTTGCAACGAGGAAGTACATATATGGGAGCTGGGAAAGGACTACAATATACGTCTAGCGAAAGATATAAATAGATTTGAAAAGTATAAAAGAAACCCCGTGATTTGTTGTAATGTCTGACCGTTGTGACAATTGCCATAAGCATTTTTCGGTGCGACTCAAGTATGTAGATGGAAAGTGCATCATGACACCGCATGTGTATACTACAAATTACGGCGGTGAACTTTGTGGAACCGGGTGTTGCCTGTCATATATAAATCACCGAAAGGAAGCGCGCAAATAAATAGAAGTATATAAATAATATTTTGTCCGTGTAATACTACATAGAATGTTTTGGTTTCTATGTGGCGTAATTATGGGCATATACTTGGATCAAACCTTTACTATACCAAACATTCAGGAGCATATTGATCAATATAATCATAATGTTGGTCAAGGTGATATAAACTCTTAAAACACGTAAAGTATAGTATATATCTGATATTTAATATACTAAATGCTAGAGGCGGCACTGCTTACCAGTGGCATAATTATCTCGTTATTATCTTGGTATAAAGCGATTCCCTATGGTAGATTTTCCGGCGGTTCATCGTACAGTATACCAAATAGATGGTATATGACTCTAGTTAATTTACCAGCCTTGGTTTGTTTGTTTTTGTTTGTCAATATTGAGCAAAAGCATGTGTTAATTTTTTGCATGGTTCATTTTTTTCTACGTGCTATTGTTGTGCCGTTGGTCATCGGTAATATTTATACAAGTGACAGTAAACGCGTGTCTCTTATAGTAGTGTTGTTGATGGCGGCGTACAACGGTCTGGTTGGTTATACTCTGGGGTACATGTGTCAACATTTGGAATACGGAATGGAAACGTGGCTGAGCTGGCCATTATTGCTTTCGGCTGGGATGTGTTTGTTACTAAATGTGTATTACGACATACGGCTTAATCACATGCGTTGTTATATGGAGGATATACAAATAGTGGATATGTATATCAAGATGGAGAGCCTGTGTGCAGAGTTTCCATTATTATTTGCAGTGGGAATCACGAGCCCAAACTATTTCTTTGAAATATTGGAATGGTTGCTTATATTTATATTAACATGGCATACCGAGAGCTTTGCATATTTTATAGCAACATGGGCAATACTGTGGGTACGTGGTCTGTCCAATGACATATTCCTATCTAAAGTATAAAGGTATATTAAATATTTTATTTTATTTTAAATGTCTTTTGTTGTATTTAGAGAACATCTTCTACCGGACGGTGATATTTTCTACAACATGGTTTCGAAATGGTACAATGATGCATTGTGTGATACCGGTATCTTGCCTTCCAACTTTGATGTAAATTATAAAATTCGTAAACGATGGAAGCGCGAGGATATATGGGCAGTCGTGACGATACCTATCTACGTTCCAACCATGGAGATACAAATGCAGGCTATGTTGTGTGATTCAATGGAACAAAGTTGGCTGGACAAAAAGCCGAAAGGTGCATATTTGGTGCATGGTGTATTAACGGATTCTCAAGCGAGATGTCTGATATGTTTGGAACAATCTGGTGATAAAATACGCTTAACTAATTGTAAGTGCCTTTATCATAAGAAATGCATTGAAACTTGGGCACGTTATGGAAACTCGTGTCCTAAATGCTTAACAACTATAAATATGTCTAACGAGGTCAGGAAACGATGCAACGATGCAAACGAAAACGAAAATGTGAAAGCTCGTTGACCGAAATAATACGGTTTACACGAAGAACCAAACGTTTTAAAGAGCTGTACACGCATTTGAAAACACTTGATGGACTTATTGGAATGGAAGAGCTAAAAGAATCGATTGTTTCACAGATTCAATTTATAATTACGACCGGTGGAAAATTGGATTCACATTTTTTGAATACATCGTTGGTGGGCCCACCCGGAACTGGAAAGACAACGGTTGCTGAGATCCTGTACAACATATGGATGTCTTTAGGAATATTTAATGACGATATGTCCTTTACTATACTACATCGAAGTGATTTTGTGGGTTCTTACATGGGTCATACTGCCAACAAGACGCGTAAGATACTGAACAAGTATGCTGGCGGTGTTATTTTTATCGACGAAGCTTATTCATTGATGAACGGTGAAAAGGATGAGTATGGTAAGGAATGTTTGGATCAATTGTGTGCTTTTATGGGCGAGGAAAAATCAAATACCATTGTGATCATTGCAGGGTATGAAGACCAAATAAACTCTCAATTTTTCGATGCAAACCCCGGCTTAAAACGAAGATTTGGATGGACCTTTTCTATCAAAGCCTATACGTACTTGGAATTGTTTCAAATTTTTGAACGACAGCTGAAAATGTGTGGTTGGTCGGTCGATAAAAAAGCAGTGTCACTGTTTCAAGAGTACTTTTCAAAATTTAAAAATGCAGGTGGAGATACAGAAAACATATGTTTTCAATCAAAATTACAATATTCACGCGAAAATTGGATGAAAAAGAAACAAAACAAACATCTAACCTTTCAACATGTACATAAAGCGATGAAAGGTTATTTTAGAGAAGAAACAACTACCGAATTTAATATGTATATTTAATAACGTAAATCTTTAAACTCAACACGACTGTCGCGTAAATTTTGTAATTTCACCTCCGTCCGTTTTATTTGATCCTCTTTGTCGAGGTAGGGTTTGGTGCTTTGAATCAGGGGTATTCCGACAGACAGACCAATCACCGAAAATAATACAACCCCCCATTGAATAGCACGCCAGTCCAAATCGGTAAAATCCATATCTTCTCCCATTTCTTTGTAGCCTTCAAATATATTTCCAAGAAGAACCCACGACAGGGTAACCTTGGAGGTCACTGACATTAGGATGTAAATTTCATCTTCATAGGTAGGGCGAAAGATTTTTACAACGCCAAAGCCAATGTAGAACAAGGCATAAAACACACCCATGACCAAAAAATATTCGGTTGCAATACCCTCGAGTAAAAAGGCATTGGTCATCACCACCTGAATCTGTGCTGCTAGCAACACAAAACCGCTGGTCAATAAGAGCGTACGGTTCTCGCCTTCAGATGCATGACCAATCATTTGCATGACCACGTTGACAATTATTACATATAACAATGTACTCAGGGGAATAGAACCAGTTCCCAATATCAAAGCCACTTGTAAAATACCAGCCGTGAAAGAATATTCAATGGTACGACGAAGTCCTTCGTACTTGCGCATTTTCTCATCACTAACCAGCAGAAAAATGGCTATCAAATGTGAAAAAAGGGTGAGTGCTTCATTTGCGGCAACCCACACCATCGGATTTTGTTCAAGAAGCGTTTCATGAGTCGTCTCCATACGAACCGGAGAAGACAAATACATATGTTTTGGTAAAGTGACTTGGGCTTTTACATCAACATGTACCACGGTTGCCATAACACAGGAAATCAAATGAATAACCGCCGCAGCAATGTGTAAATACAACAATAACATTTGGAACCCTTATCACTATATTTATATAGATTTTCCCTTAATCGAACAAATTTTATAGGAATGATATTTAACAATATTGTGTTTTATCCGGTAGAAATACATTTAAATCCGATACATATAATTTAGTATACAGATACATCATTATTTACACGAATGTGTTCCATTTGGGAACGTTGAAGACTTAATAACATCTCCAAGTGTTGAACACGCTGACGAAGTTCTTCAATAGTACTTCCGGCCTCAAAACACGCCTGACGCATTAATAGATTGTCCTTTTCTAGTTGGTCAACATATTCCTCTGTTATTTGCCGCTGGCGTTTTCTAGGCATATCGTCCCCCTCGTTACACGACTTTCGTTTGTGCGTAATCTGTTCGTAACATACGCGCTTTTCATTATAATCTATATCCTCCTCGTCACGTGATCGTTTGGGCATTTTAAAAAAAGATATCAGTTATTTATACTTTAATTTGTCTACACGGCAACCACTTCTCAATGATTGAATTTGATATGCTGTCCGAATTGCCGGTTTGAATGCCACATACAGAAGTTATATAAAACTGAATATAATCGCGCATGGTTGTCGGGCCACTTCCACCGATCGAATGACGGCTATAATTGGCTACAATATTGGCTACCAACTGCTCCAAACTATGAATATTGTTTTGAAACAACGCACGCTCACACGATGGGCCCAACCATTTTATTACTTGTAGGCTGGTACAATGTGTAGGGTAGATTGGACCAGACAGATTCTGTATGCCGGTATAATACAGTAATTCTACCAATGCTTTTGCATCTGGTAGAGCAGAATGGTTGTCTACAATCCGCTTGCGCATGATGTTCAAATACAAATCATGCAGTGTGTACGAGGCCTGCTTTGGTATCGCCTTCCTACAATACAATAAAGAATCCAAAAAGTACCACGAATAAGGCAAGATCAAACCACGACGTTTGGACTCGATCTCCAACATAATCTTATCGCTCTTAAAATTATTATGCGAGATAAATAAACGAGGTCCGGCACCAAAAGAATTGACAAATTCCAAAAACATATTCCAACCAAAATGAAAGCCCATTGCATTCTTACTTTTCAAAAATTCCTCCGTTACATTGGCAAATTCATCGCTCATAGGAGGAGGCAAAGGACGTATGGCTGGATCCATTGTAATGGAGATCTGACGACCAGACAGTAAATGAACAACGCCAATTTCCCATATGTAACATCGGTTTAAATCATTTGGAACGCCTACATATTCTAAATCGAATACAAATGTACAAGGTAGAAACCTTTGAAAATCGCTAGGTGTCATCAGTGTACCCATGATATAACAAATACAAAATAATCTTATATACACTACTTTATAAATTTATCCAAGTAATTTCTATAGCCATCATTGTATAGTTCGCACATCTTCCTTTGGTAGTCCTCACCGGTATTGTAGCGGGATGTCAGTGTAGTAAACAAAGGCTTCCACAACATTGCACATGCCTCGGGCGCAGTATAAAATGCCTTTTTATATAGAGACTGTAGAGGACTCGTATCTACATGTTTTGGTATACATTCGATCAAATGTTTTATTGTGGTGGCAATGTGAGCAGCTTCCTCACACATTCTACAAAATGGCCCGACATGTTATATATGCACAAATACATCAAGGTATACACTTACGCACACACACCCTGTTCACACACACGCTTGTGTAAAGCACACTTACGCAAAGCACACTTACGCAAAGGTCACTTACAAACATGAACAACGCACTCGTATTATCACTTCTCATCAGCGCAGTCAACCCGGTGTACATCCCGAACGACCCAAGAATGAAACTAGCGGTATTAAAACAACGCGCCACACACGCGCCACCCCAAAAGAAAATATATAAAGGTTATAAACCGTACAAAGGTTATTTGCGCAGACACCGCACTAATAACAAAAACACCGCACCTTTTCAGCGTAAGAAGGTATAAATACCACGGTATATAATTAAAAGAAAGATGGCATCTATCAAAGAATTGATTCAGAAAGGGAACATCCAAGATAAAAGTAAACTGCCAAATATGTATTTATTCTTAAATATGTATAACAAAGGTATATTTAAAATTGTTTACGAAAACGAAAAGTATTTTTCAATCGTACCTTCCAACAAAGACGGTCCACAGCCTCTTGATAACACTGCAAAAAGCCCAATGTCTCTTATTCATGCGCTCGTATGTCCGAAGGCCAGAATATGGAATGCCGTGGACATAGAAGAAATGAAACAATTCGATAAAGTTATGGCATTGGAGTGTGCAAATGAAAGCGTCCGACGTTTGCGCGAAAGTGAGTTTCACCCCGGGTGTTTATATGATCGATTAAAGGAAGTAAATGAAAAAAAAATGTGGTCTGATGTGGCAGAGAAAACCAACGATTTGGAAAAAGCGAAAGAATTGAGTATGACCATCGAGTATTCCTTTCATCTCTATCCATATAACTCGGTCAATCATTTGCACATGCATGTATGGTGTCCAAAACTAGCAACTAAGAGTTATGACCTTCAGATGCAAAAAAATCCTAATAAAAACGCACCGATGGATAAAGTCTTACAAACACTGTAATATCTTCGTGGTGAATCTTCCAGTGAAGAGGAACACGATACTTCTAGCGATTCTGACAGTTCTGGTGAAGACATGATGTCTTTTAAATTTTAAGTCGTTTACGACGTTTATAAGGTCTTTCACTCGCATATTCTATAACAGAAATATACACTAGATCGCTTAGACCTCTTCCATTGTAAGCCCAAAAAACACTGCCATCCATACAGTCTTGCCAATCGATCATGTTGTCATCGGTAGGCATGCCATTCGTATCAATGTAGAGTATAATCGTCAATTCTTTATCCACCAACTTTATACTTTTTTCTTTGTATGGTAGAAAGGCGTCCGATGTAGCTATGTTAACTTGCATTTAAAATACACGTATATTTACTTATAGTAATTATTAACCATACATGCTACGCATTTTTGCATAATCACCGGCGGCTTGTTCGAACATGTGCTTACAGGCGGCGGCCGGACCCTTTTCTTGCCACACCTCGACGGCTTTTCGATTGGGGGAGTCCATTCTTTCGGTCTGAATACGCAGTATAACAGGTGGTGCTACTGTCGTAACAGTTTTTTCGCTGGCACGGTGATTATACATATCGCGAATGGCCGCTTGGATCTTTCGGTGCATGCACGCGTACGCGCTAGAGTCGTAATCCATGTCCAGTATAAACCCGTGCATGACACGAAATTCGGGTGTATCATTTTGCCACCAAGAGAACCCCGTATCTTTTGGCGGACCCTTGATGTACATGGAAATGATCTTGTCGCGCAGTTCATGCTCTTCGATAAAGGTTAATGCTTTCTTACAATCACGTTCCCAATTCATGTTTGCTTTTGTGACACTTGATATACTTTAGTTTGATAATATATGCACGACTGTATAGGTGTGGGCATGGACGACTGTATGGGTATGGTCATGCGTGTATATACATGTGGGCATCTCATAATGCCACGATATCGGGCCACTTTGACTATATTAGTAACCATATATACACATAAATGTCGGATGACATTATAGCACTCGTAGCAGTATTAGCAGTTGTTTCGGTTATAATGGCTGGTGTAATTATATACCAATGTTGTTGTAAAAAATCGGAAAGAACTGTAAATGAGGAATTTCGACAACAAGCTATGGAAATAGAAAAACAATTAGAAAAGAAGGGAATTACAATAAGGTTTTAGTATGAAGGGGAATCAAACCCCAACTTGTCATCAGACATACTTTGCAGGATATATCGCTTGAAGTTATGCAAACAGCATGAAACCGTGTTTACAAAACGCTACACCATATCCATCTCCATTGTGGTCCTGTCCATTGTGGCCCGGACACAGGCCTCCTCATAGGTAAAACCCGCTGTTGTAGATCACGGGGCGATTCGTATTGTCAAAGAAAGACCACCGACCGAATCTGAAGTTGGGAAGCCTCGCTCCGCGATGACAACCCGTTTGTGTACGCCAGTTTTAGGTCATGGCACGAAGACCAGCGCATAAAAAGGGATGGTTAATTAAAAAGAAAAAATATTTGAATAATTCATGGGCGATTCCGGTGGGCGAGTTCTATACATTCTATATGATATTTTTGGGGGATATATATACGTCGTTTTTTTTTTCACTTTCAACCGATATATTGTATATTAATAAACGCACAATTAAGAAATGGAAGTACGCGGATGTAAAAAGTGTGGTAGCACTATATGTATAACGGCTAGCGCTGGTGGTGGTGTTACCGCACTTGGAGTGTTGGCTCCTATACCTTACATGATTTGGAATACATTAGTACAGTGCCTTTGTTCATTTTGTGTTTGTCCCATGGCATGTTTGTCAGGAAACGGATGTTTATGTGGCGTCGTCGGGGGCACGTTCTGTAGTGATCTTTTATTACCTGTGTGGTGCTGTGCAGCCCCCCACTGTGCATGTGGCTCGTGTGCTTCGCTCGGTACAGTGTGGATGCAAATAATTACATTTGCTGGATTTGGAGGAGCTGCATGGTACGTTGGATTGGCAGATGTGCTTATCATTGTTGGCATGGTGGCTTGCATGATGGCATTAGTATTGTGGGGTATTATGTGCTTTGGGGAACAGGACAATACGAAAGCAACTTCAGAAGAACAGGAATCGATGATTACGGCAGACTCAACAGAAGACAAACCCCCTCCCACCGGAGCAATGAAATTTTAATTATATATTTATATATTTGTGTCTTTATCTCGGTCCACTTAGGTGTACCACCACTTGGGTGTACCACTTAGGTCTATATTTACCAATTATCTATGTCCACGATTTATGAAAGCGCCCAACAAGCAATAAACACCTTGAACATCCCCGCGAAATGGCGGAAGGGTAAAATGGAGTCCAAATTAAAAAAGGTCGGCCAGTGGATCCGCCACGAAAAGCAATATGCCCTTTCCGAGATGATTAATACTATATGCAGTCAATGGACAAGTAAAGGACCCAAGGTTGCATACAATAATGATGGTGATATTTTGGTGTTTGCGGATGTATACAATGACCCGGGTATCGCACAAAAGATGGAAAGGGTTGTTAACATATGCCGAGACAACAATGTCTGGGCAACATCCTTTATCTTGAGTTATCCACGACTGAAGTTTACAGATCTGTATGCGGAAAAGGATACAAAAATACGTCACTACGGTTACGAAGGGTTTTACCGTGGAAACATAGCGGGTGTACGTATACGTATTTAAATCATATTATATATTGTATCTTCACCTTTAAAATTACGATCCGTTCTTTGATCCAAACAACCATCAATGGTATCCAGTTTCCATTGAATGGATTTATAAATGTAGGGGTCCAGTGTATCCTTGCATATCACATATTGTATATGACATGGGTTTTCTTGACCAATTCTATGTACACGGTCTTCACTCTGCATCAAAACCCCCGGAACCCAATACAATTCGGCAAAGATAACATGTGATGCGGCCGTCAGTGTTATACCTGTCCCGGCTGCCAACATGCTTAATACTGCCACTTGATACTTTCCCTCTTGAAAATCTTGCACATACTCGTGTCGTTTTTCGGTAGGTGTATCACCGTCGATGCGCATTGCCTTTCCATCGCATGCTTCTTCAATGGCATCCATCAGTGTTTTATGGTAACAAAATACCAAAAACTGATTTCCGGTCTGCATCGTATCTTTTACCAACATTTGCATGGCGCTACCCTTTGCTTCTGCAGTTAGACCAAACAGTTCAGATATGATGCATTTGCGTCTAAAATCGGCCGCCTGTACCTGTTTGCTACATGGTTGCATCTTTGGTATCTCTGCATTCAATTGTTTCCATTCATCAAACAGTGGAATCATTTCAAAGGTATTACGTACGTCCATTTCAATATGCAATTGAGACCGGTGCTTTTTTGGAAGATCTTTCAACACATCTCTTTTTAGACGTCGTATCATAACTGTTTTCTTTGCCAACCAATGCACTTCATGTGGATTTGACGAACCGGAGTCGTCCCAAAAACCAAGTGGTGACATCTTTCGATCACAGTATCGTTCTGCATATTGTTTAAAATTAGGAAAGAAATCACGTCGAATCATGTTTGCTTGTGAAAACAATTCCGATGGACGATTCAATGCTGGTGTACCGGTTAACAACAAGGCCTTGTTAATCTTTCGGATTAAAGGGGCCAAGCCCCTTGTACGTTTTGCCTTGTGATTTTTCATGTAATGAGACTCGTCGCATATAACCATATCAAACCCATAATTCAATAGTAAATCTTTTTTCTTTACCGCCAATTCATAGGATATTATAACCGGATACCCCTCCAATACATCCTTTCCTTTTTTTATTAAACAGACTTCCTCCACACCCAACCACTTATTAAATTCGGCTTTCCAATTATAACGCAAATATGCCGGACATATCACCAATACCTTTGTAAATCCATAATATTTAGACAATGCAATGGCTTGCAAGGTTTTCCCCAAACCCATATCATCCGCTATGAGGGCTCTACCATCAAAATTTCGTATGACATGCTCCACACCATCTTTTTGATACTGGAACATCTTTTGATATATCTCGGTAGACTTGAAACTCTCGTCGAACGGGTGTTTAGGGTCGTATTTTGTCGCTTTCTCCACTTCTTCAGGTATGCACTCGATCAATAAACCCATATTCAAACAACATTGTACTGCACCTTCAATTTGATCCATTGGTATCAAATATTGATTTCTACCAATACATACATAATCAATTGACTCATACGTCCCACGCAATTTTACAATAACCTCCTCCTCATTCATCAAAGAGAATATGGCAGTAGGGATTTTACGCTGCCGTTTATGTTTAAAAAACACCGCACTCATTTTTTACTTATACAGTCTTTAGTATTTATATTGTATTTAAAATTTTAACATCCGTACACCCGTACATCCATTGTTTTCAAACTTTAACATGCGAGGGTTGCATATTGTTAGAAGTCATTTGACAAATGATCGGTCCACTTACATAAAACATTCCAATGGTTTGTCCCTCCTAAAATAAACAGCACTGTATTCATATTAGCTAAAAATTAGACATAGGGGCGATTTGAAAAAAATTTTTTTTTACTATTTTTTAATAACATGCAATAGCATATATGTTATTTAATGCTATTTTAACATGCGCACAGCATGTTTAGGGAAAAAGCCAAAAAAAAAAATATTTTTAGCCACCCCCTGTCTAATTTTGGCACTATATGGACACAGGCCTATTTATTTTAGGCCGGGTGTACCATAGTAAACAAATAGCAGGCGATTAAGACTAAATCTATTTCAGGCGTTTGTTCTGCTTAAAATAAACAGTCTTGTATTCATATTAGCTAGAAATTAGACATAGGGGCGATTTGAAAAAAAAATTTTTTTTACTATTTTTTAATAACATGCAATAGCATATATGTTATTTAATGCTATTTTAACATGCGCACAGCATGTTTAGGGAAAAAGCCAAAAAAAAAAATATTTTTAGCCACCCCCTGTCTAATTTTGGCACTATATGGACACAGGCCTATTTATTTTAGGCCGGATGTACCATTGGAATCGACCAGCAAACTGGCCCGACCACATGATGAACCAACGGACAGATGTCTCGTATGTCGTCAAGCTTGCATTCACAAGCGCTGTATAAATATGCATGTCCATCGTTAAAAGCAAACCAACCTAACTGTTACTGATAAAAATGATTGTCGGTGTTAATTTCGATGTCTGGACTGCGGAAGATATACGCAAGGAGTCTGTTGTTCATGTAACGGAGAAAAAAACGTATGAAAATAACGCCATCGTACACAATGGGTTACGAGATAGTCGTATGGGTGCGACAAAGGGTCATTCCTGTCCAACATGTGGCGAAAATGTAAAGAAATGCAATGGTCATTTTGGGCATATTGAGTTGCAATGTCCAGTGTATCACATTTCATGGGTTTCTAATGTAATATATTGGTTGCGTTGTATTTGTTACACGCCGAGTTGTCGAAATACCTTGATAAAAAACTTCGATACTCATAATGTTCAAAAGAATCGTCATCTTCAACATTACAGTAAAATTGTGCATACAAAATGTCCCGAATGTGAAGAGCGTCAGCCAAAATATTCATGGAACCGTGATAAAGGATGTATTGAGGTAAACAAGGTGTTGTATTCTATTGAAGATGTGATGATTCATCTGGATAAATTGGATTCCGAAGTATTAGATCGTGTGGATTTAGCCCATCCCAAAGGTATGATTCTGACGGTGTTGCCTGTTCCTCCACCCAGTGTTCGTCCTCCAATTATGCAGGGTAACAGCGTTCGCGGAGAGGATGATCTAACCTACCGTTTAATTCAAATTATGCGTGCAAACGATAAATTGGAAAAAACGCAGAAGGACAATCGTCCAAAGCATATAATAACCGATGCAAAAGAATCCTTGCAAAATGCCGTGACCGGTTATATTAATCACACCAAGGTGGGGTCCTCAAAGCGTAAAACTTCTAAACGTGAGTATACCTCTTTACAAGTACGTCTTCAGGGCAAAGAAGGTCGCGTGCGTGGTAATATGATGGGTAAGCGTTGTGATTTTACTGGACGTTCTGTGATTACTGGTGATGATCATTTAAAGATGAGTGAGGTGGGTATACCTATTAGTGTGGCCGAAAAGTTAACGATACCTGTCAAGGTCACAGCATACAACAAGGAAATATTGCAGATACAGTTGACTCAGGAAAAATCTCCAATTAAGTTTGTTATTCGTCCCAATGGGTCTCGTGTGGATTTATCCTTTGTGCAACGTACAGGCATTACTCTTTCGGTTGGTTGGACGGTGGAACGCATATTACAAGATGGTGATATTGTATTGTTTAATCGTCAACCTTCATTGCACAAAATGAGTATCATGGCACATGAAGCCAAAATCTTACCATATTCAACCTTTCGCATGAATTTATCATGCACAACACCGTATAATGCAGACTTCGACGGCGACGAGATGAACATTCATGTCCCCCAAACGGTCGAAGCAAGGGCAGAGGCAAAAACAATAATGGCAGTCAAACACCAGATTGTCTCACCTCAGAGCAATAAGCCGGTGATGTCTGTTATTCAGGATACGATGGTTGGTGCGTATTTGTTGTCATCCGACGATGTAACCTTTACGAAAGAGGAGATGATGGAATGTGTGTACACGATGCCGGGATGGGATTGTAAATTTAAAACACAAGATGTGTATACTGGAAAGGATTTAATTTCGTATACCTTGCCAATGGTGAACTGGTCCAAGGGAGATGTGGTGATAAAGTGTGGTAAATTATTATCGGGTCGACTGACCAAAAGGGTGTTAGGTCGTTCAGATGGTTCTTTAGTACATGTTATCTATAACGATTGTGGACCCGACGAGACCATATTGTTTATCAATCGTTTGCAGCGCATTGTGCATAAGTTTATTTCCATTCGTGGGTTTTCCGTGGGCATCGGCGATATGATTTCAGACGTGAATGTGCAACATGAAATAGAGAAAGCCTTTGAAGATATTCAATTAAACTGTGATACGGAAAGCAAAATAAACCAGCGTTTAAACATATGTCGTGATACAATGGGTACGATGGTTCAAAAGCCTCTGACGGATGAAAACCGTTTGTATACAATGGTTTATTCTGGAAGCAAGGGTAGCAGCATCAATATCTCTCAAATTATGGCCGTGGTGGGCCAACAAAATTTATGTGGAGATCGTATACCAGAGACATGGACTGGTAGAACACTTCCTCATTTTAAACGTGGCAGTAATGGTCCCAGAGAACGTGGTTTTATCACGCATTCGTATGTGGAGGGGTTGGATCCTCACGAAGTATGGTTTCATGCGATCGCGGGTAGAGAAGGTTTAATTGACACTGCGATAAAAACCAGTCAAACTGGATACATACAGCGTCGATTCATGAAAGCATTGGAAAACATTGTCATACACTGGGATGGGAGTGCCAGAAATTCCGACGAATCGGTTGTACAGTTCAAGTATGGTGATGATGGGTTTGATGCCATGCGCGTGGAGAATCAACATGTTGATATATGGTACAAACCAACACCTGAAAAATACGGAGACGAATGTGAATCTTTGATGCAAGATCATATCTATTTACATGAATTAAACAAGTGGAGAGACAATGGGAGCAAAGATACGGCCATGTTTCAGTTGCCTATACCGGTGGATCGAATTATAAACAATGCCAGAACCCTGTTTTCCTTTCCATCCAGAAAGGTACAGAAAGAAGAAGCACGTCAAAAGTTACAATCATTGATACAAGAGATTGATAACGACATGTTAAAAATATTGATTCGGTGCAAATTGTCCGTACATCGCGTAATACATGAATACGAATTAACACTGGATGAACTTGAAAATATTATTCACAAAATTAAACAAGAATATGTTCGAATTAAAGCCATTGCGGGAGAATCAGTTGGTGCAATCGCAGCGCAAAGTATAGGAGAGCCGGCAACACAGATGACACTCAATACTTTTCATTTTGCCGGCGTGTCCAGTATGAATGTAACACTCGGTGTACCAAGATTGGAAGAATTGATCAATTGTACAAAAAGCGACAGGATGAAAACGCCATCGACTATTATTCAAACGGATGACCCGGACACAGCAATCAAGGAGTTGAAACATATTACCCTTGAAACACTAGTAAAGAGGATAAAAGTGACAAAAACACCCGACAAAAAAGAAGTAGAATGGTTCCATGTATTTCCCGATGCCGATTATGTTCCACACAAGCCAGAACGCGAAACACTGGTGATTTATCTAAAGGAGTGGTACGATGTATACGCAATCAAATCTGTCTTTGATACCACCATGGTTACCTGTGCATATACGGATGGTCCCAACGCCATATTTCACCTACAGTTATTAAACGATTCGGACATCGGTGTTTATTATGAACAAAACATACGGAAGCAATCTATTCGAGGTGTAGAAGGTGCAGAACAGACCATAAAGGTGAAGTTACCGGGTGCAAAAAAATATCATGTCGAAACTTCCCTGTCTGATTTAAATAAAATCATTCAAATGGAAGATATTGATTTTAGCAGCATCAATACAAATGACATTCATGCGGTTGCAAAAACGTATGGGATAGAAGCAGCGAGGGGTACACTTATTCGTGAAATCAGACAAATATTATCGTATTATGGGATTTATGTTAACATGCGACATATAACTCTTGCGGTCGATTGGATGACATGGGTGGGTGAATTAACACCATTAACCAGACACGGTATACGTAAAATTGACACATCGCCACTAAAACGAAGTACTTTTGAAGAAGTAGTGGATGTGTTTAACCAAGCAGCATGTTCAAAGGAAACGGACATGTTAAATGGAATCTCAGAATGTATTATCAGCGGTGCACCACCTAAAGTGGGTACAAATGTTGTAGGAACCGTGGTCGACAATGAAATCATCGAACAATTTAAACAACCATACCCAGTTGAAAAATCACTTTTTATGGAGATCGACGAAACCTGCAATAACCCTTGGTTAAACAATGAAGAAGACCCTTGGAAACAGGATGATCCGTGGACGCATGATCCTACAGATGTATGGGCAGGTCTACCTACACCGGGGTTACCACAAACGGGATTTCAACCTATGGGATTTCAACCTATGGGATTTCAACCTATGGTGTTTCAACCCATGGGGTTTCAACCTATGGGGTTTCAGAATCCGAATCCGATACTACCCGGTATGCAGATGGCGGCACCGGTGGCATTACCTGTTGCGCAATCTTTTGCACCCGTTCAAATAAACCGTCCCCCTTCACCTGCGTGGCGTCCGACAAGTCCCGCGTATGACCCGCAGCGTCCACCAAGTCCTGTGTATGACCCACAGCGTCCGACAAGTCCCGCATATGACCCACAGCGCCCGACAAGTCCCGCATATGACCCACAGCGCCCGACAAGTCCCGCATATGACCCAGATCAACCTCCACTGAGTCCAATGAGTCCGGCGTATGACATGGAGAGTCCAATGTCTCCTGCGTATGACATGGAGAGTCCAATGTCTCCTGCGTACAATCCAGACCCAATGACACCGCCGGAATCTCCAATGCCCCCGTGTTACGACCTTGAATACGACGTGCCCGTTTACGACCCCGGGGACGATGTACCTCGTCAAAATAAGAAGCGAAGGACTTATTGTTAATGACTACGGATTGAAAAAACAAATCTGAAAGCGCGCATAAAATAATCAAATATGCCATATTATCAAAGTTTTCTCTTGTAACTCCTATCATGTTACCTATTAAACCTCCTAATTCATCTGCAACCACGTTACTTAGATTGGAAACCGCCATTAAGAGTGCATAAAAGGTTCCCTCTACACCGTCTTTTGCGTTGTGTGCAATGACAACAATGAGTGGCATAATTAACCACATACCAAAAAGTGATTGTCCCACTGTATCCAATATAATAATCCATAAGCTATCGTTTACTCTGGTAACCACTAACAATTGAAAAAGCTCACACAAAACGCCACAGTAACACGATATTCTCATTAATTTCAAAGGGTGGACCTTTAACAGGAATGTTTTATATGTAAATGTGGAGAATAGGAATGAAATAGCGGAAGACAGTGTGATCCATTGAAATTGTTCCGGTGTAAAATTTAATTCTTTGCGTAGGAAATAGGTGTAAAATGGTCCATAGTTAGGTCCAACACCTATTAAAAAAATGGAAAATGCAAGTGCTCTTTTTTTGTATACGGACTTCCATAGTTTCTTGCATATGTTGTCAGGCGATGAACTGGTGTTTATGTCTAGTTTCCATATCATGGTGGCCATTATCATGCATGGTAATGCCATCAATTGAAACACCATCTGTGAACCGTACATTTCGTAGATGATACCGCCGCATGCAGAACCAACAACGCTTCCGAGAGCACGCGAAGTCCAGCAGTTGCCTTGCGTTTTACCTTTTATTTTTTCTTTTTTTGCATAATCAACCGTGATGCAATCTGCACACACGTCTGAAAAACACATGAGAAAGGATATCATGGTCATGGTAGCAACCAGACTACTTTTTGAATAAATTAATTGTGGCAATACGATGTACAAGTATGCCAACATGATTCCACAGAAAAAGATGTAGGGTCTTCGTTTCCCCCAATCAAATACCTTGAATTTATCGGATATCATACCAAACAATGGCTTAATGCACCATGGTGCCGCGATAACCCCGTAAGACATTGTCATTTCTACAGGTGTAAATTTAAGCGTGTCCATCATTTCAAAATTCATGGCTATTGTCCCGAATGATAAACAGAAGCCAAATGTAAAGTAACAAACATAGAGAGATAGCATTTAAATGCACGAATTAAGTATTTATATAAGTTAAAAATTTAAGGCTCTTCTCCTTAATTGTTGGGGTCCACTTGGCGGTGGCGGTATACTATCTGGAAATTTCACGCGATCGTCTTCATTCCACCATTGACCTTTATCATAGTCGCATGTGTCATAAATAAGCTGTGCTTTCATTAGGTTTAATACCTGTTGTTGTGCTTCGGATGAAATCGGTTTGACACCTCTCATAAATCGAACATCTTTGAAGGGGTTGCGTATTGAGTAGGCAATGCTCCACATCACACTGAAAAAGGCTATGTCTGCAAAAATATAGAGAAAGTAAGCAACTGGAAACATGCCATCCATAATGTTCAAGCTTGTGCTTCGGGTTATTTTGCCCATGTAGTTGTATGGCATAAATACAGCGTAAATACTAAGCATAACTGCCCTGTAAAAATGGACCACTACTGGTTCTCTGTATGTCTTGATAGAAGACATTTCTCCCCATGATGCGTATATACCGTCCCATTTTGCGTACACTGCACTCATCACCGCAGATCCTTCATCGGAACCAAATCCAAGATCATTTTCTGATATTTTTATAATTTCATCTAATAAAACAGTCATGAGTGTTTCAAACAGGTCGAGTTTACTTGTTTCTTGAATTTGCTTAATTTTCTTGTACAAACTAATTTCATATGTGGTTGGGCCATGCTGGTCTATATTTCTTATATAAGCCATCCAGTACAATTCATCGTATTTATTCTTTGGAAAGGCAAATATCTTTAGTTTCTTGTCATTATCTCCATCGGTAAAACGCCTGTGCTTTTCATATTCTTCATATTTTGACCATTTAAATTTTTCTCGTCTATTCTCCAAAGAACACCAGCAATTTTTGTTGCAATGACAACCCAATCTGTAAAAACATTTCCAATATCCACAACAGGAGTGATTATCGAGACAGCAAAATATACGCAATGGAAATGTATTCGGTTCACTCGCTGGTATTTCTATGTAATTTTTGTATGTCTCCAAATCATCAACATTTGCTTCAGTTTCGTACTTTCGCATCAACCAGTTACACAATCCTTCTTTTAAGCGCTTTCCCTTCAATACAATTCTGGCTACTGGTGTAATTACTGCCAAAATAACGCGTATTTTTTCATACTGCTTTTCTACATCTGGTTTATATGTTAATTTTCCCCACTCGTCGTACCTGTATTTTTGGGCATCGTATGTTAGATGCACTAAAAACATTGCCATTGCCTTGATATCACCCGCCAGTGCTTCAAAAAGACGAATCTCCTCTTTGTATTTTGTGAGACCAGAGGACAGTGTCATGGTGAGCATAAACACCATCGTGGCTTGAATAACGCCATACAATATTCCGGAATGCTGGTTGTCTATTGTGGTATCGATGCAGTCTTTATCAATGACACTTTGGTTTAATGAATTGGAGCTTACCATAGATATTTCGCCGTAGTTTGGTATTTTAGCTTCCCATATGTACTTTTCAACCCGCTCTGGACATTTTGATTGTTGTAAATCTCCTATCCTCGTATTGGCGATAACGATGGAAGAAATGAAGGCTATTATGATTATAAAATAACACGCGCACGTAGGATGAAAAATAGTATCGGTCCACGAGGTTAAACAAGCGCCAACTGCCGTTGTTTCGGGTTCAGAAAATTTTCGAATTTTTAGTAAACCGTCTGATGGGTTTGCTAAGCCTGTTGAGTTTCTGTTATTTATTATAGATCTACGTCTTTGCTTGGGTTTGGGCAAAAAATCCTCTGGTGATAGAGATTCGACCCGTTTTCTAGTCATTTCCCCTATTTTGTCTTTAAAATTGTCTTTTGTAAAATATTTCAGTATCAAAGCTCTTAATTCCTCCATTTGTGTGTCTTCACGCACAATTGCATTTCCCCATATTTGGTTTTCGAGTTTTTGTAATTCCGAGAGTGTTATACAACCATTCTCCTTTGTCTTACCGGTGAGGAATAACAATTCAAATATCCGCTTATACTCACGGCCCATTTCGTGTACCGATCGTACCATACTACCGTATTGAGAATTACCCATTTAACATATATGTGTAATATATTTATACTAATCGTACCCACATTTATTTATAATTTGCTGACCAAGTTCCATGGCTCTGTCTGTGTCGGTTTGCGTTCCAACCTCTTTCGTATATACAACCTTGGGTTTTATTTGAACACTATGGTCAATAAAGCCTAGGTATGGGCTCTTGGGTAAAATGATTTTTTGTGGCATGGAATGGTCTATATAACGATTGGTAACACGGGATTTGTAGTGAAGGTACCCTAAAAAGGGGAAATGGTTCCATGCGGGTACATTTATTCTATTTTCCATTTATTTTATATTAACTTATATTTATACTACTCATGTCTTCTCCAATACGGCGTCGTTTGTAGGCTCTTTTCAATTCATTGAGATTTATACCCATTTCTTGGGTGGCATTCACCTCCAGTATATCACGCCGACCTTCTTGATTTGTAGAATTTAAATATTTTAAATCGTTCGGAAAGGTCATTGGATGCTGTGATACTTTTAATTCGTCCTGAATTGCAAATGGGTGATATTCAAATGCATCTTGTTTATCCATTTGCATATGTGTTATACACCGTTTGGACCATGCCCATGTGTCTGTATCCGTGTCCATGACGATTACATCGTGTTGACCTAATACATCGTCGGATAAATCCATCATGTGTTTTACGCCTTCGCTTTCTTGATTGGAGTTTCGTATTTTCGGCACGGGTTTTTTTGGATTGGCGGTTAACTGAATGATTTGCATAAACTGCGGATACTCCACCAACCCACTCGGTGTTCGTTCCGGTACCCCTGTAACAATGCGCCGGCTATTGGTTTTGACATGAACAATGTTTTTAATGCATTCTGTCATTAGAGATCCCTTGCCTTCCTCTTTCAAACGTATGTTATCAAATAAACCAATATGAATATCATGGAAATTTTGACCATAGGAAAAGGCAATGGCGGTTTTCTTGCCGCTCGAACCTTTTCTTGGCTGGACAAACTTGTCATCAAATCGTGGTTCGTCCTCTGGGTTTTCTGCTACAAAATCATCACGCGGTTGGTATTCGTATGCTTTGAATGGTTCACCTGATAATTCTTTTAACACGCTATTGATGTTGTGCAAGGAAGGCTTCCCCTCGTAATATGGTATTGCATTTTGAATCTTGACCAACAGTTGTTTGGTTCCACCACCAAAACGAATGTAGTTGTAATCCACCTTTTCCGTCGTACCGGTCAACATATCTTTGTCCTTTTTGTACACCGGATTAAAACAGAACAGACGCCACATTGCTCGTATTGTTTTGATACGTGACACGGACAATTGAGGAATTTCTACCGCTACCATGTTCAATGCACATATGGCAATCTCTTCTGTGCAGTACAGTAGAGGTTCGATGTCCAGTAGTTGTTTCAATTCAAAGTCCTTACCATTGTGCTTACCACCCTTAAAATTAAACAGGATATCCAATGCATTCGTAATGGTCAATATACGGCACAATATTCGATATCTCTCGGTGGTTCGAGGCGGTATACGTATATCCGAGGTCTTTAACTGTTTGCCAATGTTGCCCAATACAACGCTCGCCGCTTCTAAGTCTACATCGCGTATGATGCCACAGAAAATAAATTTCCAGATGTAAAACACCTTCATCTGCTGATCTTGGCAATAAAAGATGAATTCATCGTATTTCTTTTTTAATTCTGGTTTCGATTCCATTTCAAAGGCTTTACGTTGATAATCGGCAATGCTTTTATCTTGACGAAATACTTTATCAAACTCTCCCCAATGAAATCTAGTCTTGACTGCTTCTTCTGCCAGTGCAGGATTATCATTTGTGGCGCCGACATAACACCCGATTTGACTTGAAATGGCAATACGATTCTTTCTCTCCCCTGTTTCTTCATCCCGTACAAACTCCTTGGTACGGACACGGTTGGAGGTTAATTTTTCTTTCATGGCGGACAGGGCTTTTTGGGCATCTTCTCCCTTTGCATTGGCTTGAAATAAACCCGGTGGGGCTTCGTTAAACACGGTAATATGGTCGTTCTGATCACCGTCCACTGCGTCTGCACGTGTCGTCTGGTAGGTAATTTCAGTAATGGTGCCCGGGATAGACATGTTCTGCTTCTGTTCAAACACGAATGACTTGGATGTGGCTCCTTCGCCGGTGTAAATCATGTTCCAGTGCAATTGGTTTTGACCGTGTTGACGATAGGCATCGTATACCGCGTAATGCAGTTTTATCAACTCGGGATGGGCAGAGGCCACACACATATACGAATCCAATGCTTGAGAGAACCAGTATTGCATGTTACCAAAGGGAGACAAGGTGGGATCCTGCAATTCAAATTCAAATGAACCAAATTGTTTGTATAAATCGGGACGCATGTGTAATTTCCATCTCGCAATCGCTTTACCGGCGTACGATATATCTGCATCGCCAGAAACACAGGTTTGCTCAAATTTATCAACCATGATCTCCTTTACCTCGCGCATATTTGTCGAAAATTCCATACGATAACTCGTCTCCAATTCAATAACATCAAAGGCACTGATACTATGCTGATTTTGGTACTTGCTTTTCAGTCGATCCGTATACTCCATACTATCACTCCCATGACTGTGTTCCAACTTGGCATCGTATACCGTCGTTCCCTTCATCCAACGAGGTTCACCAACCTCTACCACATGAGGGTTCTTTAAAATGTCGTGAATAACAAAACGTCCCTTTACTACATCGGTTAACCCGTTTATTTGCTCTAAAGTCAGGGCCTGCCACATCAGACCAACACCTTGCTTGCCCAAAGACATCATATACTCTTCCAATAAACACCTTGCCGGACATGGTTTGGCATAAATATCAAACAAATTACGATCACCACTGTTTTGCGAGACACGGATCTCCGGTAAATCTACCCATTCATGCTGGTGTGAGGGCAAATACTTATTCCATAAAAAGGAGGGCTCGATCTCATGCCAGAAACGCTTTACCACCAGTTTATCATCTGGAAAGGTAAAGGTACCATCCGCATAATACAAAGACATATCATTTTGTTCATCGCATGCGCCTTCAATCTGAAAATTATCCAGTGAAAATATCTTACAAGGCGAGGCATCAAACTCCTTGCATTGATCGTCCATCAACAAACAATAGGATTTGTATATCCAATTGGTTTTAGTAGTATTGCCGACATACTGGTTGCAAACATTCAAGACATACTGCTCCTTTGTCTTTACATGCTTTTGGTGATATTCCCACGGGTCGAATATCTTTTTCTTGCGATTGTCCTTCTTACAGGCGAAATCAAACATATTGGACAAAGTACTACCCAGTTTAATCTCCACGCGCTTGATAAAAACATGTATACGCTCACCTACAACCGTGCCAGTATGACTTTTTACCACTTCAAAGAATACTAGTACACCATCGCCATTGGACAACTTTTTGCTGCTAGACTTACTCAGACGATTGATAAGTTCTAAGAACCAACAAAAGACTGTCTTGTGTGCCAGTGATTGTTGAGACCCTTCCTCCGTACATTGCCAATCGGCAAAGGTCGCTGCATTAGAACGCATGTATTTACGTGGCAAGGAATAGACGAAATGGTAAAAATCATTGTCAGACTCGCTTATTTCGATGTCCTTTAAATGATTTGAGGCATTAAAGGCCCAATCCTTGCCCGCGTGTAAAAAACTCGCCGCTTGTAAATAATCACTCATTTTAATAAAAATAATTTGGTTATATACTTGGAAAAATATTCTTTTCGACTACTGTCCTAACAAGCCTATGGTCATCTTGACGAGTTGACACACTCGGTCCACCTTGACACACTTGGTCCACCTTGACACACTTGGTCCACATCGGTCCATCTAGGTCCGGCTCTGTAATACTATAACATAGTAATAGCGTTGTAATGATATTTCTATACTAGCAACCCACGCACAACTGGACCGAGCAACCCACGCACAACTGGACCGAGCACTGCACTGCCATGTCATACCACACGTACGCACACGTCCCACACCTGCCACCCACTGCCCCCACCGAGCACGGATACCTTCCAACAGAAAACAAACTATATAAGCAACCAAAAAGTTAATAAAATGTTTTCTCAAGTTAAAAAAATGTCTGCAAACACCTCCACGACCAAGCGCACTGCCGATGAGGCACTAACTACCGAGACTGTCACCACGACTAGTCCCAAAAAAATGAAGGTGGAAAAGGGTCCGTGGATGCCTACTGAGTTTGATGCCAACAATGGTAATGCATTGAGCATTGTTGTTGAAAAGGATCGTTCCGGTGAATTAATCCCTAAAGTAAAGGTAAAGGGAGAAGAAGAGAGCCAATTTGCGGCGCAGTTTAATACTCCGGGTCTGAAGGTTCAATTCAATGACCTCAAAGCGGGTGGCGATACTGGCAAGTTTGGTAAGGATGAGACCAATTATGTATACAACATTAAGGCAGTACAAGGCCTACCAGACAAGGTTGCAAGTGCAATGCCAAAGGAAGAAGAGCGCCAGAATAACTTTTGGAAGTGGGTGGAGAACACCTGCAACGATTTGTTGAAGAAGGCATTCGAAACCAAAGGTTGCATGGAAAATCATAAAAAGAAAGCCACCAAGGCGGCAAAAAAGAATGGTACGGAAGCCGTGCAAGAATTTATTAATGGCGCAACCCTATCAATGTTCAAAGAGTTTACGGATCAAGACGGTGACGACCAGCAAATGTTTTGTTGCAAGCGACGTGGTCAATACAAAAACGAGAGCGGGGATTACACCGACAACCGTCCAGTCTTCTGGAGACGCACTGCCAGTGGATGGGACAAACCAGACATCAAGTACATCTCGCAAGGGTCGGTACTCAAATACCAAATTGGGTTTCGAGTATACACTACCCCCAACATGTACGGAGTGTCTTGTGATTTGGGGAAAAACATCGTGGTGTTATACCAAGTCAAAAAACCGACCGTAGTGGCATCTACAGCACCAGATGTCCCTTACATTGAGTTCTAAATTACCAACTAACGTGGGTGTCCAGTTAGAATAACATTTTTTAATACTTTTTAATACTTTTTAATACTTTTTAATACTTAAGTACACGTACCTCCACCATGACCTTCTACATTCGTAGTAGCATCATATGCTCCGGTGGTTTGGCAGCCTTCTTTGTACGCCCTTAACTCTTCGCGGCACGAAACATGGTTCGAGTTGAAGCAGCATTCGCCACGGTTCAATACCGCGTAATCTCCAGCCAATGTACTAATTGGAGCTTTGTATACTGCAGTAAATGCAGCCTTTGAACAGGCCGTACATTGTGGTGCATAAACACTGTTCGCATCGTCGTAATTGTCGAGTCCAGTAGTGGCAGTGTCTATTGTTAGTAAGTTAAACTGACCATCAGGGCATGCTTTTTCATTGGGAAAGGTCTCGTGAGCCAAAAATCGTCCATCGCCATGCGGACCATCTGTGCTAAAGGCCGCATACGCTGAACCAAGTAGTGAAAGAATCGATATAACTTGTACACACTTCATTTATCAATACCATATATAACATATATAGTAACCAAAACCAGTTATTGCATATTCGAGTAATCATTACTTACACCGTATTTTATACTATATAAAACATATCCCATAGTAATAAACATGAAGTCGTGGCTTGTAACCTCTATATCGTCACTTATTTTATTTTCTACCATATCCTATATTGGTCATTTTCATACCTACTGGACCAACCGATCCAAAGAATACGAAAGAGCATCCGTCTTCATCAAAACAGAAACATGCACCAATCCACGAGTAAGAGCAGAACTTGGTGGATTTAATCTTTGTGATAAAAGTGAAAACATACTCAGTAAAGAACCATTTATGGCGGCACTGTACGATGTTGCAGAAGACCTGAACTTGTGCGGACACGGAAGATGTACAGTACTCTACATGGATGTGACAAAGAATTTGTATAAATGGGTCATAGGAATTATTCTTATAGCATTTGTAGGCGTGTGGGTAGGTATTATTGATATGAAACAAATGTGGGACAAAAAAATATTGGACCATTATACACTACCTATAAAAACAAAAGCCAATTAAAACTTAAAACTAGAATCTCGCCTCGGCGGTATCAAAATAGCTTGTTGTTCACGTGTTAATTTGTCTACATCAACCAATTGTACATCTACTTCATCCCAATCGTACTCACCATAGTGTTTAATTTTACCATCAATAACCTTTAATTCTGCTAACTCCTTTAAGTCTTCTGGCGTATCTGGTGTGACCCAAGCCTTTTTTCCTATGTATTCACATGTCAACCCTAAATCTTCCTTTTCATCATCATCGAGTTCGCTTGGATAGCCCCATCGGAAAATAGTATTTTCACCATATACTACCTTATCGTCGTCAATAGTAATGAATGATATGATTTGATATTCTGTCTGATCCATTTGATTATTTCCATATTCTATATATGATATAAGCACCAGTTTATTGTTGTATTCCATTTAGCAAAACATGGTGGGATTAATATAGTAAGGATTATTTCATATTTCATCACGCATGTTACAATGGTACGTCCGGCCTAAAATAACTCGGCCTGTGTACCTACTAGCCCAAAATTAGACAGGGGGTGGCTAAAAATATTTTTTTTTTTGGCTTTTTCCCTAAACATGCTGTGTGTATGTTAAAATAGCATTAAATAACATATATGCTATTGCATGTTATTAGAAAATAGTAAAAAAAAATTTTTTTTCAAATCGACCCTATGTCTAATTTTTAGCTAACAGGTAAATATGCCTGTTTATTTTAGGAGGGACAAACCATTATAAACATGTTAATAATATTTATATGTTATTTATAACAATGTTATTTATATAATAACAACAACAATGTTTTAGGTAAAAATCGGGGTATAAAAGTCGTGTCTACCTCATGTAAATATGTCGATCGTAAGACAAAAGGAAACCTCTACCAGTGTAAAAGTTGCCTTCTGTGGGTCTATGGGTAGTGGGAAGACGTATGCCTCGAATGAATTGCGCAATTTACTGAAAGATGACTGTAAACTATTATCCATTGCAAATCCGATAAAGGAGATTGTGCATGACATGGGACAGACGGGTCGTGCGTGTCATATTATGGTGGGCACCATCGGACGTCAAATTGACAACAGTACGTGGATAAGTAAACTAATGGACACAGTGGCATCCTACGAACGATCTGGCGTGCATAATATAATTGTGGACGATGTGCGTTATGAAAACGAAGCCAATATTTTGAAAGAAAATGGATTTACTTTGATATATTTAAATACCCCGTGGCATGTTCGATTTAAACGTATTCGAGAAAGAACCGACGATTTAAAGGAACATATTGAGTGGTTTGCACACTCCAGTGAGATAGCCTCCGAAAAAATTGACAAGGCATGTTTTGATTACATTATTACAGACGAGTCAGAGGTCCTCGAGGTCTTGAATACTCTGGTAAATTAAAGAGGCCGCGCATATACGTAGTGCACATACGCGCATACACGACACGTATACAGGTATACATACAAATATACAATTATACATTTATACAATTATACAAATATACCAAAAACAATATGTCTGCTTTAATAAAATCACTGGACGAATACGTCCGCGGTCTACAATCCACCGAAGTAAAGGGATTGCACAAGAAGCTGGAGCAACTTATGGAAGTTTGTGACAAACTGAATGAACGTTTGGAAAAGGTTGAAAAGTTATCTTCTTTTGAGAAGAATGTGTCTGTATCAGATATGCGAACCCCGGTGAAAGCGCCGGGTACGGTGAAATCCCCGGGCAAATGGATCCACCGTGAAGAAAGCGAGGAGGTAAAGTTTGTGGGGCAGAGTCTCAATGTGGTTGTACCAAAAAATACCAAGACGATTGGTATGGTATTCAAGGAGCGTAATTGTAAAAGCGATGTTTATGCGATGTATTGTCGTAAAATAGATGGATGTACCGCTGACATTTCTAAATTGTCAAAGGACCATTATTTGATATCTATTAATGGCAAATCAACAAAAGGCATGTCATTTGACGATATGATGAATACAATCACCGAGTTGTGTGCCTCGGGTGTATCTCTGCGTTTTAAACGTCTGAGCAATGCACAAAAGCGCTCTATTGCAGCTTCAGAAGAATCCAAACTGGTTGGTTTACGAGAAAAACTGTGGAAGTATTACGAGCTGTTTTATACGGAAGAATGGAGAGATGAAAAGGCGTCAAAATATCAACGTTATCGTCCGGGATGTGGTTCCTGTAAGAACAAAACGGCTATTGATGCTTTGAAAACACTGCTCGAAGCACGCACCGTTGAGATTGTCAAGGTGTTGGGTAAAGACCACACGGTAGAATCTGCATACAAATGTCTGGATGCTATGAATGACGATCAATATGAAAATATATTGGATCGTATTGAAAACCCAATATTATATGAAACACCGACAAAGAAACGCAAAATGTTTACGCCCTCTCTTCGTGATCTTTTTATCAATGCGGGTCATCCAGCCAACGTCTACGATACCCTGATTCAAACCATGAGCGAAGACATGATTCGCAATGCCTTTAAATTGGGCTAAATGGTGTTCAAAGGTTTTTTGCTCGAGAGAGTTTTCCTTTAAAATTAAAAATATACTATATAAGTGTCTTTATCGCTGTTTAAATGTACCAATTGCATCTCCAATACTCCCAGTTGCCTTTAAACACCAATGATTTCCACGCGATGGTACGTATAAGTCCGGAAAGTGTACATGATAAACAATTGCCCCCCAAGAGCATGTTATATTTATTGGATGTGAGTGGTTCAGTCGATATAAAAATGGTAAAGGAATCTATTATTCGTTCTTTGCCCTTTTTACGGGATGAAGACGAGATCTGTGTTATTTCCTTCAGTACGGAAACTTCGGTGGACATACCTTGGACGAAATGCACCTATGTCAACAAAAACAAGATGATCGAAGATATCATTAATATTAAAACTGGAGGTTGGTCAAACATATCGAACGGTGTGTTTCATGCCATTGAGCAATCGATGGAACGAGATGCACAAATTGTTGTTGTGTCTGACGGATGTCCAAATTCCGGTGTTTTGGACGGGAACAAGATGATAAAAATGATAAAAAATACGATACATGGTACGAATACCCGTATACACGCCTTTGGTTACGGAGATCATGAAACGGAATTCCTTCGTAATTTATCCGATGCATGTGGTGGTACGTACAATTATATACGTACGGCAGAAGAATTGCCGGTGGCATATGGTAGCGTATTGGGTGCAGCCATGAGCACGGTGTTACAAGGCGTAAGCATCAGTCTAAAATCAGAGGAAATTCTTTTCACTGACATGGACAATAAAACAATACAATCCTTGTACATTGGCGATGTTTATGCGGAGGAAAACAAAGACACCATATTTAAATGCCATGTTATTCACGACACGAATACTTTTAAGATTGATTATACTGTTAGCGGAATCAATATCATTACCGGTGAAAGTATAACCTACAATGCACACCAAACGATTGAACGTGGGGAAGACAACATGCAGTGTGAAAAGGTGTGCAATCGTATTGAGGAACTACGTGTAGTAGAACAATTGAAAAAAGCACGTTTATCCGATACAGTGGATCGTTCCATGCAAATTTTAAAGGGTACCAAAACCCCATTGAAATCGTTGCAAGAAGATATCGATTTACTTATTGCATCCTACGACACTGAATTTAATATGAAATCACTGTTAAACCGCATCGAACAAGAATATTCGCAGCAACGAGACAACCGTTCGGATGATTTATTAAGTGAATATTACACCCCATTTAGAATGTGGACGAGTAGAGAGGTATCTCATAACAATAATTAACAGGTATATTAATATTATTTTAGCAAACAAATGGCTACATTTTCAGCGCCAGCCGATGTATCATCTATTGCTGGCATGATAAATTATTTATGTAATAATACCACTCTAACAAATTGTTACGAGATATCAAAACAATTGTCTGCTACAGTAAAGAACACAGAACGGTTGGCAGAATATACGCAAAAGGTAAAAGAACATGAAAAATTAACCAATGAGGCTGTACGCGCATTAGATGATGTGATGGAAAAAAATCCGGAGGAGGGGTTGGATGCTATGTTAGATCTACAAATTGGAAACATGAAAAAAATAGTAACGGATTACGTATTAAGAACACGTGCTATAAAAAAGCAAAAAAAACAAATTAAAGCTTTTTTAGAACAAGATGCTATTTTAAACGACTTAAAGAAAGTAGAAGATCATAAAGATTTTAAAAATATAGTTAATTCATTGACTGCCGAAACAGATACAAGTTGGTGGTCGTGTGGAATATCATGGTTAAAAAAACAATTTAACTGGTGGTATGAAAAAATACAGGAATTTGTAAACTGGTTAAAAGATCCCAAGAAATTAACCATAATATTGTTTGTGTTATGGCTATTATTGTGCGAATACAACAAATACAAAGAATCTCAACGAGGTGAAGGACAGAGATGCATGTATGATGCCATGGCAGCGCGCGCGGGGCAAGGTGCTATCACCGGACCCGTTCCATATGAGCCATCGACAGATAGATTGACTACTTCTTGTGCCAAGACAGAAGATATGCTGAATTTATTAGCAACATATGCCCAATATGCATTGGAAATAATAGTAAACGCGTTTAAATCTCTTTTTGGAATGAACACCGAATATATAGTTCCAACCCCTGTAAATCCATTGCCAAACGCCGAAGCATGGGATTATACCATATCAAGCGCGCTGGCAGAAGTCTCTTATACCAGTGGCTGTGCGGTAGCAGCAGCGGCCACGGGCGTCGCTGGAAGTATAGGTGGAGTAGCAGCTGGGTTTTTCGGGATTGTTGCGGCCCCCGTTGTCCTCGTCACCGGTGTTGTGGCCGGAACACTGGGTTTAGTATGTTTTGCAATTTCTAGAACGGTTAATCAGACGGTAATAAAGCCAGTAATAAATCAGGAATATCTGGCACTGGAAAGAACCTTGTTAAGACCATATCTCATGATGATATGGGACACACTATTTAATAAAGCGATAGAAATGTTGAACCTCAAAGGAACATGGTCGGATAGATTGCAGTTTTTTATTGAACAGTGTATGAATATCACGGATTTATTGGTAACAGTTCGACTAAATATGATGTCATATCTTAAAAACCAATTCTATGCAAACGGCATGTTGGCATTTAAAGGCATGGGAGGCGTTCAGGCATATAATCGATGGAAAGATCGAAACACCGAGGTAAAAAACAGTGAGTTGGTACCTGCTGACGTAGGAGCAAATTTTATGGCTAGGATGGCCATAGAACTCCCTGAAATAGAAACAGAGGATGAATTTGAAAATTTAACCCCAACCACTAAGCTAAGAATCTTAGCGGTGTTCCAATCTCTTAAACAGATAGAATTTGATAGGCAAGAACTATATACTAATAACGACTTGGATAGAATATGGGGAGAGAATGAAGACTACATATACAAATGGTACTTTCCAGAGAGTGTAGAAGTAAAAACTAAAGGGTTACCTAACTTAAAATTTTAAAGTTCGTTACTCATTAAACCTTCTTTTGTAATATTTATGAAATGTTGAACGAATCGATTCAACTGTGTTAAATCTACCCGTTGTCCGTATACACGAAACACCACGTACATTTTGGCGATGAAGATGATAAGACAGGTCTGAAGTAATTTCATAGACCATAAGGTGATTGGTATACAATATTTGAATTGATAATGAACCAATACAAATACCACCACGAATGCAATGAGCCACCCGAGTTCCTCGAGCATATTTATGACGAAAAGCACGTGTATTTATACCTTATTTTTAGATTTTTCAATTCTTCTGCGTTTACGCTTTAAATGTTGCTCTTTAAAGGCAAGGTTTTCTTTCAATAAAGAAACATTGTTTGAGATAAGCCTTTCATTTTCTTTGATCAAGGCGGTGTTTTCTTCTCTTGATTTGATCAACATGCTTTGAAATATTTGAAAATCTTTTTTAATATCTTCGGCTGTAAGATCCCATTCATTAAAACCTTTGTCACAATCCTTTAGCTCTTTTTTTAGTCTGTCATTTTCTTCACGCAATTTTGCGTTTTCTTTTTTCATTGCAGCCATGTCAGTCATTGTATCACTTGTTTTTTATACTTGTGCGTCTGTTATGAAGGATGCGTATGAGTTGATACCGCAGGCGTTCTTGCCACGCTCCAAGTAAAGGTACCCGTCCGCGCCCCATTGGCTTCCCCACGAGTTTTTAATAATCCAATATTCTGGAGTGTATCCTACCAGCAATACAGCATGGTCGATGTCCTTTCCACACTGCGATTCCTTGAGCACGGAATGACCTCGGTACATTTCAAAATGCCAGTTTGTACTGTCTATGCCTATTGGTATAGGTCCATACTGTACTAGATTGTGTGCAAGGTGTTGTTCAATCGGGTAGTGTGTCTCGTCGCTCTGTGCCACAAAGGACGATACCTTTAGCCATGGTTTGTGCCTCCTACGTTTGCATGTCCCTTCATGGTTGAGGTATCGATCAAAATCTGCGGGTCCTGCGGGTTCTAGCATGGCTTGGCGAAAGACCACGTGCATGAGTCCTCCGTCACAACCGTAATTGGCACCTCTGGTACAATCGATCCACTGCTGTATACTAAAATCTTTGAGTTGACCGGTGCGTTTCCAGTACCAGTATTCGATGGACCCGACGGCGGAAAAAGCAAAGCACGCACCACAGGAGCCTTGTCGTTTGACGCTGGTCACCGCTCCATGTTTTCTCCAGTCCATACGGAGTGGCATACCCAGCCGATGTTGCCCTACCGGCGTGTGCGAAATATTGCCTAGCTTGGCTCTCCTGTACATGTTTGCTTTGGTATGGTTTTTATCGGATCGATAGGTTAGTTCGTACCCATGTTTGGTAGCAAAATCATACTTGGGTTGCAAAACCATAAATGCTTGTTCGGCTTCTTCGAGGGTATACAATTTTCTATGTTTTCGTTGATAGTCGTGAAACCATTGTGGGTACGCTTGTACATGAACAAACAATAGTAAAAACACAAATAGTTTCATTTTAATAAAAATACTATAAATATATACATAATTATTTACCAAATGCTTAATGCCGTGTTTGCTAGACCGGTAGGAATTTTTGACAACTGGTTTAACAAGGTAGTTTCGTACATGACAGGGGGTGATTTTTGTCATTCAGAGTTTGTCTTCAGTTGGACTGAAGAGCAAGCAAACTATTTTTTTTCAGATATAGATGCGAATGACAAATTAAAAGCAAATTATAAACGCTATTTAGAAGATGGTAAACTTCATGTGTGTTTCTATATATTGTGGGGCGACGTATTGTCCTATCGATTGCTCAAATACAATCATAACAATCCTTTTTACAGAGTCTTGGACGAATCACAGGCGTCCAATGTTGCTATCAACATTAGTAATGAAAATGAGATGAAACTAGCCAAGTTTTTGATGGCACAGGTGGGTAAACCGTATGATTATACGGCGGCAGTCATGTTTTTTGTACCACTGCGTCATTCACAAACGGAATATCCACAGTATTATTGTTCCGAGTTAATGGTATGTGCCTTGCAACAATGTAGAATGTTGCAGTCGGTAAATCCAAGCGGTGTTACTCCTAATAAATTATATAAATTATTAACGGTTTAAATATTTTAACATTATGCACTACATGATTCACATTCCACAGTGAATTGAATAGGCGCTGCTTTTGGCTGCGTTCGTAAATAATATTGTCCAGTCTTTAAACCCTTTTTCCATGCATAAAAATGCATCGAGGTCAATTGAGAATGGGTCGGTGTTGGCAGGTATAAATTCAACGATTGCGATTGATCAATGTATGCCCCTCTTGCGGCTGCATGGTCGATCAATGACTTTTGAGACAGTTCCCATGTTGTTTTAAATACCTTTTTAATGTCATCTGGCAGTGCCGTACCTTGAACACTCCCCTTGTCCTGAATAATTTTATTAATCAGTTCTTGATTCCAGACGCCCATTTTCATGCAAGACATTTGCAAATACTTGTTTATTATAACAAATTCGCCTGATAATACCCGCCGTACATAACAATTGGAAGTACGTGGTTCAAAAGATTCAGTGTTACCCAGAATTTGTGCACTGGATGCGGTTGGCATAGGTGCAGTCAATAATGAATTACGAAGTCCATGTTCTTGAATATCTCGTTTCAGTTCGTCCCAGTTAAATCGTCCTGTAGGTTCTACACCCCACAAATCAAATTGCAACTGCTTTTTACTGGCAGGACATCCATCAAAGGTGCTATATTTACCGTGTTTTTGTGCCAATTTCACACTTTCTTTGATGGCACCATAATAAATGGCTTCAAATATCTGCTTGTCCAAATCCAATGCTTCTTCCGAGTCGTACGGGATGCCCATCATTTGAAAGACATCGCTAAGACCCTGTACACCAATACCAATGGGTCTATGTTTCACATTGCTGGTTTTTGCACCTTCCACAGGGTACGATGTTTTATCAATCACCTTGTTTAAATTCTTGGTCACCACGCCGGCCATTTCAACAAGGCGGTCGAAATTAAAACCATGTTGCGTTACAAATTTGGGCAAGGCAATGGAGGCCAAGGTACATACCGCTGTCTCGTCCTTGTCGTGGTACTCCACAATTTCACAACACAAATTACTGGAACGTATGGTACCCAGATTATTTTGATTGCTTTTCTTATTGCAGGCATCCTTATACAAGAGGTAAGGTGTTCCGGTTTCGATCTGCGAGGTACACACCTGCATCCATAAATCACGTGCCTTCACAACAACCTTGGTGTCGATTGTATTTTCGTATTCTTTATACAACCGATCGAATTTCTCGCCGTATGCATCTTGTAATTCCGGTGCTTCCGTAGGACAAAACAACGACCAATCACCGTCCGTCTGTACACGCTTCATGAACAAATCTGGAATCCATAGTGCATAAAATAAATCACGTGCTCGTGCATTCTCATCTCCGTGGTTTAATTTCAGTTTTAATACTTCCTGAACATCTTTGTGCCACGGTTCGATGTATATGGCAAAGGAACCTTTACGTTTGTTTCCTCCTTGGTCCACATACCGCGCAGTGTTATTAAAGACCCTCAACATGGGAACCAACCCATTGCTGATGCCATTTGTGCCTTTGATAAGAGATCCGCTCGCCCGTATGTTGCTAACATCGATACCAATACCTCCGGCACTTTTGCTGATCAATGCTACTTCTTTTAGTGTGTCGTAAATGGCTTCGATGCTGTCGTCTTTCATGGACATTAAAAAACAAGATGCCAATTGATGTTGCTTCATGCCCGAATTAAAAAGTGTCGGTGATGCATGCGTATACCAACCCTCGGAGAGTATATTATACATTTCAATGGCATCTTCCGGGGAATCCGATAAAAATACGGCAACACGCATCAACATGTACTGTGGTCTCTCGACAATACCATCTTTACATTTCAACAAATACGATCGCATCAGTGTTCGAATGCCAATAATGTCGTATTGAAAATCTTTGTTTAAATCAATATGAACATCATAATTGTACATGTTCAATTTTTTAACATAACCATCGGCCAGAATATCCTCATCCGCCAATTTTCGCATCGCCTCGGTAAAGGAAGAAGGCGTTCTTTGATATAAATCAAACATTTCAAGTCGACCTGCCAAAATTCCATACTCGAAGGAATGTGTGGTCAAGGAGGCCGCAGTTTCTGCAACATACGGAATTACATCGCTCGTGCACATGTTGTTTGCAATGCCTCTTTTCACCGTTTCAGACACTTTATCCACATCTACCGTATTCAATGTAGGATGAATATTAACCGCATTGGTTATAAACTGATATATTTTTTGCTGGTCGTAAGGTTGCTTATCTCCTTTTCGTTTTAAAACAAACATGTGTGTAACTGTATATAATAATTCTTTACTTATATATATAATTTATTAATTATCACGCAATGTCTTTGCAACTATTTTTACATTCGCTCCGGAAATAAAACCAGACATAAAGGACACGAATACCGTCACCACGATAACCAAGGCTATACGCAGCACGGTTTGACGACCACAACATAATAAAACGAGAAAGAGGACCAAGTATATCGGGCCAGCTACTGTTATCAAAATGGATTCCGTCAAGGGTGCCTCTTTATATACACCGCCAAGTACCGTCCCAGCGATGGAACAGCCTAGCAGAAAGAAGAGAATCAAGCAAATATAATAGGAAGACCGAATAAACCCTTCAATCTCATCTGCCTTGTGCTTGTTGAAATACTTACTTCTACGTAAATTCAATAGGCCTTTCTCTTCATCTTCATGGTCCGACATTTTATTTATGCTTTCAATATTTATATACCTACTAAAACATTAATCCTATACGCTATCCAATAAGTGACCCGATATACTATATATTTCGATGCATTTTATTCATATGATTAACGGTTACACCATTGGAAAAGAATTGGGTTCCGGAGACAATGCTGTCGTGTATGAAGCAACCAAAGATGGGGAAACATATGCTATGAAATTTATAAAAAAGTCATCCGATGCTATCGATCGAGAGATACGGATACATAAAAGAGCCATGAAACTAGAATGCGCTCCAAAAATCTACGAAGATTTTATTTATGTGAAACATAAAAGGATAAAATATGCTAGGGCATTGGTCATGGAAAAGATAAGTACATTCAAAAATAGAAAAAAAATAACATCACAACAACAGATAGATATTATGCAACAAACGTGGATTCTATTAGAAAACGGTATCATTCACAACGACATGCATCAGGGCAATATTGGACTACGTACAAATGGGAGCGGCATCGTATTTGATTTTGGCGAAGCGGAAGAAATAGATCCACCCACAAACAAAGTTATATTGCGTCAACTGTTTATATGCCAACTCTACGCGCTGATCACAAGGGTCGGTTGTAATAAAAATAATAGAATTTCACTATGTGGAAATGAGCCAATACATAACGCGATTTATCAAGTCCGTGCACACAAACCAGATGAATTGGAGGAGTTGAATCAATTATTAGGAGATAAGATTGATCCATGTGTGAGAACCGAATTTGTGAGATCCGATTTAAAACTTTAATCCTATAAAGCTAACGGAAAAAAAATCTTCAAATGGTTTGCTATCTGGCAGTGTATCACTGTTTACATAATCCATAACAGCACGTATTACTTTGGATGCGTATTTTTGCAATTTTAAACCACGTGTTGAGTACCGTATACCCTTTACATGATGTTTATACTTGAATAGTCTGTTATATTCACCATTTGTAACCGCCTTACAATGATCCTTTATCAATAAACGTATCTTATATTTTTTTCCTATATGCCACAGAGTCACCAATGCAAAGGCAAACAGATCATTCCACCATAAATGTTTTTCGCTTTTTGAGGTAAATTTACTAAATTGAAAAATACTATAGCTTGGTGTAAATTGAATATCATTGCCGATTTTTTCACTCGTAATCGCCGAATCCAAATCAATGAAGGCCAATCGGGATCCACACCACATTATATTTTCTGGCTTTATATCACATAAATATATCCTATTTTCATGCAGCTCTACCAAACATGTTTTCAATTGAAAAATATCCTTGTTTTTTATTTGATAATTATCACTCGTTAACATGTCAAACAGGTCTCCATTGGGACAACTATTCATCAAATAGAAGGTATATCCACCACCTATAAAAACTTCTTTTGGATACACCAAATGCTGTTTATACTTCATCTTTTTAAAGCGTTCGAATATAGACATATCGCGGCCGTTGGAGCGCTCAACAGAAACAGCCACCTTTCCAAACACATACACCTCTTTGAATGTACCACATGATATTTTATCTGGAATGATATCTGGTCTGAGCGTTAATTTCACCCAGTTTGGAGCATTTTTCAAATCTATTTCTTGAAGAATGTCCCTAAAATTATGAGTACACATGTTACTATTATGAAAACATATTATTATACAGAAATATATTACTTTAATGACCAACCATCACCTTCGTAAAGTGGTTTTGCTCTTTCCACAACACGGTGACAGGCGCGTTTCAATTCGAATTGGCAACGCTTGAAGGATTCGTACGTACTACCCTTTTTAGTATTCCTAAAGTTTTCCATCATACGCGAAAGGGTACGCCAAAATTCATCGTCCCATTCCAATCGCCATGCACGCAACATTTTAGGACCCCAAGATATGAATATGGCATTTCGTTGATCGGAACAGGCCATTTCCAAGTACATCTGTGGTACATAATAATAAGTAACCTTGCTATTGCACTTCTTTGTTTTGGCAGGACACTTAATCTCAAGTATTCCTTGATCCGTGATTTTCAACTCTTCTTCGGTTGGGTCAAATATTTGATAAAACCCATCTGGTGTGGCCGATAACCACTCTACACTGTTGTGTTGTACATGTGGTGCCTCAAATGCCATAATATCTTCTTTGCGTTTTAAAAACTCCAACATGGCGATGTCTTCATGTTCACTGCCCCATTTCATCCATCCGAGTTGCTCTTCCGTGAAAGGCTCCTTCTTTCTGCCTTCAAACACCTCCTCATACCATACCAACCGCTCTTCGTCACTACCACAGAACAGAAAGTTGCTTAATTTACTACCAGACAATTTATTTTTTCGCATGGCAAACCATTCTGGGGTTCGCTGCTGCGGCTGGTCTATACCCTGATCCGACAATGAAAAGAAACGTTCGTGATCGACGTCGCTCATTTAGATGTATTGAAACATGCTGTAAACCCTTATATACATCATTTTTGATTGTATGTGTAGTACATGTTCATGGAAATGGACCCATATGGACCTACGTGGACCGACGTGTACGTGGACCGACGTGTACGTGGACCGACGTGTACGTGGACCGACGTGTACGTGGACCGACGTGTACGTGGACCGACGTGTACGTGGACCGACACAAAGTATTGAATATATTTAGGTATATAAGTCTTACAAATGCATTTTAAATGACGCGCAAGAAGTACGAACGTGATACATACGACGATGGGTGGTCTACGGACGACAGTAGTTCTTCTGAGGAAGAAGAGTTAGTACTGTCCGAAGATGAGATTTATGACATCTTGGAAAACATGTGGGGTAATTGGCAAGGCACATCCTTTGATAGATGGAATGACGTGTCTGATTTGTTCGAGTATTTTTATTTAAAGTCACCGGTTTGCGAGATTTATCACCATACCCATCTTTTATTGTCACATGAAAAGGAAATGTATCGATCTTTATGTATAGATGTTTGTGCGGTTTGTAAAAAGTTGGGTTTTGATGATACATCCAAAATGTCACAGGTGGTCTATGATATCTTAAATAAACGAAATAAATTTTGTATTATCCATCGCGATGATACGCATTGGACTCGTGCATGGTGTAAAACACTGCGATCGTTTTAAATTACCATATAAATACGTATGTTTTTATTATTAAAATGTGTGGTATTTTATTTGCAGAAACAACGGAAGACAATTTATTTATTACCTCTTTGGAAACTCTTTACCCACGCGGTCCAGATGAATGTGATATTTACAAGTTTGAAGACGTGCGTTTGGGTCATACTCGTCTTGCAATTGTCGACCAAGTGGGTGCAACCCAGCCTATGCATAAAGGTCAGTTTAAGTTGATCTTTAGTGGTGAGATATACAACCATGAATCCGACGGTAAGTATATATTTGATATGGTTGGAAAACATGGTCCATTGGAAGCGCCCAAATATTTGGAGGGTATATTTGCATATGTGTTATACGATATAATGGAAGATGAATATTACATCGTCCGTGATCATGTGGGCGTGATGCCACTCTATATGGGTTATAAAACAGATTTTAAGACTAAAAAGAAGGGTGTTTGGGTGGCCTCCGAGTTAAAAGCACTTGAATGGTGTGAAGATATTTGTGTGGTACCACCCGGGTACGTCGTTACTCGGTCCGACAACCACCGTTTCAAAAGCAGTTACCCGGTTCATCCTACCGGTGAATATAATCTGTTACGAGACCTTTTGATCGGGTCCGTGAAAAGAAGAATACCAAAAGTACCGTGGGGTGTTTTATTATCCGGTGGGTTGGATTCTTCTATCTTATGTGGTATATTGAGTCGTATTGATCGGCCAAAAGATTATCCCACTATTCATTCCTTTACCATCGGTTTAAAGGGATCACCGGATTTACTAAATGCACGAAAGCAGGCAGAATTTTGTGGTACAATTCACCACGAGTTTACCTTTACCCTTGAAGAGGGAGCCGAAGCGATCAACGACACGATTCACGTGGTAGAAACGTACGATGTTACTACTGTGCGTGCATCTGTACCACAATATTTACTCGGTAAAATTATAAAAAAGTTTGGAATCCGTGTGATTTTGAGTGGTGAAGGTGCAGATGAATTGTTTGCGGGATACTTGTATAACAAACATTGCCCTTGCCCTGATTCATTACAAGCAGAATGTATACGTAAAATGGAAAATTTGCACTACTACGATTGTTGCAGGACCAATAAAACGATGGCAGCCAATGGCATCGAGTGTCGCGTTCCCTTTCTGGATCAAACCTTTGTACGGTATGCGATGAATATTCACCCAAAATACAAGATGTCAAATGATAAAATAGAAAAACACATTTTACGGGAAGCCTTTAAAGATATGTTGCATCCAGATATATACAAGCGTCAGAAGGCACAATTTAGCGATGCGGTTGGTTCGGATTGGATCGAGTTTTTGCAAGATTATATGAATGATCAAATTGTCCCAGACAAGGAATACGAACACCAGCCACCTGTTACCCGAGAGGCAAAACGGTATCGTTACATCTTTGAAAATACATTTGTAAGCGGTGGAGAAAAAACCTGCAAATATCATCACGATACCGTGGCATGTTCATCTTCAGAAGCGCACAAATGGCATGATTTTGAATGCGATCCAAGTGCAAAATCTTTGTATAAATAATGTACTTATATATGCATATGAAACAAACTTTTAAAACATTAGATGTAGTAAAACTTATTTTTGCGATAGCATATGTGTTGCTCGTATCCTTCTTGCTCGCCTATGATGTGGAGGTAAATAAAAGCCTACAAGATTGGTTAATTGTATTGACACATGCTGCTGGAATACCTCTCATTATTGTCATATGGGAGACGCAATGGATAGCCATTACCCTGCTTATCGGTCTGCTAATTAGCATCGCATCGCATGTATCTATTATTTTTGACTGGCACGTGGACAAACTTGAACCAATGGATATAGCTTTCGCGAATTTGTCTTTGATGCTTGTTGCAACCATTGTCATTTTCGACAAAATACCGGAATGGGTTCTACCCTTGTTTTTTACACTGACCGTGCTCAACACCATTTTCTGGGATCACATGTGGGTGTACTCGACCAGTTCAAGCCTTGTTAACTTGGCAGTCACCATTTACATCGCTTATCGTCTATTCAATCCATCTGAAAAAAGAAATACCACCTTTATGGTAATTGGATTACTACTGGGTGTGGTGGGTACCGTGTTTTTCTTGGGGGATGGGGACCATGCAGACAAAAATTATTCCATCATACATAGCGTGTGGCATATATGTTCCTACGGGGCTCTCTACTTTTCAGTAAGATCCATACGGTCGGATACAGATATTATGAAATTAAGAAGACCAAGAATAGAGTTTTCTAGAAAAATAGAATTTGGTAAACTTGCATATCAATAATTATAATTTTTGTTTTTTTACACTTTCTGAGTAATCATCGTCTTCGGAATCACTTATTGAACGTTTTACACCGGTTTCAAAGGCCAGTTCTTCGTCCTCATCTTCGTCGGTGGATTGGTAGTCATCGGACTCCGTTTCATCTCCATAGTCAATTTCAGATTCCGTTTCTTCCTCTGGATCGGTCATGTTTTCCTCCCATTCGCTTTCTTCATCTTCCTCGGATGATATGTTGTTCATAAGATCATTTATCTCTTTCCACGACTGTGTTTCATGACACCGAAACATATCTTTCCAATTCAATGGGTCCGGTCCAGTTTCATAAAAACCGATATTGTAATCGCTTTTGGCCCATTTTTCAATCTCCTTCAAACGTTTACGGTCCATGCATGAATGCGTTTCAACACGCTTGTCCTTTAGTACCACCGTCATGTCAAAGGTTTTGGTGTAAGAAGTGACTCGTTCACAAAATATCACATCTACTTCTGACAACGGACGGTAATACGCCGCTTCCATTGAAAACAACTCGTCTTTTGAAAATACCATCGAACTCATAAAGGTAGTTTTATGAATACGGGTGGGGACCTGTGTGTCCACGGAACAATTAATTGCATCCACAAAGATATTTTCAGTTTCAAAGTTGAGGGCTTCCACTGCCACCTCGTCTTCCGTGTCGTCAGAAATACCCGCCAACCAAGATGGAGATTTTAAATGTAACACCTTTTTCTTTTTAAAATCATTCTTCAGAACAACCAAATATTCTGCGTGCTCGCTGGTCAAGGATGCCGGCTTGAAAAACAACTTTTTGACTTCCAACTTGTCCGTTCCAAAGGTTAAAACATTCTTCTCGTAAGTAACCGCTTGAGTCTTTCGTAAATTTGTACAGGTGAATTTCATTTTTTTTATATATCACAAGGAACCTTTATATACCTTCTTTTTTATTTATCTGCACTCCAAACGACAGCTGGCCGTCGCCAAGGGCGCATGGGCGTGTCAATAGACGTGTCAATAGACAATGTCAAGATGTCGGTCCATTATAACGATCCCGAACAATGGCCAAAAGTATCATAAAATATAGTAGAGCCACTATACCCGATTCTATACCCAGTATATACAGGTCTAACAAAACCCCATAGGCACTCCATACGCAAGCAGCTGTCATGTGCAGTAGCACAGAATAGCTATGTATATCCTGTGTACTATTTGGTCTACGTACTTTCCATACTTGGGGAATATTGCTAATCATAGAGAGTATGGCACCAATAAGACCAAGGGTATACGGTATAGGATACATTTTTATGGAGAACATATGTAATTATAGGCATTATTTTATAAATCGCTGATGTCACGGTTCCTTCGTAGTTCGTTTCTATATTGTGAAGAAGAGGTGGCTGCATCCTCGGTGTCTTTGAAATTGATCAAGATATTTTTGTACAGTGATTCATATGTCATTTGTATGTCTCGTACATTGCGTGCACCGGTTATGACAACTTTGCCACTGCGAAAGATAAGAAATACCAGTTTTGGATTAATACTTCGAAATATTAACCCCGGGAACAAATCCGGCGTGAAAGACACATACAGACCAAATTTATCGGCAATGTCTTTCAACTTGATAGGAAATCCAACATTGGCAGAGGCTACAACATTTTGTATTTCAAAATTCTTAAACATAACCGGAATACCAAAGGATTGAAATATACGCACATATTTACGTGCCGCCAAACGAGACTCCATCGTGCTTTTACTACCAGTCACAACCATATTACCAGAGGCAAAGGCCAAGGCAGTCGTTCTCGGTGTTGTTGTACGTATTGTCGCCGCTGCAAAATTTTGAGGGTTGAACTCCAAACATCCATAACGAAGTGCAATTTCATGCAAATTTAGACCCGATACACCCAATGAAAAAGTACTTACCACATTCTGGAGATGAAATGGTGGAACCTCCACTTGGACATTGCTTTGACCAAGGGTGTTAAAGTCTAACTTTTGCTTCTTTGTCTTTTTTACTTTAGGCATTTTAACATCGAGTCAACTCTTATATATCCGTATATTGTAAAAACACGTTGGAAGGTACGGGGGTGCAGAGGTGCAGAGGTGCATAGGTGCAGACGACACTTTCATATTGACCTCGGTCCGGTAAAACGGTCCTTTATGTCTCATAAAACAGTATGATTATACTATAATAATCATTGTCAAGTACAATAATGATTATTGAAACGTATTATCCAGACTGGTCTAGCATTTACAATATAATGTTGGACAGCGATCATGATACCCTTAAAAATTTGCTCTCTAAAAATAACAATACCAATCTGCAAAATTTTCTACAACGACACCGTTTTGAACAGCTTTCTATCAAGATCAACGGGGACAAATTCGAAACCGGTAGTTTTGGCTGGGTATACACGGATGCAACATACGAAGAAAAAAATGTGGTTGTAAAACGATTGAGGAATAAGGTTGATATACGTGTCTTTTTTTTAGAAAGCGTCATACAGTGTATATTACATAACTATACCAATGAACAAAATTGCCCAATAAAAGTGCCAGAAATATACAAGTTTGGAAAGTGTACATTCGGAAATAATTCGGATGTACATGTCATTGTCATGCAAAAAGTAAATGGGATGCCCTTGTATGAGAATTCATACTTTGTATCTAGACGTATTAGGATGATTGTTCGTGGCTTGAAACAGTTACAAAGGGATTTTAATTTTGTACATCGCGATTTTCACGTGGGAAATGTGATGGTTGAGGATGGAATACCATATATGATAGATTTTGGGCGCACATGTATTGGTAATTTTCGTGCGGCCCCCCTATATGATACAACGGCATGGTGGTCAACCGACTGTACCAATAAGTCCCATGATATATGTACTCTTATTGTCAGTTTTGCTAATGCTGTCCCAACAAACGAACGCATTAATAATATGGCGATAAGTATATGCAAAGAGTATAGGAAATTAGTGGACAATAGCCCTAGCATGGACATAGATCGTGACGAGGAATATAGAGGCATGAAATGGACCGATAAGATATTTCATTTTCACTACATTATGGACCTAGAGGAAGTGCAATTGGATAATTTTACCCCAGAGGCTTTGTTATCATGTCGGACACCATTGCAAGAGTATTTAAAGTTGCGTTTTTAGTTTATATCAATTTGTAAGTGATCCATGGACAATTATCGACGTGCAGCAAGAAACCTGTTGGTTTCCATAGAAAATGGCGAGGAGTTGGAAGAACGAGCATGGAATCATTGTTCCAATAAATACCCCATTATTATAAGACGTTTATCGAGAGGTATTTCTTTTGAGGAAGCAACTGCCGAGTTTGAACCTATTCAACATAAACCCGAAGAAGAGGAGATGGTCGATGGGGATATCACCTGTCCAAAATGCCATTGTAAAAAGGTTCATCGTATAGAAAAACAAACGCGAAGTGCAGATGAGTCCGCCACGGTCTTTTGTTACTGTTCCCAGTGTGGCAAGAGGTGGAAATTCTAGTATAAATATACTAAATACGATAATATAAGTATGGAATGGTATAAAATTTTACTTATTATAATATGTACGTTTTCAGCATTTGGATGGCTGGTTCATGGTCTGCGCTTATACAAACGATGGCAAGATAGAAAAGACGAGCCGATTTTGACTCATTTGGACTATGTTTCAATTAATTCATAACCCATCTGTGTATTTTGCTCTGGGCGGACCTTTAAATATATAAGATACTTTCTTACAGAGTCGGGCCATTTTAGATGTTTTCGGTGTGAGTGGTTCAAAATCATCTTCAAATTCATGAATATCCAGTTCATCGTCTGTTATACAGAATATTTCTCGTTCTGGTGATGGATCTCTTGACGCGCTCGACATTTTAGTTATTTATTGCAGTATATATAGATAAAAATGTTCATATATGATGCGCGTGGTGAGTATCGATGTTGGTTTGCGAAATTTTGGATATGCAATCCTACAAGACCATGAATTGGTAGACTTTGACTCTATCTGTATTTGGGATTTAGTACCTAAAAACAAACGTACGGATTATCCGTATATTGCAAGGGTATTGGTGGAAAATACGAACATCTTTGATAAAGCAGACGTGGTGTTGATCGAAAGGCAAATGCAGGCGCGTATGAAAATGATTGCCTGTGCCTTACGTTGTTTCTTTTGGGGTAAATCCAAGATGATTGCCCCACTGTCTGTTCGAAAACATTTTAAGATTAGTACGGGTGTTTACAAGGAAAACAAGAAAGCAAGTAAAGATTTTGTATTGCAATTTCTTTCCGAAGACCAAAAGAAAAAGTACATGTCTTCCAAGAAGAAGGACGACATGGCAGATGCCATTATTCAGGGGATGTATTATATAAATAGTTAGTGTAAAAAAAAATAGTATAAATCAGTTGTTTTTATTTACAAATGTCTAGAGATCCACGACGTGACTTCCGTTTGGAGGAGGAACCTTTAAACCCGGTTATTACACCCGTCGTAAACAGCGAGAGTAGTCATGGGTTCGATTGGCACGATGTCCTCCTTATCTGCAATAGTGTAGGTCTTTTTTGCATTTCCCTCCTTGTAATTGTAGTCCTGATATTGGTTATTGCATGGAATGCATATAACATTTAGATTAATTAATTTTGTAAAAATATCCAAACGTGACATTAATTCTCTGGCTTTTTTTTCTATACATGCATTATCTTTACTCGCATCAAAACACCGCCATCGTGTTATCCAACCAGATTCGTGCACACTTAGACGAAGTCTAGCTCGATGTACCACATCCTGTAAATCTCTCAGAGCGTGTTCCACTGCACATTTGCTTTCGTAAGCGGGGTGTTCCTTTGGTAGATTGCTGTATGTTTTTAACATGCCATGGATCGTTTGTACAGTGTGAGTTTCTTTGATATATGGGTCTGCATTTGCATTCAGCAGGTAATCTATGGCATACGAAGTTCCACGCAGTAGTATATTTCTACCTAGAAAATACGTGCCCGCCGCTGCCATCGGGTAGTACATAACCCATGCCATTTATTTTACATAGGAAAAGACATATATACGGGATTCTTGACAATGCTCGTTCATAATGGATTGCAATTTTGAACCCTCTAATTCAACACAAACCGGCTTCTTTCCAAATACCATTAAAAGACTATCCGAAAATGCCTTGTAAATCACAAATAAAACCTTGTCGGGGTTTGCCTTGCAAGTACTAACCATTGCCCGAAGTGTTTTATCCGGGATTTGGTTGAAATCGTCATGTATTGCAGTCATTATCTGCTTATACGATGCTTCGGATTTTACAGAAGTAACACTGGTAGGTTTACCTTTTAAAAATTCCATATAATAATATAAAAACATACATATATACTCTTTAAAATGTAAAATCAGTCTTCAAATATTCCATCACAACGCGTCTGCCTCCTTCATACATTTTACGCATCTGATCTGGGTCAATATGCGTGAAATGGGAATAAATTGCATCGTCCGGTGAAAAGATGTTTATGGTCACCTTGTCCTTTACAAATGTATTACAAGCCCTGTAACGCAATTGATCGAAATCAACCTCCAAATAACGTGCGATGTCCTTTAAATCATTTATCAAAGTACTCATCATCTGGTCCGTCATGACACGGAAAGACTCCTCGATCAGAGGTAAATGACCCATCGGTTGTGTTGCCTTGAAAAACAATTCATAACTATTAATTGGATAACATACCATCACATCGATAGAACAGCCGTCCGGGTGATTCTCAATAAAGGCAAAGATCTCCTCCACAGGTATCATGTGCCGCATTGCACCGTCTTGATACTTATGATCGCCAATTTTTATGGGAGGGAAGACAATTGGAACAGAGGCACTCGCCATAATTGCATGAGACAAGTCACTGTAAAATGTCTGGTACTCACAGGTATCTTTATTATACACACCCACCGTCAAAGGAGTATAACAGGAAGATTCGTCAAAATGCTCGCTTATCATCTTTCTCATAGGAGCATTACTATACAAAGAATCATAATACCACAATGCATCGATGGCATTGATATAAAACCCCCATCGAGTATGGGGTTCGACTACATGAAAGCCGCCTATCTCAAACAAATCCTTTGCAAACTCCATCTGTTTGTCAAACCTATCAGGAGGTACTTGAGACACTAAACCACCTACTAAAGAACCAGCACTAATACCTGAAATTTGCTTCCAATCCACTCGGGACTTGCCACCTATTTTATACAGCCCGTGTAACATGCCCACTAAAATGGCCCCACGGTCTCCACCCGCCGATAAAGCCAAAAGCCTAGGTCCACCAGAACGACTAGAACGGTCTTCCGTCATACATCTACATATATCGGTATATATATACTCAAAAACCTTCTATTATTATATATTTCATACATTATGCAACAATCCTTTTACGAAGAAAAACAATCACTGGATAAACAGCGGGAGGAAGCCGATCTAATTTACAAATGTTTCATGGACGAAAATACAAGTGCCCTTGACACGGTTATACGAGAAATAAAAGACCTTACACTAGCAGAGTTTTCAAACGCCAGTGACAGATTACGTAAAATGTTAACACGTTCATTAGAAACAAAATCGAGGATCGCAAAACACGGTGCATTACTATTCGGTCTTTACCTCACACCTGAATATGCAAATCGTCTGGTAAAAGAAGGGCGCGTTGACACCAACAGATTTCGTGAATATTATACGAGACACCTACCCACCATGTGTCAAGCGCATCTCAATGGACAACCAAAATTTGATTCCATGCAAGCATTTGTCGAAGAGGCGAGAGTAAGATACATAATCATATAATTATATTCATTAAACACAAAAAGTACTTATTAGTATATCTTTATCTATAGGGCAACACACCCTGTCATGTAATTGTTGCATCCATCGCTTCGCGGAATTATAGTCTTGTAAAGGTAAACGAAACAACTTGGGTGATTCTAGATATTTCATATACCCCTCCAGACAATAATTACGATGAATGCGTATACAATACGCTGGATCAGTTTGTAATTTACGACAAATCATCGTGTCTGTACCATTCGAAAATGTATATCTTGGTTCGTTCGCCTCTACACAGGTCCAAAATATGGCATCTGACCTCTCCACACTACGGTGATAAGGACGGATGATTATAGAAGGACGCTGGATGTATAAATCACCGACGGAAATCATTTTTATATGCTCTAGATAACATTGTTATTTAAACATACATTACCATAAAGCCACTTCCTTCACCACACATGTTAACAAATCGAGTCAAGGCTACCATCACAAAGTGTCCCGATACCTAAAACATTGTTGTTATTATATAAATAACATTGTTATAATTAACATATAAATAACATCGGATGTTTTATAATGGTTTGTCCCTCCTAAAATAAACAGGCATATTTACCTGCTAGCTAAAAATTAGACATAGGGGCGATTTGAAAAAAATTTTTTTTTTACTATTTTCTAATAACATGCAATAGCATATATGTTATTTAATGCTATTTTAACATACGCACAGCATGTTTAGGGAAAAAGCCAAAAAAAAAATATTTTTTGCCACCCCCTGTCTAATTTTGGCACTATATGGACACAGGCCTATTTATTTTAGGCCGGATGTACCATAGAAAACATTTAGCAGGTAATTAGGTTTAAATCTATTTCAGGCGTTTGTTCTGCTTAAAATAAACAATCCTGTATTCATATTCGCTAAAAATTAGACATAGGGGCGATTTGAAAAAAAATTTTTTTTTACTATTTTCTAATAACATGCAATAGCATATATGTTATTTAATGCTATTTTAACATGCGCACAGCATGTTTGGGTAAAAAGCCAAAAAAAAAAATATTTTTAGCCACCCCCTGTCTAATTTTGGCACTATATGGACACAGGCCTATTTATTTTAGGCCGGACGTACCATTGGAACCGACTTGTCAACTGGACCGACACGCACAAGACTCGGGACATGGACCGACACGCACTTGCGTCATGTACCTTGGCTACTGTATGTACCTTGGGTACTGTATGTACCTTGGGTACTGTATGTACCTTGGCTACTGTAGGTAGAGACAATCATTAAATCAAAACTTTTAAAGCACGTGTTAAACATGTCTTCAGAATATAAACGAGTAAGTGCGAGAGAACACGTCCTACTGCGGCCGGATACCTACGTTGGTTCTGTAGAACCGGTGGTATGGGACAATACTAATATTGACAGTGGAGAACAGGTTGTCATACCTGCCCTGTACAAGATATTCGATGAAGTTCTTGTAAATGCCTCTGATAATATAAGCAGAGGAAAGACAAGCAAGATAGATGTCGAAATCACCGATAGATCATTCACTGTAATCAACGATGGGAAATGTGTGCCTGTTGTCAAACACAAGAAAGAAAAGATTTGGACACCTGAACTCGTCTTTGGCAATTTGCGTACTTCAAACAATTATGACGATAAGGAGGAACGTCTGACGGGTGGTCGCAATGGTTATGGAGCCAAACTGGCGAATATATTCTCAGTGGAATATTATGTAACAATATGGGATCACCGTAAAAAGAAATGTTACACCCAATCATGGACAAACAACATGAGCAAAGTAAATGCGCCCTCTATTACGGATTACGCGGGTACTACCTCAAAAACCGAGGTATGTTGTATGGTAGACCTTGAGAAGTTTGGTATTGAAAATATACCTGTTCAAACATTATCTATGATGCAACGCCGTGTTTATGACTTGAAAGTATGCAATCCATCTGCATATGTGTCTTTGGAAGGTGAAGAAATTAAAATGAAACTGGACGAGTATGTATCCACATACATGTCCGACCTTGTGTTCCAACAAGACAACAAGCGATGGCAATTGATGATTGGTATAAATGACACTGGTGATTTTCAGCAGCAATCTTTTGTGAATGGTATCTGGACACGCAATGGGGGTACTCATGTGGATTATATCTGGAAACAAATATACAAACAACTGGAGCCTATTCTAAAAAAGTTAAAGTTGAAACCCTATGAAGTCAAGCGCAAACTAAGCATGTTTTTATCCTGCAAATTGGTCAACCCCACCTTTGATTCACAGATCAAAGAAACATGCACACTTCCAGTTACCAAGTTTGGGTCTGACTTTAAACTGCAAAAGTCGTTTTTCAATGCGGTCAAGTCTTCCAGATTCATGGATGTATTGCAAAGTATGGCCAGTAAAAAAGACGACAAGAAACTAAGTAAAAACGACGGAAAGAAGCAGCGTTCGGTGGATGTTCAGAAACTAACGGATGCATCCAAGGCAGGAGGCATCGAGTCTCAAAAATGCACACTTATATTAACCGAAGGTGATTCCGCCAATGCACTGGCACTGGCCGGTATGTCCGTTGTTGGTAGCAAGTACTACGGGTCATATCCATTAAAGGGTAAAATATTGAATGGATATACAGCGGGAACTGACAAATGGTCAAAGAACGCGGTGATCACAGATGTTATCAAGTCACTGGGTCTAAAGCACGGTGTCAAATATACCGATACAAAATCATTGCGTTATGGGTCTATATTGGTCATGGCAGATCAGGATACCGATGGATTTCATATCAGAGGTCTTGTCTTCTCACTATTTGGATCCCACTGGTCCGAGTTGTTATGTATTCCGGGGTTTGTAAAGGTGATGCGAACACCTCTGGTCAAAGCCTTTCAGGGTAAACGTCTGGTAAAAGAATTTTTCAATGAGCAACTTGCCCATGAATACATCAAAGAACATCCAGAACTACGGTTTAAATTTTACAAGGGATTGGGAACCTCGACGAGCAAGGAAGCAAAAGAAATGTTTCGTGATCTGAATAAATACACCTTTCCCATGTCTGGGGCACCAGAATGTTTACAAAAAGCATTCAAGGACGTGGACTACGCAAAACTATGGCGGAAAGATGTTGTAACCAGACCTCCGATGTATGGGGACGATCGTGACGGCCGTACGTACGATTCCTTTGTGACCGGTCCGTGGGTGGAACATGCGCGAGCCTCCAATGAAAGGAGCATTGCCGATGTACACGATGGATTGAAACCGGTGCAACGCAAGATACTGTACACCATGATGAAACGAAACAACACTGAAATCAAGGTCGCACAGTTAAATGGTAAAGTAGCACTGGATATGCACTACCATCATGGTGAAATGAATGTAGGAAATGCAATCGTTAACATGGCACAAGATTTTGTTGGGTCCAACAATCTACCATACTTGGAAGCCATCGGTCAATTTGGCACGAGACACAAAGGAGGGGCAGATCATGCATCCCATCGTTATATTTTTACCAAAATGCAATCGTGGGTAAAGTTTGCCTTTCCAGAAGATGATTTGCCGGTGTTAGAATACAATAATGTAGATGGACATGTGGTTGAACCACATCATTTTGTCCCAATCATACCGACCATACTGGTGAATGGTGTTTCGGGTATTGGTACAGGATGGGCAACCGACATACCGCAATATAATCCAATCGATGTGATCGATGTGGTCCTGAATGAGTGTAATCACTCTAGCGAGTCGTATGACTCCTTGACACCTTGGTACAGAGGGTTTACAGGAGAAGTTGTGAAAGAAGGTGGGCGTTACAAAAGCGTGGTGGAATGGAAGGATGGTAATTTAAAGGAATTACCGGTTGGTATATGGACCACTAATTTCAAGGAGAAATTAAAAAAGTTGGATGCCCGATTTACAGAATCACACACGGATACCACAGTTGAATTTAATATACACGATGTTTCACGTGATAAAATTCCTTTGGAGAATAACATCAAGGAAAATTGGGTGGTGTTTGACTCCGACATGATACAGGAAACGCATATTCGTGGTATATTTCTGGCCCATAAGAAAGCACGTATTGAGTTGTACACCAAACGCAAAGCGTATCAGTTACAACAATTACAGAACAGCAGTACTGAAAAAAACAATCGCATGCAATTTATTGAACAGTGTCTGGCGGGAAATGTCCCAATTACGAACGAGTCCTATGAAACCTGCGTTCAAGTATGTAATGTTTTGGGTATTGATTCAAAATATTTGGACATTCGTCTGCGTGATATAACGCCCGACGCAGTACAAAAACTCAAGGATGACATTGCAGACTTGAATACAAAATACGACCTGTTATATCGCACAACCGAGAAACAGTTATGGAGTAAAGAACTGGAGGAATTACGAAATCTTCTACAGCCTAATAAAAAGAGGAAGAGGGAGGAAATAGATTTAACAAAAGATTAAGAAAAAAAGTGGTATATATTATATAACTATTACATATTAATATGAGATTGTATATTCTCTTAATAAGCTTAAGTTTTTTTAACACGGTTCGTGGCTATAATACCTCATGCGCAGAGAACTATCGTTTGGGCTTCGAATATATTTCAGAAAATAAAGTATACGGAGCAAGCGGGTGCACGGATGTGTCAGACTGTCAAAGCAAATGCTCGCTAGATAATTCATGCGATGGTTACAGTAGCTCTCCTAGCAAATTCATAATGGCTTCTGGGCAACAAACTACTTGTATTGTGTTGGATCAGGGGTTGAAATGTTGGGGAGTAATCGTGGGAGAAATTGGTATCAATTATGGAGATGGACCGGGTGAAATGGGTACAAATTTACCATTTATTGACATGGGCACGGATACTATATCAAAAATGGGAATTGGTAACTCCCATATATGTGTTTTGTTAAGTAATGGAAAGGTAAAATGTTGGGGAAACAACGGTTATAGACAAGTGGGAGTAGATGGTATTCCAACCTTTACCAATACGCCACCCGCGGACCCGCTTAATTTGGGAGCCGATGCAACCGATATATGTGTCGGGATGCACCACTCATGTGCGGTATTAAGCGATGGCGGTGTTAAATGTTGGGGGAAGAATGGTTATGGAGAACTTGGGATGCCTAAAACAACATCATATTCTACTGTTCCGGCGAATTCAATTAATATGGGGGGGTCAGCAACACAAATATCTTGTGGAGACGCGTACACATGTGCTATTATGTCCACCGGAGACGTAAAATGTTGGGGCATGAAAGGTGCACATTTGGGTCAGGGCGATTATGATGATAGAGAATCACCAGTACCTGTTGACTTTGGCACCGGTAGAACTGCTGTTCAAATTGTTGCCGGTAGGCGTCATGTGTGTGTTTTAATGGACAACTCACAGGTAAAATGTTGGGGTTCTGGAATTTACCTTGGTCGTGATGAGGTTACCTATGATCAGGGAGATGAACCGGGTGAAATGGGTGATAATTTGGCTGTAACCGATCTTGGTACCGTTGGCACGGTTGTATCCCTATCCGAGGGTCCAGAATTCAGGAGTGTATGTGCGTTATTTGATAATGGTAAACTCAAGTGTTGGGGGGCGAACACATATGGATTGGGGTTTGTTAGTTCCGATAATGTCGTTGGAAATGGACCGGGTGAAATGGGCGATAACCTTCCATTTGTAGACTTGGGGACCGGAAGAACTGCGGTTGCTGTAACAGGTGGGTCTCAATTTCACTGTGCTGTATTGGACGATGCATCGGTAAAATGCTTTGGATTCAATGCTTATGGTCAATTGGGTTATGGTGATACAACCAATCGTGGAAAAGCAGCAGACAGTGTTGGTGATAATCTTGCAACTGTAAGTCTTGGAGGTAGTGCCAAGTTATTAAGCTTATCCTACGGTACATTGCAATCAGGTACAGGTGATGGCTATACAAAATCAGCAGCATGTTTATCATGTCCGAATGGTACCGTGAATGCGGCGGGCGATTTGATAAATGGTAGTGTTACATACTGTGACCGACTTGTACCATGCGCACAAAACGAATTTGTGAATACCGATCACCAGTGCGAAACATGTCCAGCGGCAACATACAATGATGTAGGTGACACCGTAGTAGGAAGCTGTGACGATACGGAAAAATGCATCGCCAATTATCATGTTAAAACGGAGTATTCAAGCAATTTGTTAAAATATGGAAGTACATCATGTTCCGATACCGTGGACTGTAAGACAAAATGCACGGCTGATTCTGCATGTGCTGGATACTCTTTGATAAACGACCATCATATTTATGCCAGTGACGCCACCTGTGAAGTTTCCGATGGCAAAGCATTATGCTGGGGAAAGGGGTCTTATTACCAAGGCGGATGGGGTTCAACCGCCGACAAGGTTACACCACAAGAAATTATTTCGTCTGGTGTAAAATCACTCCATCTTGATGCTATGATGGGATGTGCATTGATGGATGATGGCACGGTTAAATGTTGGGGATTACAGGCGGATGATACAACTCAGATTCAAACCCCCACGGACATTGGATTGACGGATATAAAACAAATTGTTGTGAGAAGAATGAGAAGATATGCTTTGACAAACAGCGGTGAAATTTGGGCTTGGGGAGATTGCACGCTTAGCGCTTGTGGTTCCGCTGCTTCCAGTCCACAGGCAACCCCAGTAAAAATACCCGGTGTTATCGGTGCCGAAAAAATTGATTACAATGCTCATAAGTTCTGTTGGTTAATTTCTGGTGAAATTAAATGTATAGGACTAAAAACCGGTGTTTTCGGTTCTAGTGGTTCGACAAGCACACCGGTTACATTGACCGGCGTTAGTAATGTGAAGGATTTCACACTTGCTTATAACGGAATCTATGTAGTCACAACAAATGGAGAAGTAAAGGTCCGTGGAGGTCCATATATGGGCGTTGGGTCATCGGCTATCGGGTACGAGCAATTTCAAGATATGGGTCTTTCGGATGTGAAAATGGTAACGGAAAGTACAACTGGGAACGATGGCGGGTGTGCATTGATGAACAGTGGTACTGCTAAATGCTGGGGGAGCAATAATTATGGACAAGTCGGCGATCAAACGTCCGGGACCAATAGACTCTTTCCGGTCGATGTGTTGGACATAAACGGGAATATTGCCACTGGAATTACATCACTTTCCAGAAGTCGTTATAGGCTTGCGTTTGTGATCGACGGATGGTCCTACGTAGTATCTTCAACAGTGACGTCAACTGTATACCCCACAAAACCGACGGGATTATCACAATACATTCCATCTATGTCATATGGATTGTTGGAAAGTGGTGCGGCTAATTCCTTTGCAAAGGGTGCAAAAACTTGCCAACCCTGTCCAACTGGCTACAACAACGAGGGGATGGATGATCCATTGTTGGACGACACCACATGTGATTTTATCCCATGTCAAATTAACGAAAGAATTACCAATGGTCAATGTACTCCATGCACAGCAGGTGCAACAAGAGCCGCAGGCGATTCCGATCCTTTAGTAGACACTTTCTGTACCTGTGGTGTGAATCAATTCGTATCGAGTGGAGTCTGTACCGAATGCCCATCGGGGTCTACCAGAGCGGCAGGTGACGATGCATCTGGAGCCGATACCGTCTGTTTGATTGCTCCGTGTGCCAAAGACTATCATGTAAAAGACAATGTGTGCGTGCCATGTCCCACCGGGATGACCAATGATGCTGGCGATACCAATGCCAATGGTGATACATACTGTGATTCAACCTTTGTATGTGGAGAAGACCAATATGTATCCAATCACCAGTGTGTCGATTGTCCAGCCGCAAAAACAGCCCCTTACGGTTCCAATCCCGCTGGTGCGGATACAGAGTGCAACTGGATAGTGTGTAAACGCGACGAGTATTCTAATGGAGCTTCCTGCCAATCATGCGCTACTGGAAGCTACAATGATCCGGGTGATACAACTGAAACGGTAACCACATGTAACGATGCACAAATATGCAAAGAAAACCATCAGTTATCCTTCAAGTACACGCTACAAGCGAACTATCAAATCAGTAATGGTGCGGGATATTTGGGGGAAAACGCAATTACGGACTTTGATTACGCTAAGAAACTGTGTGATTTGGACAGTTCATGCAATGGGCTTACCAAAGACTCCTCAAACAACTATTATTTGTCGGACGGAACCGCATCGAGTAACAGCGCATACGATGCTTACAACATAAACAGAGCCGCTTTTGACTGTTTGGCATGTAGAGGATCGGGAACACATGCGGCCGGAGAAGACCCGAACAGTGCAACTGGTATCACCAACTGTGCGTATGCGGATTGTCCAGCCAACTATGGCTCGTCCGGTGGTTCATGTGTTGCTTGCACCGGTGGAAAGGTACGCAATCCACCTATCAATCCGGAACAAGATCATATATGTACGATTGTACCATGCGCGGCAGATGAACACGTGAAAATAAGCATAAGCAAAACTCAAAATTCTTTGAAGTATGGAACTGCTAGCTGTTCCAGTGACTCTGACTGTGAAACCAAATGTGCCATGAGTGCTTCGTGCGATGGATATACCAACAATGGCTTCGGTATAGTAAATGCATGGGGCGGCGACGCTGGCACCAACCCCGGTATTACTGGTGGTATTGTGTCAATAACAATGTCCGGTAACAGCGGAGCCGCCCTCAAGACGGATGGAACCGTAGAAGTGTGGGGTAAGGCGGATAGCGGCGGCACTCACCCCGGTGGGTTGACCGGTGTTACCAAGATCGTTTCAGTAGGTCAAGCAGGTGGTACCTTTGCCGCGCTTAAAGACGACGGTACGGTTGTTATATGGGGCAAAGACCTTGGTCCTACTACTATTACGGATGTCGTTGATATTGTTTCTACCGGTTTTACGTTTTTGTTTATAACGTCGGATGGGAGCCTTCATCCCCATGGTCCCGGATTTCGAGGTGGGTGTGATACGGGTGGAGCTGCTTACACCGGCCATGACCCCGCAACATGGGGGTGGTCATGCAAGCCTAATGGGGTGACCGCTGGTGTACAGATAGCTCATAATTCACAGGGCTTTGCCGTTTTGCAATCCGATGGAAGCGTGAAGACATGGGGTGGTGGACCTTATAGGGGTGACCCCAATATTGGAGCAGGCTCTGGCATTACAAAGATATTTGCGGGAAACTCCGCTTTTGTCGCGCTTAAATCCGACGGTACTGTTGTCGCATGGGGTGCTCCAGATCGCGGTGCTACCGTTCCGGCTGGTCTCACTGATGTTGTTGATATCGTTCCCGGGGGAGACGCATTCTATGCCATCAAAACGGACGGGAGCGTAGTTGCGTGGGGTCTGAGCACATATTACACACTCAACGTCCCTAGTGGTTTGACCGGTGTTACTAAGATATTTCTTGCCGGTGCTCAAACTGCTACCGCATTGAAATCAGACGGAACTACAGTGACATGGGGTAATCCGAATTATGGTGGTAACCAAGCAAGTATTACAGGCGTTGTTGATATTACTACATTTGACCAAGCCACCGCAGTTCTAAAATCAGATGGCTCGGTGGTTGCATTTGGTTGGTCCACTTACATATCGGGTTGGTATAATAACCAAGACCTTACCAGCGGCGTGATTAAGATCTTCGCGAGATATCAAAGATTTGCCGCTCTAAAGGACGATGGTAGCGTGGTGACGTTTGGTTCTGGCGGCGTCGTTGCCACTGGTATTGGAGCTGGTTCCGGTGTTACAGATATAATTCACAACACCGCTTTTCCGGCTGAATACGGCGACCATACATTTGTAGCGGTAACTTCACCACAATTTGAGTACGGTCCCTTGGTGGCTGGATCGGGTGCATCGTTTGCAATAAGCAGTCAAACTCAATGTACCGCATGTCCGGCTGGTTCAACCAACGAAGCAGGAGATACCGATATCAACGGTGAAACTCAATGCGATTGGGGTACCTGTGGGTTGAATGAATATGCAAGTAACAAACAGTGTGTTGCATGTGCACCCGGTACCTTCAATGATGCTGGTGACGATGCTGGAGTCGATAGCACATGCGATGATCCAGATACATGCGATGAAAACGAATATTCGGATGGAACTCAGTGTTTGGCATGCCCGGGATCAGGAACCAACGAAGCCGGTGATCGGGCCAATGTAGTCACTACCTGTGATTTCCCAACCTGTGGTGCGAATGAACGAGTAGTGAGCAATGCATGTGTTGCATGTGGTGCTGGAACCTTTAACGATGCCGGTGACGATGCTGGAGGGGCAGATACCACCTGTGACGACGCCGAAGTGTGTCCAGCGAATCATTATGCACTGACAAACTACGTGTCATCGACCAACAAATACGGAACCACCAGCTGTTCCAGTGCAAGTGATTGCGAAACAAAATGTACATCGGATGGAACCTGTAAAGGGTATACCAGTCTTGGATTTGGCGCTGTGAAGTCGTGGGGTAATCCGTCTTACGGCGGGGGTACAATCCCAAGTGGTCTTACAAGCGGTATTGCCAAGGTCGTCGGAGCCGAAACTGCTTTTGCCGCCCTCAAAACGGACGGAACCGTGAAGGCATGGGGAGGATATAGTGGGGGCGATGTACCAAGTGGACTTACAGGCGTTGTTGATATAGTCTCGTCACAACATTCCTTTGCCGCCCTAAAATCAGATGGTGGTGTAAAGGCTTGGGGACATTCAAATCACGGGGGCACCGACCCGGGAATTACAAGCGGTGTAACAAAGATCTTTTCGAACGATCATGCATTCGCTGCCCTAAAAACGGACGGTAGCGTACAAGTGTGGGGTAATCCGTCCAATGGTGGAACCGATCCGGGCATTACCAGCGGCGTGGTGACCATCTTTTCGACCGGACAAGCCTTCGCTGCCCTAAAAACCGACGGTAGCTTGCAGGTCTGGGGATATTCGGACTACGGAGGCTCTGACCCGGGGATCACGTCCGGCGTGCAGACCATCTTTTCGAACTACTATGCCTTCGCTGCCTTGAAGACCGACGGTAGTGTAGTGGCATGGGGTAATCCGTCCAATGGTGGAACCGATCCGGGTATTGGGGCTGGTTCAGGTATTACAGAGATCTTTTCGACCGATAGTGCCTTTGCCGCCCTGAAATCAGACGGTAGTGTAGTGGCATGGGGTAATCCGTCCAATGGTGGAACCGATCCGGGTATTACCAGCGGCGTTGTCAAAATCTTTTCGACTGTTTTTGCCTTCGCTGCCCTAAAAACGGACGGTAGCGTACAGGTGTGGGGTCATCCGGACAGGGGCGGCACCGATCCGGGTATTGGGGCTGGTTCAGGTATTACAGAGATCTTTTCGACCAGCTGGGCCTTTGCCGCCCTCAAAACAGACGGGAGCGTGAAAGCGTGGGGTAATCCGACTTACGGCGGCGCCGATCCGGGTATTACTGGCGGTGTTGTGGATGTAGTTGGGAATAATTATGCATTTGCTGCCGTAAAGTCAGACGGAAGCGTACAGGTGTGGGGTCATCCGGACATGGGTGGCACCGACCCCGGTATTACTAGCGGTGTTACCACAATATTTGCTACAAACGTTGACTTTTTAGCCGCTATAGAATCATTGGAGTACGGTCCCTTAGTGGCTGGATCTGGAAGTTCCCATGAAAAGTCTGGAACCTGTACCGCATGCACAAACGGTGGTACCAACGCTGGTGGTAAAGTAGACTCTGGTCTGGTGTGTGTCTACCCCGATTGTCAAACCGATCAATACTCTACCGGTAATGGACAGTGTTTGACTTGCCCGGTAGGTCGATTCATGCCTACGCCAATCAATCCAAGCACCGCGGCACAGTGCACCTGTTTAGCGGATCAGTACGTACAGGGTTATACGGCAGATTCCTCGAAAAGGTACGCTGGTACCTCATGTACCGATGTATCCGACTGTAAGACCAAATGTTCCGCGGATAGTGCATGTGCTGGATACACAATAGACAAACAAACCATATTGGCAACCGGAAACAATCACGCATGTGCCATTCAAAACGACGGGTCGATTGAGTGTTGGGGTAGAGGTCAATACAATGGCCAGCAGGGAGATGGTGTCAATGCGGATAACACGGTCCCGGGACCAGTGTCTGTTATTACAGGAGCAACGGATGCACTTACAGCGGTACAAATATCGGCGGGGTCTGACCACACTTGTTCTGTAATGAAAGATGGTGCACTGTACTGTTGGGGAAGAAACTGGAAAGGGGGCTTGGGAATAGGAAGTGTTACTGACCATAACACCCCACAAGTCGTTTTACAAGATGTAAAGTCTGTTGCATGTGGTGATTTTCATACATGTGCTTTGATGAATAGTGGATCTGTTAAATGTTGGGGGTATAATAATTATGGACAACTTGGAGATGGGACCACAACTGACAGTCTGTCTCCAATAGATGTGAGTGGCCTTACGGATGTGATACAGATATTTAGTGGCTCCAGCGCCAAACATACATGTGTAATAAAAAGCAGTGGAAACGTATGGTGTTGGGGTTGGAATAAATATGGACAACTGGGAGATGGAAGCCCTCTTGATGCCGGAGTGCCCCCCGTTCAAGTGTCCGGAATCGCAAATGCGGAACAGGTATCCACTGGCGCCCAACATACATGTATATTGTTGGCGGGTGGGACTGTGAAGTGTATGGGAGCGGGGTCAATGGGGCGTCTTGCAGACGGAAACGCCGGTTTTCACAATGAAGCCACCCCAATAGATACACAATTTTCAAATGTGATTGAAATTAAATGCGGTGCATATTCTACGTGTGCGTTGTTGGGCGACGGAACCGTGAAATGTGCGGGACGCAATAACTATGGACAACTTGGAGATGGTACTACAACTGATAATGGAGTTCCACAGACCGCAATAGGCATTTCGAGTGCTTTGCAACTTTCATCGGGTACTTATTTTTCCTGTGTCGCGATGAGTGGAAGCTTCTCCTGTTGGGGGCAAAATGATTACTACATGTTAGGAGATGGTACACAGACCAGCCAATCGACTCCAATATCGCCGGTAACTATGGTCATCGCCTCACCATCGAACCTTGAATACGGTTCACTGGTATCCGGATCCGGTGATTCTTACACAAACGGTGCATCCTGTCAGTCCTGTCCATCCGGTTTTACCAACGCGGCAGGCGACGATCCAAATGGAGCAGATACAGAATGTGATTTCACCCCATGTGCTTTGAACCATTATGTATCAGGAACAGGCAATAGTAGAGTATGTACGGCATGTGCTGGTGGGCAGTTTAGTGCTGGTGGCTTGGTTACGGAATGCTCTGGAACGGAATACTGTGACGTTGACCAAAAGGTGGTTAGCAATGCATGCGTCAACTGTCCTGCTGGACAACAAAACGCATTGGGAGTAGCAACCGACAAATCGGGGGCCGATGGTACATGCGCGGAGGCTCCATGTGTTGCCAATCAATATTCGGATGGTTCTATTTGCCAAAATTGTCCACAACACACAGGAGCCAATAGTGCGGGGTTGGACCCAACCGCGGGTGTTACGGAATGTGTACCAACCACCTGTAAAAAAGACCAACATGTAGAAAACAATGCATGTAAGCTATGTGATTCCAGCTCCTACCGTCTAGCGGGTGATCAAGTCTTTGGTGGTGATACGCATTGCTTCTGTAAAGACGACCATAAGGTCATTAACAAGGCATGTGTAGCATGTGAAGCGGGTTCCAGTAATCCCAACTTATGTTACTCTGGATTACAAGACCATTATTGTGTGTGCCATGAAAATTACCATGTGGTAAGTAACTTATGTACCGCATGTCCGGCAGGGGCTACGAGACCAGCCGGTGATTATGCTGGAAACGCCGATACCCACTGTATTTGCGGTGAAGACCAACATGTGGTGAGCAACGCATGCGTTGCCTGTCCAGCGGGTACAAAGAGACCAGCGGGCGATGATTCGAGTGGACCTGATACACCCTGCTCCTGTCAAGAAAACGAACATGTCAAGAATGTAAGCAACGTATTGCAGTGTACCGCCTGCCCAACCGGTTCGTTAAGAGCAGCTGGTGATTTGGTAGCGGATGGAGAAACCGCCTGCGCCTGCCCTGAAAACTTTCATGTCTCTGGTGGTACATGTGTAGCGTGTGTAGCCAGTACAAGAGCGACAGGTGACGATCCATTAGCCGGTGATACGCATTGCGCTTGCAATGAAAATCACTTTGTATCTTCAAATGTATGTACACCATGTACTGCAGATTCTTCAAAGGAGGCCGGTGATGATGCTGGGGGTGACGATACTGCATGTGGATGCGACGAAAACTTTTATTCCAACGGCGATGGAACATGCTCTGCCTGTGCGGATGGATCTTCTGCAGCTGCAGGTAGCAACCCATTGGAAGCCAGCACATGTGATTGCAATGATAATTATGAACTTATTGGTGCTTCATGCTCTGCCTGTGATTCTACCGAGGAATCGACCGGTGGTGCAGCATGTACATGTAAAGAAAATCATTATGTATCAAGCGGCGCCTGTACTGCATGTGCTGCTGGTTCTACCCGTCCAGCCGGTGATGATAAAACAGAGAATACCGCTTGTACCAACACAATATGTGGTGAAAATGAACGTGTAGAAGGAAATGTTTGCGCGCCATGCATTGCCGGTATGATACGAGCAGCGGGTGACGATGCCACTGGTGCAGACACAGAGTGCGCTTATACCGGCACTACTCACACGGTAAGCACTGCTGGGAGTTTTGCCTTTCGTATTGATGCATTGGGAAACAATGCCGAAATGACCATTCGAGTCGGTGAAACACATACCTTTTATCGAGTAAGTGGTGGAGATCCATTTCGAATTGTAAGTAAGGAAGATTGCGATGGCAATGGATGCGACCAAGGTCAATATAGCTCTTTACCAACATCATCGCTTGGTTTGAACGATGCTGTCAAGGATGTTTCGGTCACCGTTTTTACGCCAACCGTGGCAGGAACATATTATTATGTGAGTACAGAAAATGGTTATCGAAAGGGGATTATCACTGTTAAATGGCCACTTTGTAGTATCACCTATCCTACCACCACGCTAACTGAATCCTGTGAAATGGATTCCGAACAAATTTTGACCGGTGATTTAACCATTACGTATGAATTGGCACGGTTGCGTGCGTTGCGTGTACCACTAGGAGCACAAGAGGGCGATGTACCACAAATTATGGCATCCGAAGGCGGTAGACATTTCACAGTGTCGGGTGGACATAAATTAAGCATTGAAAACATCGATTTGAACGGTGGTCGTGGTTCGGAAGGTGGTTCTATTTTGATTGATAACGGTGAAATAGATGCCAACAATGTTAAATTCACCGATAATGTGGCAACCTCTGCTGGAGGTGCTATTCGAGTGAAAAATAGTGCTAGCAAAATAAACATGGCCAACATTATGTTTGAAGACAACCAAGGTTCTGAAGGTGGTGCAATATCTATCCAAGATACGCTCTTACAAAAGGTAGAAATTCACGGGTCTGATTTTAAGAACAACCGTGCAGCTTCAGGTGATGGCGGCGCCATTAAAGCCGACAGTGAGTTGAATATTACTGGTAGTAATTTTGAAAACAATGCTGCAAATACCGGCGAAGGTGGTGGTATTTCAGCTACCAAAGATGTAACCATGAGCGGTTCATCTTTCAAAAATAACAAAGCATTAAAAGGCGGTGCCATGAAGTCGTCTGGGAACAAGGTGGTTCTATCCAACATGGTTGTAGAAGCCAACGAAGCCGTAGAAGATGGTGGTGCTTTCAATGCAGAAAATGCTGAATTTGATGTCCGAACCACTACCTTCTTGGCCAACAAAGCAAAACGAGGCGCTGCCTTTAAAACGCGATCTACTGGGTGCACTACAGATTGTAAACCAATTAAGATTCGGTCATCGTCTATGGAAGGTAACGAAGCCACTGTAGCCGGAGGAGCAGTAGATTTCGATGGAGATGCCAGTGCTGAACCACAATTCTGGGTACAAGATACGGAATTAAAAAACAACAAAGCCAAGGGTCAAGCCAATGATTTCAAACAGCGTGGTGCTAGTGTGAAAATTAAAGCAATCGATTCGGATGTGGGTACCATTGAAGGTGGTGCGGTAGATGCAACCTGTGAACCGGGCCAGTGCGACAGTCGACCACATTCTACATGTGAAGTAACTGCCACGGGCACAAAATGTGCATGTGATGGTACCAATCGACATCTTTCTGGAAAAGAGTGCAAAGCACATAAGGTATGTACTGGCTTGGGCTTGGATGTTGAAATACGTGCGCCAGACAAAGATCATGATCGTTTGTGTGGGACACAAAGTATTGCTGATTTGACTTACAAATTAGATGCCAAGGGTCAAGAACTTGCCAACTTAATTGAAGCCAAATTAGTATCCGAAGGCGTTGCTGCCGATGAAGCATATGCGCTGGCGGTAGAGGTATTTGGAGAAATTAATAAATGCGAGTAAAAAAATACTATAAATACAATAATATAATTCATAAATGTCAACCTTTCCTAAGCTTAATATAGATATACGTGATTTGTCAAAGCCGACCAAGTCAAAATTGCAATTCGTCATCGAACCGGAGCCTCCCCCGATACCAAAAGAAAAACCCAAGAAGGTCAAGTACATGTATATCATTGCAGTATTAATTGTGATGTGCATGATCTTTTCCTTTTCCTTTTATAAACCGGTGAGAGCATTACGAAGGATTATACGTATGACATGCTCTATTTCCACCGGTGCTCAAGTCTGTTCTGCATATGGTACAGGTGATTATGTCGTTGATGTAAAAGGATGTTCTTCTTTTGAATTCAATGGTATACCCTTTACAGAACTAGTCAAACATAATAGTCATTATCGCATACCCTCTAGCTCCGACATGTCTCTGCATATTATCGACCCTTGTCCCACCATCATCGCCACCATTGACACCAACAGCGTGATACCATACAATAAAGAATACGCAAGAAAGGGAAGCATGTACACCAAACGTGTAGTATGGATCACGGATAACTGTTACAACGATTTTACACTTCGGATTGGAAAAGAAATTATTCTCGATAAAACACCATGTAACATGATAGACCACGTTGTCCTACGGAATAAAACGGCTTTCATATATGAATCGACAGGGCTATACGGTAATCTAATGGTGTCGGGAAACGGGTGCGACCATCCCATACACGTGTACGCGATTTAAAAAATAGGGTATATAAGTGTCGGAGAATTACTCAAATGAGTTGCGAATTATTCCAGAAAAGTTTGACCGATGAACAGAAAGTAATTATATTTGATAACATGGACGGGGATACTCGACGCCAAGTCATCGGAAAATTTTTTCTGAACCCGACGCCGGTGGTCTCGCAGGAAAATACTACACACAAATCAGTCGCCTTTACAAAACAAGAAAATAAGTGCATACACAATCTAGTGAAACAGTATGACGAACAAAAAAGGTTGGATAAGTTAACACCGCAAGTCTTTTTAGATGAATTGTATGAAATACTTCAGCCAGAGCATCGTCACCCTCCATCTGTGTCTGCAAAGTTATACCGAGCCAAGCGGGACTACCTGAAAAGAAAAGGAAACATCAGGTCGTTCATGCACTAACATAAATTAAAGTATATAAGTCCATTTATTCATTAGTAAATGTCTTTATCCGATATGCTACATCACAAATTGGTGCATGAAAATGACACTGTCTTCTTTACCTTCAAAGGGAACCACTTTACTGCAAAAATTCTACGCGGGGGGCTCATTGGTTCATGTGAAATAACAACCTGTGGCAAAACCAGAAAAATTTTAGAGGGTGTCACCGCTTTTACCTCTTTAACAGCATGGACAGAAGCATGCCTTCAGGATGTTTTGGAAGAGTATTACACGCGTTATTCCTCGTGGAAAAGAGTGAATCACAAGGAGTCGAAACGTAGCATGGGAGATTTGCGTGACCAGTGTAAATTATTAACCAAAAAAAGAAAGAGAGAAGATGAAGTACCAGAGTTATACAAGGAAATATATCGTCTACAACAAAAAATAGTGGATATGAAAATGCACATTGAACAATGGGAAAATGGAGACACGCCACCTTCGCGTGACTGGGAAATGGTCAGTATTAAGCCGGACGTACCATTGAAACAAGGAGAAAACGAGTCAAAACTAAGAGCACAGTACATAGCACTTGGAGAGCCTAGAGGTATTGACCTAGAATTATACAATATTCTACACTAATTTTTGTATGTATCACTACGACGACATTTGCGGCACAACTATACCAGTAAAACCTTTCACTTACAATATCCATTATAATTGCTTTATGTATTTCACGTATAATATCCATTATAATTGCTTTATGTATTTCACGTATAATAATAATGATGACGTAGGACGATAATCGAACGCGCACGACACGCACGACACGCACGACACGCACGACACGCAAGACACGCAAGACACGCACGACACGCACGACACGCACACAAATATGCGCACACAACCACACATTGACGCACACGAACGTGTACACGCAAAGAACATGAGCGATAATACATCCGAGTTTTCCTTTTCATTTGATGACTACGATTTGGAATCTGTTACAGGGTCTTTAGTTTTAGACAACCAAAGTATCGACATAAACAGTGAAACCGGAAGCGTAAAGGCCAAAACACGTATTATATCACCAGCGGAAGCCAAAAAACAATACAAGACACTTTGGGGACAATGCAATCCGTCGGAAAAACGTGCCATAAAAGAAATTGTCAACAGACATCCAAACCCAAACACCGACTTTGGTATTTTGGATAGTACAGAAAAGTTACTAATTATTGGCAAGTATGGTACCTATCTCGAAAAAAAATATCTTGAAGAAGTGGTATATTTTAGAAAATATACAGGGACCTTTGTAAAACCAATCTCTTTAAGCGAGTCTACCGTTGAGTCTAGTTCATCTAGTAAAAACACTGGAAGCAGCGAGACAAAACCTACCGAGTCTAGTTCATCCGACCAGACCGGTATACCCACCGGAAGCAGTGAGACAAAACCTACCGAGTCTAGTTCATCCGACCAGACCGGTATACTCACCGGAAGCAAATATCACTCCATTAAAAACCCAGACGAAGAAGCCATTGAAAAGGAGAAAAAACGTCTAGAAGCATTGGACAAGTCAACACGCCGTGGCTATAGATATAAAATTGGTGATTTGTTACATATGCACTACAACGATAAAAAATTTGGAGCACAATGGTTTAAAATAAAAATTGTTGCCTTTAAAAGTAATAATAAATATGAATTCGAATGGTGTGGATTTGAAGGGTATGGAAATGAAATAAAATCAGAAAAACATATATCTGACATACAACGACGTTTTCAAAAGTGGTCGGAATACTCAAAAGAACACCCGGAAGAGAAGTACGACATGAAAAAAACATACGATAATAAAAAACGTAAGTTAAATTAATCATACTCATGGTAAACTCGATCATCAAACATCATCGTGGTAAACTCGCGCTTCAACTCTTTTCGCCAACGCCAGTGTTCTGAGATTGTAAATAAAAAATTATTTAATCTCTCTTTATGACATTTTATCACCATTTTTACCGGAATTTTAATGGTTATATTAGAATCTTTCTTAGTACAAAATAACATTTGTCTATCGTTTGAAATACTATCCACATAACAATCGCCATAGTTAGGTACTTCGACCGTATCGCTTTCACCAAAATATTGGGGTTTGTCCGTGCCAACAGTATGATGCTCAAGACCTCTCTTTGTGTCTCTCCAAACGCACCTAACTTTTACAAAATGGTCCTCTCTACCATACATCGTCATTAGGTCCGACATATTTTGATCCAGCCGATTCTTCCAAAAACGTAAATGCGGCAGATGACAAAACATATCTTTAATATTTTTCTTTGATCCAAACCGCGTCATATCTTGTAAAAACCAACTTGGAAGCGGTATCATTTCTCCACGTGTTCTTCTACACCCGCTCGTTCTCATCCGTCTCCAATAGGGGACCGCCCCAAACCTACCATATCTCCACGCACCTTCAAAATAATGGTTTTGAAAGGTAAATCGACCTTTCCCATGCGGAAAAATATCAGGTAGTTCGTTTGCATTGGCAGCACTCAACTTATGTGCTTTATCATTTTTTACTTCCTCACGCGTCAGTGTTAACCCATAATATTCTACACCCCCGTTCAGTTTAATACGTACCTTTGGTTTTCCGTGCTCATACTCTATCATCTCATTTCCGCGATGTTCTACACCACTATACCTGTACCCACCTTTCATCGTACCTCGAAAACGATCTCCACGTGGTGTAACTTCTTCGCACTCGCCGGTTTTTTTATCGTCTTTGAAATCACCTTCATATTTAGAACCATCAGCTTCTATCAAAGTGCCTTTGCCATCTCGTTTCCCATTTTTCCAGTCTCCATTATATTTTTCACCTGAAATGTATATCATTTTACCCCTACCGTGGCGCATGTCGTTTGAAAAATCACCAATATAATAATCGCCATTATGGTATGTCAACTCTCCATAACCGTGCCGTGCATTGTTCTCCCACAATCCGTCGTATACATCATTGTTTTTGTATAGTGAGCGTCCACGTCCGTGTTTTTTATCATGTGAAAATTCACCAGCATATTCCATTTCACGTGTTATTTCTCTTGCAATACCACTTTTTTTACCATTAAACCACTGCCCGTTGTATGTATCGGCATTCGGATACGTCCTAACACCATAACCATGCTCACTACCCTGATAAAATTCTCCAGTGTACTCTCCCATATTAGGAAACATCAACTTACCTTGCCCGTGTGCAACATGGTCTTGTATTTCACCAAAGTATCTCTCACCATTTGGATACACCATTTTTTTGGTTGCGAGCACAGGCGGTGTTTTATCTTTCAAGTACTTTAAATACTTGTCAACCATGAAAAAGACAATAGATGTTTTTGAATTAAAACATTTTTCGTGTAGCAAAAACGTGTCATAGTCCATCGTTTCGGTATTTTTTAGCTTGACGCTTGTTTCGGTGGTTGTAGAAACACCTAGCTCGGTGGTCTTTTCAGTAGCTGTAGAAACATTTTCATATTGATCTGCGTTATAAATAATAAAGAACGAACGCATTTCATTGTCCAAGGCATACCTTACGAGTGAAATAAATTTTTCGTCTGGTTCAAGATCGTCAAACTCATCCTTACCCCGGTTGATGATCTCTCTCAAAAATGATTTATCTTCAGTTGAACATCTACTATACAAAAGTTTAAACTTGGTAGAGGCATTGTCCGTCTTACAAAAACTCTCGTACTCGGTGTTATTCATCGCGGTATGTATATTTTTTCTATACGTTTCCACGGTTATTAGTAATATCAGTGCAGTGCACGAGCCACGCACTGGGGTCAACTGGGGTCAACTGGGGTCAGTTGATACATCTGGACACTGCAACCGAGCCAGCTGTCATCTCCGCCGACGAGGAACGACGACCAAAATGTATATTGCGTTTTACCTTATTTGGCACGCATCCAATGGTACGTCCGGCCTAAAATAAATAGACCTGTGTCCATATAGTGCCAAAATTAGACAGGGGGTGGCTAAAAATATTTTTTTTTTGGCTTTTTCCCTAAACATGCTGTGCGTATGTTAAAATAGCATTAAATAACATATATGCTATTACATGTTATTAGAAAATAGTAAAAAAATTTTTTTTTTCAAATCGCCCCTATGTCTAATTTTTAGCTAATATGAATACAGGACTGTTTATTTTAGGAGGGACAAACCATGGGCAAGAGTGTAAAAAGCATGGTATAAATAATTGTGTTATCGTACTTGATACATGAGATTGTTTAACGATGTTGTGGATATGCACTGGGAAAAGGACTCAAGTGGACTGTATCACGGTCGTGGCTATGGTATAGGAGAAAAGTATATTTATGTTGGTCAGTACATACACGGAGAGATTTGGGGAGACTTTCTGTGGTTTGATACAAAAACGGGTGATCTTTTAATGAAGGTAGGGATTATCTGTGATATGGCACATGGGAAGTATGAATATTATGAAAACAATAAACTGGTTGAACGTGGAATCTATCAACACGGATTAAAAACCTTTCATCTTCGGTTACAGCATGGGAAGGTGTATGAATATGGGTTTTCCCTAGATGATAAATTACACGGGTTTGGGTGTACGGTAGATGCAACCGGTTTTCGTTATACCTCTCCGGATTGGAACAATGGAATCATCGATGGACTTGGATGTATACAAGATGCAAATAACAAAGTATTGTTTTATGGCAATTTTGTAAAGGGTGTTCCCACGAAAGAAAATTTGACAAAGCATTCGAGCATGTTAAAACTATGGCGTCTTGCACACGAGTCGGATCCTTGCAAAACACTGGCTTATGCATGTGTGGAAAGCGTGTTAAGCAATTGATATGAATGTATAAATATGAACAAATATTTTACAAATGTTAAAGGTAAAAGTAGGAGATGTTATTGAGATTAAGCGTGTTATTACGGTAGAGGAGATCAATGACGAAGAGAAACAGATAAAAATAAAGTGGAAGGATAAGTTGGGTAACGAAAAAATACAGTGGGTGACTTACAAAATGTTTTACATGTTATAAACTATAATTATCGGTATATAATGTTTCCTCTACGTATATATCAATGGATTATGAGGTAGTAATCTTGTTATTTATTGTACTTATCTTGTCGGACCTATGCAGGGGTCGTTCCTAGTTACTCTGGTGCAACCCATCTATACCCAAATTTATGCATGTCTCTGGTGATCCGAATGGTATAGTCTCGTCCATAATCCCACCGACGGGTCGTATCTGGTGTCGGGTTCCAATACAAACTGCTCATGTCTTTGGTACGCCATTGCATTCTTGTAACGCTAGTTGGTCCGCCTTGGAATGCACAATCCTTGGTTATCACATCATTGTTCGCCAATATATATACCATTCGAAAGGAGGGTTTTTGTTTCCATTGGTACATCATAAACGGACGAACCAAATATGGCTTTGAATCGGTTGTTGGAAGTTGTACAAGGTAAAACGGCCGCATTCGACGCACCATATACAGTCGCCATTTTCTTTGTATTCTTGTTGCATATGGATGAAGATAATTTCTTCGTTTTTTGCTGATCCGGTACCATCCTTGAATGGCTTGCACACAGTTTATTTCTTTTTGTGTATATCCCGATACCAAATCTGGAAGAGAATCGGTATCGATTTCACGGACTTTGTAATGCAAGTTGGGATTTTGTCTGTAGAACATGTCTTCATCGTTGTTGTACAATGAAAACTCATGTGGATTCAAATGAATGTAAATGGATTTCCCGTTATAATGCACCGGGCATTTGATATGATCCAAATCCCAACTCAACTGCCATTCGCACTCTTTGTATAAACCATCGGCAAATGGCGCCGAACATTTAAACAATATATATTTCGTTGAAAACAGAGTATTCTTTTCGATCACCGTCCTCGAATAATTATAAACTACCCCATCTTGTGGAAGTTTGAACCATTCTTCTCCGGACTTGGCGCCGTAAATAGTGTCCGTATGCAAGTTCAAACGAATACTATAGTTGTCTCCAGACATTATATTCTCATGATGATCCGCTTTTCGTTTTTTCAAGAAGGCTCGCTGTATGGTGATTGCGGCGCGTCTACATTTGGTCAAAGACTGTGCCTGTAACAAATTGGTGTAAACAAGATCATGGTCTTCCATGTTATAAGGTTGCGTCACAGTCTCTGATCCGTTATATGCTTTCTTCCAACTGCTTATAATCGGCTGATGACCAATTGATTGAAGGTACGCGTAAACAAGTTCTTGAACAACCGCCCGTTTGCATAGACCATGGGTTATTAGACCCCCTTGGTAACAATAACACCTCCATTGTGCACGTCCTGAATATTTGCTAAACCGGATCAAGGCATCCACCCCGGGTTTCCAATAACGTCCTTTAATATCATACTTCGAAATCAAATGATCGGCGGCTTTAAGACAAGTGTTAAACTTGTTCTTTCTCCATAAACGCTGCACGCATGATATAACCCTTAATTGGCGCTCGGTATAGACCGGAGTAGTCTCAACCGGAGTAGTCTCAACCGGAGTATGGTATTTTGCATCTCGTTGCTTGGTCCTATGGCGATCCTTTATTTTTTTCGTTTTTTTTATAGACAACATTCTCTCCTTCTTTTTTTGTTGGGCAGGTGTTGGTTGCATGATGATTATCGTTTAATTTGAAATTACACAGATATGTCTACGAACACTGGTACGGCACATGCACTGGTACGGCACATGCACTGGTACGGCACATGCACTGGTACGGCACAGGGGGTATGTGGCCCCATATGGTACAAAGTGGCCCGACATGTCAACGCGGCGAGGTTGATACCTATATCGTATATATTTATGCTAGACAGTGCGATTATACCTATCTGAATAAGTATGAATCATTTATTTCATCGTATAAATTAATGATGCCTTTTTATTTTGACACATGAGATACATACCAGCAGCTTCGGAAAAATCCGGTTGACTGACACAAAAGAGTTGGTTGACGGGTCCAAATTCATCATAAATCTCGTAAACCGTTCCACGCTCTTGTATATATTTTATTAGGTCCGACATAGTATATAAACCATTCATAGATTATCAAATGATCCTTGACCTATTTATTTGTTTTATCCTACTCCCATTCGTACCTTTTATATACCTTTATAATTTTTTTCTGGATAGGAGATCACCAGTTAAGTGTACTAAAAATACCGCATACAATATTTGTTTAGAAATTTTACGTAAAAATAACAAATCATTTGGTATTTTAGCCAGTCCAAACGAATATACAGATGTTTGGACAAGAGATGCTTTTTTTTCTATCATTGGCTTAAAAAGTAAAGGATATGAATGGGGTAAAAATACAATAGAAACTCTAACTAAATATCAACGTTTGGATGGTTTAATACCGCTGTATGTTGGACCGGGTGATGCTTGTTCAAAATTAATATGTCGTGCAAAATCAAATGGCAAAATAAAACCTACCTATGGCGATTCTAAAACGGGAGATGTGGTCACAGACAGTTGCTTTCAGTATATTATTTTGGTTGGAGATTGTCCGGCTAGTAAGCTAGCATGGAATTTTATGCAACAATTCGTTAAAAATGGATTGATATATGAGAATGGATTGGGTTCATGGATGGATACCGTTTATCACAGTGGTCATGTGCTGTATACAAATGTGTTGTATTATAAAGCTGCTGTTGTATTAGGAAAACCAAACATAGCAAATACAATTAAGTCAAGATTGTTTGAAACCTTATGGGGAGGAAGCTATTTTTATTGTTCTACTTCTATAAAATCTTTCGATCAGGTTGGAAATGCATTGGCTATCAAATGGTTATTAACCGATAAAGCTAAAATAGATTCTATTATACAACATAGAAAGAAACATTTTAGATTGGGGCTGGTAAATCCACCGTGTTTACCTAAGGTAGATAATGTATATCTACCATGTTATTTGATAGGGAATCAAGAATATCATAATTTTGGCTGGACATGGGTAAATCTTTTATTTTTATCTGTTATGAATGATTCGGAGGAACTCAAGCTATTTGAAACAGAAATAAAAAAGCGAGGTACAGTGTATGAAATATATGCAGATTATGGACCAACCAATCAATTATTCTGTAGGAGTCAGCCTGATTTCTCAGAAGCAGCTGGTATGTATTTAATGTGTTCGGAAAAACCGGTAACGACCATAAACTTTAATATATTCGAGGTTGAAGAAGAGGAAACGCCGGAAGATACTTCAGAGATATTTAAATGGTTAGGATTTGGATTTGTTGCAGCTTCTGGTATTATTCAGGCAATACGTGCTCTTACTATAGCCGACGGTACACTTAGCTTCTGGTCACAAATGAGTGTTATTATTGGTTCCATTTTTCAGACTATTTATTTCTTTTTAAAAGCAAATTGGCAATTTATATTAATTCAATTAGGCATAATTGTATTGTCGTGTATTAATATATACGATGTGGTACAATCACGGGGGATCGATGTTACTTCACAGATATAAATAATAGTATATAAGATTATAATTTTTTTATTAATCATGGGTACACTGATTAATGAGCAACAATATTCAATGCCATATTTTCTGTATTTTTCTTCTGCTTTTTGGTCGAAGCTGCATGCACTTGTTGTTGTACTACTGGTTCGGCTCTAGGTCGTTTCTTTTGCATTACTTGTTCAAACTTTTCTTTCAATTGCATTTTTTCCGTCATGTGTTTAAATTCATCGAATTTTTGGATCTGGGCGGCATGTGCTTTACTAGCACAATGCGCTACACGTAATACCTTACCCTGAGCTTTTGCACGACATATAAGCTTTGTATATGCGTCGCCAGATCCAATATACAATGGAATAAGACCATCTTTTCTCTGAAACTTGGTCAATGTCGTCATAGTAATCTTTGAAACAAACCCTAGACCTACATGATCTAGTCCCATCAATGAAAAGAAAGCATCTCTGGTCCACACATCTGTATATTCATTCGGACTTGCAATTATACCATATTCCGTAGAGTTGGATTCCAATATACCAATGCAAATATCAAAAGCGGATTTGGACGAACATAGGAATGGAAGCCTTCTATTATAAAAATAATTGTATATGTAGATAAATGGCGTGAATGGGAGTATGAGTATACATAATAAAATATCAAACAATATCATGTTTTCTAAATATAGAAAATGTATTTAAAGATTTTTTCGTTTAAATGATCCGTATCGGTCCGTATCGGTCCGTATCGGTCCGTATCGGACCATATTAGTCACGTGCAAGTCCGGGTGTCATAATTTTATTGAAATCTGTATAAATATACCCATTACTTTAAATAATGATTGGTTTTAAAAGCACGTATAGTGCATTGGAGAACAAGGAACACCGGGATCGACTAAAGAAACAAGTTCCTGCAAATTACCACAAAGAAATTGATATTATTTATGAGTGGGTATCGAACCGTACATTTTCATGTGCAAAACATAAGGAGGACTGGATGTATTGTAAGCGTTCTATGTCGGATGCCCCATTGATGTATATTGATCGATGCATTGCGAGCACGGATCACGGGCCATATCTGGAGGTCAATTACCCGGTTAGCAAAGTAAGTGTACCAGAATGTCGTATATGTGACAGTCAATTGGCGGAAAATGTGTCTGACAAAGTGAAGCATGTGGTAATATCGTGTCCATGTGGTCGAATGTACTGCCATAAGAAATGTGCCGACGATCATTTATTAAAGCACCCTCAGTGTTATGTGTGTAAGAATTACTACATTTATGATTTTAAGAATTCAGGTTTGATAGCCACGATTGCAAATCAGATATAGGCAATGTGGGTCGTTCTTGAAAGAATCCAAGTTCCCCTCTGCAATAAAAGTAAATAAAAGATATAATTGTTTTCATTTTCTCTCTGAAAGTATCACTTGATTGTATATCTTCTACGGACAAGTTTTCAAACTCGTTTTTCAGTCCAAAGTTTTCGTTTTTATCAGCGTACAATATAACGGAACGTATCAAATGTATGATGTCATCTTTGTTAGAATGTTTTTGTCTTTCCTGACCTAAAATGGACCATGTGGGCGTGTTGATGGAAAAATTGATACTTTCAACAGTAGTTTCTTTTGAATCGGATCTCCGTCTTTTTCGACTAGTTTTCGATCGTTTTTGTTCTAGGAAGGACTCTGGTATGTATGGCAGTTCGATGGTTTTCCTTCCGGTTAATTTGACCTCACATCTATTGTTTTTGGGTACTTGTGAATATTGTATACCGGGGAAACAGGTGGTATAATATTTTTTGGGCAATCGGTAGAATGTTTCTGTTTCGTCCAGCACAGCATAATAAAAGGTCTCATTTAATTTTAGAATGAAGACATGGTGTGGACCAATGACATCTTTGACTTGTTCGGATCGAAAACGACAGGGTAATTGTTGTGCCGCCCATAGTATGGTTTTGTTTTTCAGGGCTCCATACGGGACCGTGTGATTGAACCATTTTGTCCAACATTCTTGACTTGCTTTTGGTAGAGGATAATGAGAGCTCATGGTTTACATATTTTATTATCTATTTATATACCCATGGCGTATCATACAAATTTGGAATCCCGGAACGAAAGGCAATGGTAATACTTGCGTTTGCCGGTTTTTGATCCGACCATATGGAATCAAAATAATGATGAATTTTCATATCCCCCTTTTCTGGGAGTGCAAATCTGGCTACCATGTCGTTGTTAGCGATCCCTAGTTTAGGAATAAAAATATCAATGGTTCGTAAAGGTATGTTGTTCATGCTCAATACAACGCGGTGAAAAGATAGAGGTGGTCCAGACAAAGTCAACACTATATGAATTTCTACTTCCGTACGTTCTCTGGGATAAAAGCTATTTTTGAGTTCGTCATAACCAACCAATGGTTCGCCGTACTTTCTTGAAAAGGCTTTAAATTTAAAGGTGGTACCCGTATGTTGTGTTATGTCTCGCGTGTCTCCCTTCCATAACATTAACCATGGTTTATGTGTGATTTTTTCGTCTCGACGCCAACTTAATTGAATCTGAACCAATGCGAAGACCAATAGGACCGTAAGAATACATCTACAGATCATATTATACGGTAGACAAAACATATTTATAGTAAAGGATTAAAAAAAATATCGTATATAAAACATACTTTATGTAGGTTAAATGAAAGCCCACGTATTATATAATATATTAACTATATTTTTACTGGGACATGTTCATGGATTATCACCGGTTTGTCGAACCGGAGGACGATTGAGGAGTGATTTGAATTTTAAGTATGCATACAAGGAATCCGTAGCAGACAGTAGTAAGGATATAGATTTTAGTCAACGTGCTGGACAATCCATACGATGCAATGCCGCTGGCACCGATGTTACGGCCGACGGCGTTACCATATCCGTAGCATGTGAATCTGTATCTAGATCAGAAGGCCCGGGAATGGATCGTTTTGGTTGGGCAAAACAGCTAGCTGTATCGAGCAAAGGGTCGGTAAAGGTGTATGCTGGTGATTTAAATGGTACGCCGACCGAATTTACCTCCGGCGATGAATGTGGATCCACCATACGCATGTCTCTTGGTAGTCAATACATGGCGGCTGTTTGTAGAAAGGCAGTGCGCGTGTATCGATACGACGGTACAACATGGACCGATCATGATGAAATATCTTTTCCCAGTGCAGTCGATCACGAGTTGAAGGTAGATCTTAACCACGAAGATTACTTGATTGTATCCGAACCATCCACTACAACGGTAAAAATATACAAACTGGGTGCTGTAACACAGGAAGAACAGAGTTTGACCGGTGATGGTACAGTTGCTGCTGCAGTCAATTGTAGAGGCCCGGTATTTGCATATGAATCAAGCGGTGTGGTCAAAATGAAACAAAAATCCCAAAAAGACGGCTCATGGTCTGATCTTGCCGATATTGAAGCGTGTTCGATATGCCCTGTTTCCATGTCTGCATCCAATGATGTACTTGCACTTGGGTATGAAAATTCAGTATACCTGTACATGTTTGCCAATTCCGGTACAGAATATGCCCTGTACAAAAACATGAGCAGTGCCAATAATTTTGGAAGAAAGGTACGAATTGAACATGACGATCTTGCTGTGCTAGACGATACTCGTCTCTACTTCTTTGACGAAGGTCCTAGTACGAAATGTAGAGAGCTACAAAAACTGGTTGATGGCACCTGCGTCGATTGTGGTGAAGGTCATACCAATGGACATGATAATGCAGAGGGTACTTGTAACCCAATTCAGTGTTTGAGTACACAATATGCATTAAACAAAGAATGTAAAGCATGTCCAGCGGGTGCTACAGGTGTCGCTGGACCAGCCACTTTAGACAGTGTTTGTACGTGTGCTCCCGGTGTAGAATTTAATGCAACGGATGGTACTTGTACTTCTATTTTGTGCGCAGAAAATGAGCTTGTTGCTGGAAATGCATGTGCTGCCTGTCCTGCAGGTACAACCAATGTGGCGGGTGACGATGCATCCGGTGCAAATACTACTTGTGATGCCACACTATGTGCAGAGAACGAACACGTAGTTGACAATGTCTGTACACCATGCGTAGAAGGCTCTACTAACGTCGCTGGTGACGATGCTTCCGGTGCAAATACTGCATGTGATGCAAATCAACAGTGTTTGGTAAATCAGTTCTACGATACTGTCAATCACTGTCAACCATGTCCCGCGGGTACAGAGAAGGCAGTGGCAGTTGATTCTACAGGTGGTAACTCTACATGTGATGATATTGTATGTGTGGAGAATCATTTTGTAAAGAATAATGTGTGTACTGCATGTCATGCAAACGCTACACGTCCAGCTGGCGATCTTGCCTCTGGTTCTGAAACACAATGTGCTTGCAATGCCAATTTCGAAGGGAACGGTTCATCCTGTACCCCATGTGGCGCCAATCAGGAATCTGCAGGCGGAGAGGATACATGCAAGTGTTCGTCTGGGTTTGAAGGCGATGGAACCCAATGTGTGGCATGTCCTGCTAATTCAACGGTAGCACCCGGACCGGTTGCAGATTCATGTGTAAAAAATGAAGCGGCTATATGGTACGACGAAGTAGTCAACGGTCCTGCAGACGCCGGCGCATGTACTTCTTCTTTAGTATGTTCCAGCAAAGCGGGTGATCCGAGCACTTGTATACAGCCATATGAAGATGGCGGTGTTTTGCAAGTAACCACGCCATGTTGTAAGATAGAAAAACCATTGAAATGTGGGTGTAATGAAAATTATCGTGTAAAAGACAATGCATGTATTGCTTGTCCAACAGGTGAAGTGCGTTTTGCCGGTGACAATCCAGACAATGGAGATACATTTTGTAACACGGAAGGTATTACGCTCGCATTCGGACATAATGGCGATACCGATTTTGTATACGATGGCCAAAATGACCCTGAAATTTCTCTGAAAGCCGGATACAAATATACATTTTTGCGTGTTACGGAGGGTCACCCTCTACGTATTGTGTCGGCATCCGACTGTCCCTCTTGCAGTACCGGCACATACGATAGCTTGCCCACTAGTTCATTAACAGCGGTGGATTCCGTGAAAGGTGTTTCCAGTGCAGTTTTTACCTTTAAAGAAGCTGGAACATATTATTACGTATGTACCGCTCATCCAAATATGGTCGGTAAACTAACGGTTGCATGGGATGCATGTTCCATGAACACATATGGATCTATTTTGCTGGATGGTTCGTGTGAAATTCAATCTACCGTGTCATTAACCGGTGCTACTTCTATCAACGTGGCATCTGCTCGTTTGCGCTCTACGGAAGAAAAAATAATGCTTAGTATGTCCCCCAGTATTTCACCGGCAATCAATGCAGGTGTATACGCTCTAACCCTCAATGGTGTAGAAATTACGGATGTGAAAACGGATGCCAAAATGGTAGAAAGTACCACTGGAACCATTACTCTAAAAAATGTTGACCTGAAAGACAACCCTCGTAATACCATGGTTGGATCGATGTTTAAAACCGATGGTGGGCATATAATAGGCGAGTCGCTTGTAGTAGAAAACAATAAAGGTGAATTATTCGAAGGTGTGAATGGCGGTGATATTTCCGTGTCTGATTCAATTATCAGCGGTAGTGGAAATATTATAAAGCAAAATGGCGGCGCGGTGTTGGTACGCGATGTAAATGTTACAGGCGGCGATAAACTTGCCGATTTGGTGGACGCTACTAGTATTTTTGAAGCGGTTGTAACAGATGGAGGCGATGGTATTAGCGCGATTCGATCTGGTGTGCAGGTGGAACGTTCTACCTTTAAAAATCATGCCGCTGCACCAATCCAGTACGACTCGAGAGGTTGTACCGATTGTAAACGTGAATTGTTGGTCCAGAGTAGTGTGTTTGAAGATGCAGTCGCGGTATCTGCACAGACAGATGTTGGCAATAAACCCAAAGTGAAAATGATTGAAACTAGCTTTACCTCCGGTGGTGTTATTTCCTCGGATAATGGGATTGAATTGTATGTGATCGATGAAGTAGAAGGTAGTGAGATGACAACTACGGAAACAAAGACTGAAACCTGTTTGCCCTACCAATGTTCTCACAAGCCGTTAGCAACTTCTTGTAAAGTAGAAGCTGGTAAGGGTACCAAATGTATTTGCGATGTCGGTGTTGCTACTTACAAAGTGGAAGAAAACGAATTGGACAAACAAACCACGGTAGAGGAAATATTATCCATGTTGTTTGCAACGGCGGATACTGCGGATCGAGTGGTAAAATTGGTAGATCAAAATGTCCGGTACATACCTACACAGGCTACACCAGAAGAAGCAAAAAGTAACATCTTGCTATTGAAGCCTACGAATGCAGACGGTGAATTTCAGAGTGAAAAAACGATATTGTTAAAACCAGATACCGGTAGTGTTTGTGCAACCTTTCAAACGTGGTTGTGTGCAGAGTTGACCGCCTGTCATTATGCCAATGGAACCATTACAGCAGATTGCGATGGAAATAAAATATTAACCGGCAGTTCCAATGCTGCGAGACGTTTCAGATGGAAGGGTCCACGTCGTAGCCGGTTGAGAGGTCCACACCCGGACGATCCAAACTGCAATGGTCCTATAGTGAATTTAAAGCAGCAGTGTTCCGATGCAAATGGTGCCTTTTACTCCAGATGCGTTCAGTATGCACAATTTCATCACGACAAATGTATATGTATGCCGGGTATGCTTTCCAACGCAAATGGGGATGCATGTATTTTGGAAGATAATTTATGTAAAGTGAACGAGCGTGTACAAGATGGCGCGTGTGTTCCATGTGCGGATGGCTTGACAAATAAAGCAGGTGATGATTTAACGGGTGTAGACACGGTGTGTGATGATGTCATATGTAAAGAAGGGTTACACTCGGATGGAAATGGCAGATGCGTATTATGTCCTGCCGGTTCTTATAATTTAGAAGGAGACATTGCCTTTGATGGTACCACCTCGACGAATGGACCCGCGACTACTTGCTGTCCTAGTGGTCAATACGAATTCGATGTAGACATAACAACTGGGACACGCGTGTGCAAAGCCTGTGACGATGCAACAGACTCTCTTCGAAATCGTTTTGGTGCAAATGGCGCGGGTTTATCTTGTTGTAGGGGAACGAGACTGACGACGGAAGATGCTTTTAAATGTGATCGTATTTTGGCATATTACAAGAAAATATGTCAGCCATTAGAGGCCAATGCAAATACATGTAAAACGTATTAAAATTATTTATAAAAGGTAGTATTTTTATATTGTCTAGCAACATTTCTCATTGTATCGCCGTGTGTACTTGCCCTGTTTTTGTGATAATGCTCCGAGACAAATTTGGGGAAATTGCCCGACATGGAAGTACTACTGGAGGTACCATGGTATTCTTTGATGCTGGAGCTTGTGGCATTGTTAATCGCTTCGGTGGGGTTATGAGACATTTTAAGACAATAAATCATATATTTATAGTGTGCTTTTGTTACATGGTTCATTTGACTGGAGCAACTTATATACATCCAAAGGTGATACGTGATCAATATTTACATTTTTCAAATCAAGACCCATTGCTTTCAGGGAATACAAAACCAACTGGGAACAGTAAAAGCGCTCCGGATTGTTGTTTCTTAAGGTGATGGGACACATCGACAATATGGCACGGCTATAATCATACGATTTGCCTAAATTTTTTAAATAAAAGGCAACAAGTTTATCCTGCTGTTCCAAAGTCACCGTCAATGGTATCGTTTCGTATACCGGTTTCTCTGGCGGTCTCAGGTATGGGTCGTCTATCAATTCCGACAAATACCTTGCCGAGACCTGTTCCCCCCAATTGATGTAAAAACATACGATCAACTTACCATTGTATGATTTGATACGATTGTACAATATTTGTACCTCTCTTGGTGAGTAGGACCCTTCCATGTATTGTACCAATTGACGTCGAAATGCATCCGTCGTGGTATGAAATGATAGTTCGACATGGCAATAGCGTCTCGGTACGTAATTCATCAGGCTTTTATATGGCCCGATAGGTTTCGCAAAAGCCACGTCAAGCTGCATTTTATCAGACAAAAAATCACATATATATATAATATATTTATTATCAAAGGATGCCGCGTCGTCGTTTATCAAGCGAAGGTTTCAAATTGTTTAATTTGGCCTATTGTACACCACCAAATCATTCCACGATTAAACGCATGTTATCGTGTCTTTTTCATTCGGAATACGACGATCGATTAGAAGAAATGACCAATTCTTGTTACGAAGCATCCAAGCAGTTGTTTGCCTATTCGACCGATCCTTTACGAAAGGGATACATCAATAAATTTATAGACAACTCGATCTTCAATGTGATTTATGCAGTTCTTTGCAGAGACGGGGAGTTGGCCAATTCCTTTCAGATACAACAAAATTATCGATATTTTATGGACGTATTGAGCCATGCGCATCGTAATGGAGACCATAATACCGCCATTATGTTGCGTGCCGCATTGGACCACCATGCACTTAAGCAAATGAAGATAAAACTTCGTAAAAAGGATAAAGAATTGTTGCATACACTGGAACAGGAGTACGGAACATGGCGTGATTGTTACAAAAATCATTTAAAAACGATCATGAACACCAATGATTTTGATATTTTACCCAGCATGATGGTCTTGCAAATGCATCTGGCCAGACACAGGGCGTACAGTAGCATTGGTGGGTGTGCCTTGAAATACGAACCAACCTTTATCGAAGGAAAGATAGGTATGTACGGTATACACTACATACAGGAGCAATATGGAGAATTGTTACCACTGTACGAAGAACCCCCGGTGAAAAAATCTACGGATTTAATAATGATAGCACAACAAGCCAAATAGAGTATAATACGGATAAATATATGTTATAGAATGAATCGTAATGTAAACTTGGCATATCAGTATGAAATACCTACCTTTAGTGAAGGGGAAAAATTATGGGCTTCCTTTCGCCTCAAGAATAAGCCAAGAGAATGTTTTGAAGTATGCGAGGTGTTAGAAGTAGACAATGAAAATGCACGGTATCGAGTACGTTTGGATAAATTTAAAAAATTGATTCGAAAATGGGTATCCATTTATGACGCATATCCGTACGTTGGTAACGACATACCGCCCACGATGGAGGAAGTAGAATATAGGATGATAAGAGCAAAGAAAGGTCTTGTCAAAAGAAAGGTAAAACTTAACGAACTGAAAATATACAGAGATCGAAACAAACAAAAACGTTGTTGGAATCTAAAGTTTTAACTTTATTATTTCTATATCACAGTCTTCGTACGCCTGATTTAAATCAAACACGCCATCTATATCGTTATCATACAAGGAGGTTACCCAATCCACCGGTACCTCTTCATATTCAAGTGCGGTGTTCTGGTCATATTCTATTTCGTACACATATATTTTACCAAAATTATTCGTGTCTTGTAACTCTTTTTCACCGATGACCCTTCCATAATACCTGTTCCCGTCATTATGGGCTACCATAACACGTGTACCCAATGGGTATCCATCCGATTCGTCTATCGAACTGGCTTTATATTCCTCATCGGACTTTATAATATTAAAAGGTGGTCCGCCAAAATATTTAAACAATTTTTCGTAATAAAATTTACCAGCTATCCATTGCTCCTTTGTGACGACATACAAAATGATCAAGCGCACGGTTTGGACCAACACTTCTATAGGAATATTGTAAAACACCTCATCCGAATATTTTTTTTTACTGACTTTAGTAAAGCGAATCAATATTTGTTTGACGTATTTTTCTAACATTTGGGGATTTGGAGAAGACCACATGTACCTAGGTGATTTAAACTCTTTTAATTCCTTGTCCCTACGCTTTAGATCGTAGTTAGTGAACCCAATTTTTATTCCATCGTCATCCCTTGACTCGGTCATGTATAAAAATCCATGCCATAATTTTTCCTTTTTGAATTCTGGTACACCTAAAAATAAATTACTACCTAAAAAACTTTTAATACCAACATCCATTATTTATCTTCAGTATCACTTTTATTTATACTCCGAATGGCTCGTAACTTACCCATTTGATGTCTCAGTTTCTTTACACCTGTAGTTCGCTGATTACGAATTGCCTTTAATTTATCCAGTCCACCCGGTTGTGACAACTCGCTTATTTGCATACGTGCTGTAGATGCAGGCGGAGGCCTTGCTTTCGATTCGATCTGTTTACGGAGTGAATTCATGGACCTCCTGTGTTCTTTTGGAATTTGACGTTCCATGTGCATCAGTGCATCGTGTTCACTCTTTGCCCATGAATTACGCGGTACTTTGGGCAATGGTTGTGGTACCGAGGGTGCAGGTGGTGCAGGTATAATGGAACGCCGCTTCTGAACATCGGCAGAGGGCCGTGTTTGTCGAAATAACAATACAACCACGGCAACCGTCAATACTCCGATGTATACCCATAACCCAGTTACATCTGGTATATTTTGATACACAGGCGCCGGTGCAGAGATTGGGCGAGACACCGACGAGGTTAAATTTGTTTGTATGTATATATACTTAGGCCCCGGGTACATAGATGTGGAAGGACTTGTTGTGGTCGTTGTTGTTGATTCACTTGTCGTCCCTGTATATGATGAATCTGGAATCGGTGTGTAACCTCTTAGATGTGGGGAGGGAGATGGCGTATACTGCCGGACTGGTGCTTTTGTTCTGGGGGAACCTGTCGTTGAATAGACCGTGGTTGGTTCCGTTGTTGTTACCCGTGTACTTGTTGGTGTACCTGTTGTGGTTTCATAACTGGGTGGTAGACTACTTATGGTCTGCGTCTGGTTACATAATAAAAGGCAGTGAGACCCTATGGCCCCTATAACCTTACAATCGGTAGTATAATGTTCACAATTCATATTGAAACTGGAAAATTATATATATAGTCGAGTTTGTGCGTCATGACAACAACTGGACCGACACGCACGATCTTACACACCCATACACGTGCGTACACGTGCGTACACGTGCGTACACGTGCGTACACGTGCGTACATGTACCTTCACATACGTCTACGTACCGTATATACAAAATTATCGTCAAAAAAACATATTTACAATGAATTTATTCTTTATTGATCACTGGTTGGAAAAGTGTGCCAATTCGGCATGCGACAAACATGTTATAAAGATGATTTTAGAAACTGCCCAAGTGTTGTATACCGCATGGCATTGTCGTGCCGAGTTGCCACCCTCAGAGTTAAAACCGTATCGTATGACTCATGTGAACCATCCGACGGCCATTTGGGTACGTGATTGCGAAGAGAATTACATGTATGCATGTTATTATGGTCTTTTGTTGTGTGCCGAATATACCCAGCGATATGGCAAATACCATAAGACCGAACAACATTTGCGTCAGTTGTATATGTGGGGATATCCACCGTGTCAGAAATGCCCACCACCTGTAAAAAAAGGCAAACAAACCGCCTATGCGTTTTTCGATGTTCCACACGGCATTAAGAAAATACCACTCTGTATGCCGGAGGAGTATCATATACGTGACGAACACGGTAATTTGTTGGGCGTCGAGTCCTATCGTAATTATTACCGAAGTAAGCAGAACAATTTTAAAATGGTGTGGAAACAAAATCAACCGCAATGGTTTTAACTTTAAATGTTTAATCCTAACACGTATACAGCGATAATTGCGACAATGGCCGGAAAGATGGTCATGGTAAAATAAAGCAAGTTGCCAAGAGTTTTTGGAAGGGTCCAGTCGTTTGGGTGAATCCATAAGTAATGATAAACATAGTCTACAAAAGCAAGCACTATGAAAATAATTCCAGCAATGGATATGTTGCTGTTGTTTTGGCTTTGAGCAAGTAGTGCTACGGTAATTGCCGTCCTAACGTATGCAAGAAGCGTGCGTTTGTTTGCCAAGTCGCTACGAAGAATAGCTAGGTCGGTTCGGTCGATGGCCAGTTTGGTACGCTCGAGTGCTAATTCGGTGCTGTTTGGTTTTTCTTTGTTTACAGCCTCTTTAAATTCTTGTTCACGTTTCTCTGGTGGTCTTAACTGCATTACAAATGGATCTTCCTCTGTGGGCGGATCCAGAAAACTCAATCGTTGTCGCATCATTTATGTAAACAATACATGCAATAAATACTAAATAAATGTTAAATATTGTTATATATGTATATATTAGGAATAGAAGATCTGTGGTTTCATGACCTATACACAACGTGAAAACAATGTTTTTGAGGGTATATAAGTCCTTCAGAATGTACGTATATGCCCAGTATTAACATTGGTAAGGGTTCGTCCAATTATTATTGCAATCTTATAAAATCATACTTAAAAAATCACGAGCATGTATCGGTGGTGTCTGGAGGTCATCGAATGAATGTTGGGGTTTGGGTCTTTCATTTGATTGGAAAGGACTTTTTAGCGGACGATTTACGAATTAAGTACACACAAGACGAGCGCACACATACTTCGATGGAATTTGTGGTGTACAATAAAAAGCCGGTGTTTGTGCAACCAAAGGGAGTTTCTGACGATACCTTGATTATACGGGTGGCAAGAAAATCATCCATAAAATCCTTGCGTACAGTGTTGTACAATGCGTCAGATGTTCAGATCATTGCAGCCGGGTCCCTATGTTACAAAGCCCTTTTTCTTACCACATTTGCCGTCAAATATGGGTATACAAACGAACGAACAGATGTCATATGGACTGGTGATAAAGTTGGTATAAAAATCAAACTATATAAGAAGAACGACGATAAAAAAACATGCCCACCCAGTATCGAAAATGTACCAAGTGTCACAGACGTTTCCGGAGCATGATCCTATTAAATGGGCTGCACATCTGTCAGGGATGTTACCTTATGAAGTACCGGTATGAATTTCTTGAAGAAATACCCCTTTATATTTAAATCACAGTCGGTCTTTAGCATGTACAAAGATTCTTCTATGTCTCTCGTTTCATATATATTAACATGAACATCTATACCATTTGGAAAGTATGTATCTCTCCATGACATAAAGATTGGTATTTCTTTGTGTTTAATATGTACCAACAATATATTAAAATTATATGTTTTCAATATAAAGTCAAAACTAGCATTGTGTGTATTTTCTAACTTTGTACAATAGATACGCTCACTTTCAAACATAAAGTCACCTATAATCTCTTTTTTGGGCTGACAAAAGCCTTCTATTTTCTTATTGGATACATACAAGTATTTCATAATATAAATAAGCAAAAGAGATATTTATATGTCATTCACGAAAATCACGGGCTTGCAGGCTAAATATATCGAGGATGCAAAATTCAAGGTGGTATCGGACATAAACCTACAGGAAGCAAAGGGTAAAAACGAGTACTACAAACTTTCGGATGGTTATGTACATTTGTCCACGGTGTACGAGGATTTGTACGACGGAACAAATGGCAACCAACTGTTATCTGATCTGACACGCGTCAAAAAGTCAGAGAAAAAAAGCTGTATGCCACGAAAGAAAAAAACAGACTTAGAGGATATTCTAGAAGCCGTAAAGAAAATAGGGGTGGTAAAAATTGAACCTGCCGATTTAAAAAGTCGCATCAAGCAATTCAATAAAGACAACCCTGCTAAAACAATGGACGATCTAATCCAGTATTTAACCAACTTTTACGGTCGTAACATGGATGAATATATGAACATCATTAAATCGTCCATGACAAAAACCATTTGATAACAGGAAGTATGATTATACTACCGATTGCGAGTATATAAGATAATTATATATTACATAAATGACGGAGTATTTTACCCCCTTACGATCCGCCGAAGGTATATATGAATTCAAGCATGAAGAGACTGGTTTAACTGTATTGTTAGTGCCTAAGCCCGGCTTGAATATAACCACTGCGAATATCACCTACCGAGTAGGAAGTCGTAATGAAGGTTTGGGTGTACGTGGAGCCACACACTACCTAGAGCACGGAATGTTTAAGGGTAGTAAACTTTTTAATAGTAAACTGAATAATGGAATGTGGAAGTTGGAAGAGTTTGGTGCATATATGAATGCGACTACTTACACCGACAGAACCAACTATTTTGCTGTGATTGACAGTGATAAATTGGACGAAGTAATTACACGGGAAGCAGATCGTATGTATGAACCTTTGCTGGATGCATGTGAACTAAAAAAGGAAATGACCGTAGTACGCAATGAATTTGAAAGAGGTGAAAACAATGATTTTGAGGTCTTGCAGAAGAGAGTCATGGCCACTGCTTTTATGGCACATCCGTATCATCACAGTACGATAGGATGGCGCTCAGAGATCGAGAATGTCTCTGCTGAAGCCTTGCGTAAGTTTCACGATACCTTTTATAAACCTAGCAATGCTACCTATACCTTTTGTGGTAATTTCCAAAAGGATAAGGTGTTAGAGATGGTACATGAAGCTTTTAATAAAGAGGAAGTGGACAATTCACCCGTTCCGGATATGTACACTACGGAACCAACACAAATGGGTCAGCGTCGAGTGTTAATGAAACGCCCAACCAACTGTGCCTTGATGTGCATGTCCTTTAAAGCTCCAAATGGACTTCATCCCGATGCAATTGCCTTGGAGGTTATTGCGAACATTATATCAAAGGGTCCACAAGCATTATCAGAAACCTTTAAGCGAGATCCGGATTTGCCAGTTCATGATATCATAGCCGAGTGGGAACGCATGCGAGACCCGTATTTATTTAGTATATGGGGTACAACGAACCAACCATCGGAAGAGGCCTTGCAACATGCGGAAAATACCATTTGTACCATTACAGACATGGTGAAAAGCATCTCGGATGATCATTTACAACGCACTCGAAAGTATATCTTGAATGAATGGCAAAACGAATTGCTTGGTACTAGAAAAATGGCGATGGCCATCAATGAAGCCATTGCTCGGGGCGATCCCTTCGATATACACCGTCGAGTAGAAATTTTAAATGCTCTTACTATTGAAGACATACACAGAGTTGCTAAAAAATACTTTGTTATGGATAAAAGTACCGTTGGATGGCTGCTCCATGGTCCAACAGCAGAGGATATCGTAGTAGAAAATTACGAAAAATTAGAAACAAAGATATTTGATCAGGACATAGAATTGCCGTACCAAGAAAAAGGTGAGTTTAAAGTGTCTGACGGTGTCGTCACCAAGCTCAAAAAGGCCAAAACTGACATGCATATATCCTTTCAGCATTTAGACACAAGTCTGGCGGGATACATTTATGGTAATTTACTCGGCGAATTGATGACGAAAGGTTGTAATTTGAAAGGGAAAAAGTGCGGCGAAAAACAATTATATGAGTTTTTAGCACAACAAAACATCCAGAGACATATATATGCCGGCACCGGAACTTTGAATGTACAGGCGTCTATCAAAAATGATGTTGTACCTAAAGCAACGAGGCTCTTGGAAAATGAAATTGAAAACCCACTTTTAGACGAACACACGTTTGAGTATTTGAAAGGGAAATGGATTGCAGAGTTGAATGGATCAAGAAACAATGTCAATACCTTGGCCAAAATTGCTTTCAGACAAGCGCTCTTTAAGCCCAATGACCCAAATTACAAATATTCGGTGGATAAAATAATCACGGCAATTAATTCGATCAATTATGATGGTTTAAAAAACTATCATAAGAAAGTCTGTGACTCACCAAAAATTATAACCGTGGTTGGCGATGTTGATAAAATCGATATGCAAGAGACAAATGGTTGGAAGTATGAATTCAAAAACGACTTGATGGCATCCGGTAGAAACGACGAGATTAAAGTAGATGGCAAATCTTCCGTAGTATTGAAATACGGGTGTGTGGTAGAAAAATCCGCAGCCGTGAAATTGGCCGCTGCGGTATTGGGAAATGGATTTACTGGTAAGTTGATGAAAATAGTCAGGGATGAACATGGATTGACCTATGGTATCAACGCTAGAGTATCGGATCTCCAAGGATGTTCTGTATTCGAGATCACCGGTACTTTCTCTCCTAAATTGTTACAAGAGGGCGTTAAATGGACTGAAAAGGTTATAAAGGACTGGTTGGAAAATGATATTACACTGGAAGAATTACAGGTGCAGAAGAATGAAACCATTGGTTCACAAATGGTACAATACGATGCTCCCGGTGCATTGGCAAGTGCCATACATCATTCCAAGATTATGTGTGGTAATGTTAATGGAATTAATGGGTACAAGGATACAATCACCAAAATAACTTTGGACGAGGTGAATCAAGCCAAAGGGAAAATACAATTTGAAAACCTGAGCAAAATAACGGTAGGTACTTTTTAATACTATAAATATGTTATACAATACAATTAAATGAAGTACATACTCCTTCTAAACAGTATAATTGTAGGCGTTTCTCTAATGTTTGATTCACCGGTGGCACCGGTAGCTGCACTGTTATTTGGTGCGGCTGTCTCAATATTTATTATGAATACGATCGAGTATGATACTTATGATTTTGGGAAGGTCATATTAATATTAGCACCCCTGTTTATTGATGCGGTTGTATCTTTTTTGTCCGACTGGGTTTATATCGCTTCAGATAGTGCGGCTTTGATCCGATTGGTGTCCTATGTTGGTTGTAGTGTCCTTACATTGTTGTTAGGAATCATTCAGTACAGATCGCTCGATAAAGCATGTACTGCCTCATTTAAAGAATGGTGTTTTAAAACTCTACTTCTTGATTTTAGTGTCCTTAATGTCCCTTTGATTGCAGTGTTGAATTACAACAAGTCTGGGTGGGTTTTGGCCTTGATCTCCAACATTGGTTTCATTATATATGGTATGTTGGTTTTTTTATCATCGTTTACGTGGACACCCACTCGGTCTGCTAGAACGATGACTGATAATGAAGAACAAGAACGATTATTTGGTATAAATGATTGCGATATATAATCAAATGAATGAAGATGAAGAAGCCACATGGGTGAACCTAAAAATATTGGCTAAGTTACAGCCATTTGAAAAACTAGGAACGCGCCGTACTCACTTTGAAATTAATCCATCGACCACAGTACCTGAATTTATATACCGTTGGTGGAATGGAGCCAACCGTGAATCCGATTTTAATCGTATTAAAGACCTGTACAGAGACACTGAAAAGTTAATTGAAAGCCAACCCGATAGAGCCAAACAACATATTGTAGACTCACTAAAGGGGTTAGAAGCATTACAGAAAACATATGAAAATGATATTACGATGAAAGCCAGAATTGATTGCCTTATTGACGAAGTAAAAACTAAAATAAAGTAAGATATTTAGACTCTCCCGACAGTAACCCTGTGTATCTATCTGCAGTAGAATCCATATTTCGGTATACATCTATATCCTTCGATAAAATACTCCACATTTTTAGCATGTCTTCTTTCGGTGTCTTACGATCGGATGCCAAGGTTTCCTTTACCTGTTCATTTACTTTTGCACCCAGTTCTACTAAACACTCTGCGGTTTTAAAATCCATCGATGAAACCGCCATACAAAGAGGAGGCTCGTTGAAATAATTCAGATGATATTCACGTGATTCATAATAATAACCCACGATCCATTCCGTGATCATGTTATTCATCTCGGGTGTATTATCTACCAACAATTTCAACATCTTTGTATCCTTTGACAATACCGCATAGTGAATAGGACCATTTGAAACATCGTCCGCTATAAACATTGCAGAAGACAAATATTTCACATGCTCGTGTTGACCACACATAACCGCAAACAGGAGAGGTGTCTGCTTTTTATAATTGCATAATAACGGGTCGAGACCCAGCTCCAACAGCTTTTCCACCATTTCGCAGGAGGATTTTTCAGCAGCGTAATGAAGTGGACTATTTCCAAAATGATCCACCACCTTAAAGTTAAATTTACGTTTCATAAAGATATCAAACATATACAGGAGACCAGCCTTTGCAACAAAACATGGTAAGGGCGTCTTCTCCTTTCCTATTGTGCAAGCTTCATTTAACATCCAAGGGTCTGCATTCACGCACTCCGAACGGCTTATATTCATGGCCTTGTTACCCATTTACTATAATACGATAATGTTATATACTTTATTTTAAACTAAGTGTCTTTGCTAACGGATACAAACGTTGGAATTCTTGTAAAAATGCGGTTGCAACCTCCGTGTTTTCTATAATCATCAGGTTTTCTATATTTGTACATGCAGACTCGGTCAAATTAAAGGATCCAGTAGAAACCCATATAGGCTTCTGGTTACGATCCATACCCACGAGGAATTTATGGTGCATCAAACTCGCCGATCGACCACGACCACAACCTAATAATTTTATCGTTGGAATGCCATCGTGTTTTGGAAGAGTCCGATACTTTGCTTTGGTTGCCGGTGTGCGTGCTACTTTATCACGTGTACAGATCATAGAAACACCATTCAATTTGGATAGGGCATTAATTACTTTGGTATTTGTAAACCAAGCCGCACAACCCATTACATACTTGGTATCCGAACGGCCTATACGAGACACTAAATTCTTCAATATACTCTCTGTGTCAAAGAAAAGTTTGATATCACCAGATTCAAACAGTTTCTTTCGGGTTTTATCGACTATTAGTTTATTTAAATTTACTGTCTTTGGCATTTTAAACATTTACATACACTATTTATACCTCTATTCGCGTTTTCTACGCTTTGGACGATTCATTTTGAATTTTTCACCGGATTGTGTATATGTCTCCCGGTAATTGTCTAAAATAGACGAGTCTTCTAAAAACTCCTGTAAATTCTTCTCTGTAAAGGAACAACGCTCCACTTCTTCGCGGCTAAATTCATAACCACCCACATCCACCTCCTTTATATCATTGTCTACCATATACTGTTTTATAACACCAATATTGGCCTTTTGCTCTTTTTTCAACTCTTTTAACTTATTCTGCTGCTCTAGGATCGACGGCTGAAGGGCTAGGAAGTCGTCACATGCCTTTTTGTAGATCATTTCGCTGACTTGGGACATTATTTAACAGATCGGGTGAGGTATTTATACCCCGCTTTTTGTTTGTAAATGCCCAAGTTGGTGCAGTGCGCACATTGTCAAAAAGCTTTTTTAGGCACTACTTATACCCTCATCAAACATGTTGAGAAATGCATACAAAACCAGACGCCCAAGGATATACCATCTACACAAAAAGCAATTGTCCCGCATGTACGGAAACCAAAAAACTCATCTCCAAAGCAACAATCGTAGATTGTGATACCTACTTGGAAGAAGCAGACGAATTCTTGGATTTCATATGGGAACTACCCAATGCAAGTGGAATAACATCCTTTCCCATGGTCTTTAAAGATGGAACATACATAGGAGGGTACAAAGAAATTAGCCAATCCTTTCACACCGATGTAGATTTTTAAGTAAGATATAATTACGACGCCGTAGGCAATACATTATAATCTTTTTGTCCACACCAATTATATAACCAATAACCTGTAAATATCACAGAAATACCAAAGGAAATCCACATGGCAAGGACCACATTGTACACAGCCCGTTGCACCCCTGTCAAGAAAATAAGCACCGGATAGGATAAGGTCACGTAACGTTGTGTGCCTTCAAACACGTAAACTATATACGCCACGTTGATTGCGATCAATCCCAACAGGCCCCACGCAAACAGCTGGTATTCTCCCTCTTCTGGACACAGAGCGCCCAATAGACTTCTACGAATGCTATCGCACTCCCATCCAATTGCACTAAATGGTGAAGACACCAGCAGCTTCAATGCGAACAACAGTATCATTCTCCATGAGGTCCAATCTTTTATGATAATGGTATTGATGTCAAACATGTGATACAGGGTAAAGGCGATGTACGTTGCAAGGATGCCACCACCTATGTCGTAAATAAGTATATCGTACAACGGTTCGACAACACTATCTCCAGTCTCCAAAAATAGAATGGAATAATTCCCAAGAATCATGTACATGCCATACTAGACTAGTTCCCATAACACCGGGATAAAAACGCCTAGAAAATAACTCTTCGTCAGACAATAGATCAGATAAGGCTCGATAAGATGCTGTATATAGTAAATAGCAAAATCCATGCATAATAAGAACAGCAGGTTAATTTATAATTTTATTTTTTTAATATATAATTATAACTCATCCTTGCGCGCTTGTACATATTGTAAATATGCTTTTTGCTTGCTCAGGCTTTCCACATCTCGCATTTTATCGTCGGATAATTGCTTGTATGTTTTTTGTAATTCCTCCACCCGAGTCTTGAAGGTCGATTCCACAAGGTCCAATTCATCCTGCAATTCATTCAATTTCGTTATCACCTCCTCCGCAGATAATGCTTTCACCTCTTCAATTTTTTGTAATTCCTCTTCGGAACATAATTTAGGATCGTCAAAACAGGTGTCCTCTAAGGTTTCAGATACAAACGATTCCAAGGATGCATAATCTCTCGCACGTTCATACTTTTTCCAACCAAATCCATCCGAATACTTGATCGTTGGGTAACCTTGAACACCGTGTTGTTGACACAATTTTTGTTCCTTGGTACAATCCACTTCCCCAATCAGAACATCCGCCGATTCTGATAATTTATCCCAATCCGGTTTCAACTTCTTACAGTGACCACACCATGGGGCTTTAAAGGCAACCAGTGACTTTTTACCCTGCGTCTGCTCTTCAAAGGTATCCGTTGTTAAATAAACAGTGGCATGTGCGCATGAAAACAGTAAAAATAGAAGAAACAGATTCATTTTAATGGTAAATGACCATATTTATATCCTGTTTTTTATTTCAACATGTCGGTCCACATGTTCCAATGGTACGCTCGGCCTAAAATAACTCGGCCTGTGTCCATATAGTGCCAAAATTAGACAGGGGGTGGCAAAAAATATTTTTTTTTTTGGCTTTTTCCCCAAACATGCTGTGTACATGTTAAAATAGCATTAAATAACATATATGCTATTGCATGTTATTAGAAAATAGTAAAAAAAAATTTTTTTTCAAATCGCCCCTATGTCTAATTTTTAGCTAATATGAATACAAGACTGTTTATTTTAAGCAGAACAAACGCCTGAAATAGATTTAAGCCTAATTAGCTGCTAATTGTTTTCTATGGTATGCTCGGCCTAAAATAAATAGGCCTGTGTCCATATAGTGCCAAAATTAGACAGGGGGTGGCAAAAAATATTTTTTTTTTGGCTTTTTCCCCAAACATGCTGTGTACATGTTAAAATAGCATTAAATAACATATATGCTATTGCATGTTATTAGAAAATAGTAAAAAAAAAATTTTTTTCAAATCGCCCCTATGTCTAATTTTTAGCTAATATGAATACAAGACTGTTTATTTTAGGAGGGACAAACCATTATAAACATGTTAATGATATTTAGATGTTAATTATATGCTAACGATGTTATAGGTAGATAGCATAAGGATGTTACGGGTAGAGCAACTGGCCCGAGGTGGCTTTTGCATGTATTAGATTCATGTTACATATGTCTCGGAGGTCACGAGAAGTTGCACTTATACCTCCAATACTTGTAACCAAATTGTTAAAAAGAATAAAATTGACAGAAAAATGCACTGTGTTTTTAACGAAGGCGTGAAAGTATTTCGTTTGTTGAAATTCATCTCTCAATTCGAGACCAATGTAAAACTGGAATGTTCTGAAAATGGTATCACCATGTTTACCATGTCAAATTGCCATTCGGTATTTATTGACGTTGTTTTGCCGGTGGAATATTTCAAAGAGTACCGTTGCGAAAGCCCTGTCGGGATCGGTGTTAATTTGAACGTTCTGTTGTCTGCCCTGTCGAGTTGTAAGGGCAATGATTTGTTGAGTATGGATTCCAGTAACGATGACAAGGTTACTTTTACCAAGATGTCCGAGGATGAATCTATTCATTATGTTATCAAGCAGATGAACATTGATCATGAAATCATGAATGTACCCGAAATGGATGAAAATGTGACGGTGCAGTTATCACCGAGTTATTTGCGAGCATGGAAAAAGAACATCATTGATTTTACCAAATCCTCACTTACAATTGATCCTACCGATTCGTGCATACGTTTCAACAGCACTGGTGATGGTGGCGATGTAAACATGGAACAGAAGATGCCCTCGAATGGTATCGAGTATACAATCATTACAAGCAATGTGAAACCATTAACAATTGGGAATAAGAATGTCATGAAAGCATTTACGATTGGAGATGTGAGCGATACATTGGATTTTGGGTGGGCAAATACAATGCCCTTTCGTATCTCTGCAACATTGGGAGAATGTGGCACTTTGCGAGTATTTCTGGCACCATTGATAGAGGATGAAGAAATGGAAGCAGATTAATATTAATTTCAGTATATATACCGTTTATTTAATAATTAAATGTCTACTACTATAGAAATGAGTGATCAAGACACGCAAATACAACAAGATTCTGACGACGAAATAACCTCTCATCACAATTTGGAACGTCAAAATCTTGTAGAACAAGTCCAAGCACATGCTAAGAAGCCTAGCTGTAGAAAAATGCTCTGCAAAGGCATCGTGCTATCTGTTGCCGGTGTTTTGTTTCTACTAATGATGATTCAGCTGTGGTCTGATTATGGTGAATACATTCAAACGAGCACATTTCCACCAAAGATGCAAACGATGGGAAGATATTGTAAGAATAACACCATGTTACAAGATAGTTATAAAAAGATGGATTGCCTATACACGGATCAATATGTATGTATGCTAGAGAAGCCATCTAAAACCTTTGTTCAAACCTGTCCAATGGCAGATGTATCATGGACGGACGAATCGTTAATTGTTAAACCATATAGCGACACCGAATGTATTGATCTAGTTATATGGAGTATATAAATAATTTTTACATAAATAAATGAATATAGAAAATATAAAAACACCTGTTGTAATCGCCTCGGCTGTGATCACCGTATCTATTGTTATATCTTATTATCATTTGAAAGATATATTTAAACCAAAAAGTAAATAAATTCATTGTCTTATAAATAAAGAGATTATACCATATAAAATGACAAAATGGAAGCAAAAATATCTGAAAAAATTAAATGCTACAGAAGGTGTACGTGATCACATCAAGATATTTTTTAAAGCGTTGCTCAACAAAACAAACATCAAAGAGAAAGATATGAAGGCTTTAATGTCTGGTGCCAATATTGAAATTAAAGATACTGGGCGATTTTACTCACTCATGTGTCATGATATACTCGAATGTGAACGTCATAGAAGGCAAAACTGCAACTGTGGTAAAACGGTGATTGATAAATATTATTCCAGAGTATCTTTTGGTGCAGGATCTAGTCATGAAAGTTATAATCCAGATGATTATCCTCAATACAGAATGGGACTCGGGGTTTTACCCAATTTAGATGATAAAGTGTCTCAAACATTCGATTTCTTGATTGGTTTACGGAAAAAAGATAGCAAAATTCACACTTGGTTTCAATTCGAAAGTGAACGAGGCTGCTGCCAGTTAAAAAATGAAGACGATTTGGATGCCTTGGATAATATAACACCCATAAAAAGAGTTTATAATATGAGCACGGTTGGACATATTGGATCAACTATTAGATATATATATAATAAGAAAAACCAAGGACCTTTTGGAGAAAGTGAACACAATGATAGCGATCCGATATGCTTGACAACATCTCGGGAGAATATAGGCAACTACCGGCCCATTTTAGAGTCCGACAGTGTATTATTTGAGGTAGTCGACTGTGACACATTAAGATTTTAGGTATAAATGTAAATAATAAATATTTTAAAATGTTACTCTTATTTCTTTTCTGTTTGATCATTCAAGTCTGTAGCACCACCATCACCACCGCAGGTGTCGAATTACAAGTTCCTTTGACACCTCTAATGGCATACGACTGCAGTACCGATGGCCACAGTCTAATTATCCGTGAGACCTCTTTCGATGGTATTCCTATTTCCGATGGAAATACTATATTGGATTACCATGTACCAGAGGGTGTAGTTTGGAAAGATATAAAGTATAGAACAAACATGGGATCTCTGTTTATAACAATACCAATCGTTCACCCACACATCTATACACTGAAGCATATAAACTCGGAAGGTATATTGGTATAATATACATCGGTCCACTTGTGACACGGTCCACTTGTGACACGGTCCACTTGTGACACGGTCCACTTGTGACATGGTCCACTTGTGACATGGTCCACTTGTGACATGGTCCACCAACCAAGTTTAATTGAACAAAATGTCTAGAAAAACAATAACTGAATCACTGACTAGAATATTTCACCAATATGGACCAAACGAGGAGGTTGCGACCCGTCATGTTGAAGTACTTCGGCAATACATCGATCCATATTTAATTGCAAAGAAAAAGCGTGATGGTGTTACCATAAAAATATTAACTTGCAATGATAATATGTATAGAAGTGTAGTTCTGTATTATTACAACAAAGATGGTGAAAAAAGCACGGCCAGTATACCCAAAGCGGTTCGTTACTATTTTACAGGCGATGTGGAGAACCAATACCGTCGGTTTTACGAAGCAATCCGCAACGATATAGGAAGTCAAATTGTTGATTATAAGAAATCAATATTTGGATCGGAAGATAGTGTACCTTGTGAATTGTGCAACACTGTGTGTCACCGAGGAAACACACAAACAGATCATTACCCAACCGCCTTTAATACACTGGCGAATGATTTTTTTAAAGGTCATGTACATGAAGTCAAAAAAGATGGGTTGTACCTTGTGTTAAAATCGGGCATATTATCCACTGCATGGAAAGAGTATCATTTGAAACACGCGGGGTATAGAGAACTGTGTGTTCCATGTCATAAAAGTGTTACGTATTAACACGCCTCGAACGATTCGTATGGCGCCTGTATTTCATTTTACATGTAAAAATGTAGATATTTATATGCTATTATTTTTAAACTCCAAATACTCCGATGCTCTGGAAAAGGAATATGCACACGAAAACACGTATGTATGCCACAATGAGTGTGAATACCAACTATCTTCTGAAAAGAAAACGAATGATGTGCTCCCAAACACAATTCCACACAGTGCAAAGGCGGCGAATTTTTTTCTATACGTTGAACCGATTGTCATCTTTCCTGCCAGTAGATGAAACATCGCCAGTATGAATGCTACAAATACAAACCCGATTGCAATGAATATGGTATATTCTCTATACAAAATCGTACATACGCCGGATGATATAGTAATAATCATATTGATCAATAGGGCAGGTGTTAATCGACAACGCCATTCTGCCGTCTGTTTCGGTCTACCTAGGAAATTTCGCGTAAAGAAATCTTTGGCCTCTATTTCCGGTGGGGGTGGTATTGGTACCCATTGAATGCAATACGATACTATGCTCATAATAGAGAACGCCGCATCCACATCCCCATACGTGCTGTGATTACCGGGTAGATTTAAACCAACCTCTGTCCAATGCCACATGATTGACGAGAAACATGTTATGATCAACAACAGTTTCAACCATAAACCCTGCGCCTGCATAATCGGGAAGAAGGCAAACATGTTTGTCATAATCAATACAAACTTGCCCACATCTTCGTAGTCTTGTCCAGTAAATAACGATTTTCGAAATATAACAAACAATGAATATGAAGTTACACAGATAAAAAAGACTACATCCATCTCTCCTTGGTCGTCATCTTCTTCTAGGGTTTGTTTGACACCAAGTGGTAATACTTTTTGCTTCATTTTTGGGTCTACCCGGGTTATATATATGTAAAAAACTAACGTATCGGGCCATTTACACTATATATTACATGTAAGGTATAAATATATATATATATATGAGTGGTTTGGGTACATTCATCGCTAACAATTTGGGCAATTTATTGACTATTTGGAATCTTGCATATGATACAAAAGATCAAATCGACGATGCCAAAATAAATGATATGATGGAAAGTTTAGAAGCCATAGAGAAAACCATGGATACAGAGTACGACCATATTATATCCATGCATGATATGATGATCGACAAACAGACTAGAATCACTTCCATGTTTAATTATTACCAAGAGATGGTAAATGGACTCAATACTATTATGGCACTTATATTGGGAATAACAATTTCATTGTTTAAACCATATATTGAACAGCAGTACTTTACTGGTTGGTGGGTTGTTATATGGGTAGGATGTTTCTTTTTCGAAATAGTTGCTATTATAGAAGGCGTGTTTATTTCTGTTCGTTTGTCGTATGCGGGAGCAGAATTTATAAACGGATCTTATCGGAACAAACAACTAGGGCGGTGGGTGAAATACTATAATATCGAGGATTTAAACAGTATATCTAGAATCTTAATGTCGATGTTGGTATGCTTTCTTATCTCGATGATTTTCCTTATCGCGGGAGTTCACTTAATGTTTTATCAGGATCTCAATCAAAATGATCCTACGTTTATAACATGGTCTGGGATACTTGTTGGGATCTTTTTTATAATGCGCTTCCTATACAATTATGGATATCTGCTTAACTTTCGAATTTTAAATGTTTTTCAAATCAAACTGAACATACCAACAAACGAATACGCGATCCACGCGCCATTGTCAGAAATGTTAGACCGTTATAATAGTATTAACACCAGCATGGCATGCTTGCAAAAATTATGGGGAGAAGACAAAAACAAATGGATGTCTATGCTGTGTAACAAAGCAAGCGGCGAAGATTGCGACGATTCATCGTTGTTTGATTTGGAATCGAAGTTGGATCACGTTATCACGCAGGTTTTAGCGCGAGGGGAAAAACAGAAATATATCGTTTTAAGATACACCAGACGCATGAAAGCTATCACTAGAAAGATACGGTTGCACGATTGGCGGATAGAAACTTTATTTAAAAATGAGCGAATCGGTAATAGCGCATACGATGACGACGACGATGCCGCAGATGTAACCCCGTGGGATTTTTCTTATGTAGGGTTTTGGGTTGTATCCAGCTTCGGAGTGTTTATCTTGGCTATAGTAAATATTGCATGGGTAATCTTTGCCATTATACTGATGTTTGCTTTATCAATAGTTGTTGGTGTTCTGGCGAGTTTACAAACACTGTTATTGGCACTGTGTAGAGGATGGAAAACCGATGGGCTATGGAATTTCTTTAAACGTACGAATGAAATTTTAAGAGATTCCAGTCCGTGGGCATACGTCTTATTCTTTTCCTTTTACGTGAACTTTAAGAAGAACGAATTTTTAAAAACATTGGTAAAGCCCACTGTTTATGAAGACGATGGCGACGAAGAAAAAATATTGTGTGATGGTATACGCCAAGAAATTGGAACCACTGGTTTTAAATCTACCAGTTTACGATACAGGAGTAATTTAAATTTTTAACACGCCTCGAACGATTCGTATGGCGCCTGTAAACGTTTGGCCACAAATTCTATTGCCCAATACGTAGTAAACAATATAGTCATAATTATATCATCGTTCATGCCGGCCTTTACCTTACCGCTATATATGTGTTTTGCCAATTGATAGGGTGCATTATCATTTGAAATCACCATCTTTTGGAAAGACAACATTTGTTTTTTCAATTCATTCCTCACTTTTCGATGTCTGTCATTTGCATCCTCAAATGGATTGACACATACCCAATCGTTGATAAAATGAACGGCTTCTGTGTTGAAATAATTCAAAAATGAGTGCGTATATTTTTCCTTTCTATCGTGCGTTGTCAACACGCCACATTTACCCTTCTCATATTGAGTATAACACCGTCTTTCATCCTTACACATATGTGCCATGTGTGCGGCTTCTAATCCAAGGTTACTTTCGAAGAAGTTGATGATCCATGCATCGCGCAGGTCCGGATGGCCTCTAATGGCACGGATATGACCAAGCAATAGATGCTGAATCTGATCGTGATTTTTGGTCGGGTGTGTTTCGAAACCAGTGAAAATGATGTTATTCATTTCCATCACCATCGTCACGATGGCCATTTGGGAGTCACCCCCACCATTGGGATCAACGCCTAAAAAGACATACTTTGCTCTGTTTTTAAGGACCCAGCATGATTTTGCTAACAATTTCTCCACCATACCTTGTGCAAATATAGAAGCAGCATCGTTGGTGATTTGACCCATGGACTCACGTGCAAGTAAATCCTTGCGGTCTCCGTAAATTGCCTTAACCATGTCAAACTTGGCAGCGCTCTTCCAAGGGGGCGTTACTGAGGCCATATGCGTACAATCAGCGGCTTTCCCTTGCTTCTGGCATTTTTCACAGGACAACCCCATCCTCAAAGTATTAAATAGGGGCTTACCATCGCCACCCTTGAGCTCGAACATCTCACTATAGAAGTTCATCCCGTCGAGGGGCGTGGATATAGCAATCAGGGCTGTCGTTTCCATCTCCAGAAGCGGTACAATCACCTCGAAAAATACATCCAAGGCCATAAATGCAGCTTCCTCCATATATACGACGTCTCCGCCGCAACCTCTAAGTGTTTTGGCGCACGATGGATACGAATGTACTTTTCGAACATCTAAAGGCGTAGGACCCTGAAGTAGCATCGTTTCACCGTTGCATTTGATGAACATATCTTTGTGTTCTCCCGCTTTTATCATGTCTCGAATGAGCTCCAAGAGCTTTTGGCTTGCACGCCTTCCAGTGGAAAATATACACTGTTCACTATAAGGAACGGTCATTCCATAGGCGGCTACGAACATCGCTACACTGGTGCTCTTTCCGAATCGCCTCGGTGTGAGACATAACACCTGCTGTTTTAGGTTGTCAAATCCGTTCATCTTCATGATCTTGTCCATATCAATATCTGGATCATTACGATACAAGTGCATGCAAGTGGCTTGCATAAAATTTCTATGGAAGATCTTTTGCATCTTACTCCGCTCCCAGCCCTTGTATGAACGAGGCACATAATCCAGAAGTTTTTTCAATTTAAACATCAATTTATCACCTTGAGCAGATTGTTTCTTTTTCGACCCTTCAGTAATAGCAGATATGCATGTTTGTGGCTGCTTGCACTCCAAATCGATTAGTTTTTCTTCTTCAAAAAAGGAATAGGCGGATGCCAAATAAGATCGGAAAGAAAGGGGCTTTGGTTCTAATTTCATAATTTTTTGTTTCTTGGAAGCTGGTTCATCGTCAAGATAAGTCTGTCTTTCGGGTTCCATGGTATATATATCACCTGAAAAGTATTTATATACCATGTTACCAATTGAACTGCTTCGTCACATTTCAAATTTTCTCGTCGTGAAAGATGCACATTGCTTTGAAAATGCGATAGGTAAAAAGATATACGGTAAGAAATATTACGCGACGCAATTATATCGACAGGACTACCAAAAAACGTACGACATGGACGATAGGAAAGTATACATAGATACTTGTAGGGTATCTGATGTTGTTTTTTCACTTGTACATGCTTACCCAAAAAAGCAATTTGTCATACGACACAATGAGGATATATCGACCATTGCGGCAAACATAAAGGCGTACGAAGCAGTTCGAAACAGAGAACATAAAATATTACGTAGACGTTTAGAAATGGTAGGTTTTTAAAGTATAAATATTTAAATAATGTTTCTGGCGACCATATCTGCAACTGCCAATGCAATCGAAGAGTAAATCAACCATCCGATGTTTTTATCGTCTTCCATGTGTTCTCCAGCCAATAATCCAAGGAAGAAAAGGTTTGCCGTAAATACAATCTTGGTAACCACGGGAATAGAGTTGAGACCATAAATTTCTCTTCCTTCACATTCGGGATCTCCAAGCAACAAGTTCATGTAGGCTTTTTTGCACCCGAAAAAGTGTCCTAGGGCCAAATTAATTAGAACCAGAAGTAAGTGCAATCCGACCAAGATAAAAACCATCAACATGTAAAAGTCATCGTCGCGGTCGCTGGAGCTAAGATCCACTTTACTGACATCATAATCACTGACACCCGAGTAAATCAATTGAGTTGTGATGATTGCACCAAAGCATGCAACGACCATAAGCTGTTTCATTAAGTACATTCTTCCTTTTAACATTGTCGATTGCTCGCCAACATTTTTTGTAACCGCCTCCATGTTGTCACAGACGAGAGTCCAAGGTGTATCTACATCCAATCCAACATCCACAAGACGTTGTACAACGAGTAACCACATCGCAACCCGCGTTAAATCTTCCGAACTCTTTCCGTTTTGTAAGGTTACCAAAACAAAACAAAACGAAGTAACTAGATTGCGCAAAAAATTGAAGTATTCGTTTTCCAGTCGTTTTTTCTCACTGTTCAACCCTTCACCGATGATATTAGCAACGTCAATCACCAAACCGCCGATAGAAAATGCGATACTTGCGGCGTTTAAAGTATTTAGCAATGAAAACCCAGTTGTGTCTATGTTTGCATAATTTACCAAAAGTAGGATCAATACCGTAATATTTATAACCGCGTGTACAGCCAAGTCGACAATGATATTAGAGATTGGTAAACCGAACAACATTTAATCTATGTGATCCATACTTATATACCTTATCTTTTTTATTTGTAGTATAAATTATAAGCTATGCTTTACCAATGCGTGCCCTTAAATGGAGATCTATGTTGATGGGGGATCAAGCCTTGATAAAAACATTGCGCAAATGTAAAATTACAGCACCATTCAGTATAAGGGATCAAGAGGTGATGGACAATGATTTGAGACGGACTTTTCCACAAATGGTCTGGTACAGTGAGGGTAGACATATGGACAACATCAGTACCATTTTGATGGCATATGCAAATGTAAATGAGAATGTTGGGTATGCTCAAGGAATGTGTTTTATTGTCTTTATTCTGTACAAAGTGTATTACGACGACTGTCCTAAATACGCTATACAAGATACCTACTATTCATTGCACAAGATTATGGCTTTCTTGCGCCCGATGTACCCTCGAGATGGCGAGGATGTACAGGTGGCGGAATGGCTAAAAGCAACGACTAGTGTTGTCCGCTTGAAAATGTTAACCCAGTATCCCAGATTGGTTGCCAAGTTAAGAGGAAGTGGGTTTGTCAAGCTACTGATATTAAAAACGATCCCTGCCCTATTCGCCAACTGGTTTAAATTTGACGATATATTTTTGATTTGGGATCACATCCTTAGTAGCAATCATTTTTTGGAAAATACATTAAACATTATCGTAGGAATGATAGTGACGCATAGGGAAATTTATTTACATTTTAACGAGGAAAAAATTTTGATGCTTATGTCCGAGAAGTCCTTTTACAAGGCTTCTTCCGTCGTTTCTCACGCATATACTTTGCAACGTTAATCTCCGTATCACATACAGGACAGCTACGTTTAATACCGCACCACTTTTTGATACATTTATAACAAAAACTATGGTCACACTCTAGTGTGGTTGTTGTTTTACAGGTGTACAAACATATATGACACTCTGGCGTGTGAGACTCGGATGACCTTTTACGTTTGGACATTTTACGTAGTGCTTTCCTTTCCGTTTTGTCCAAAGCTACTGTGGTGTCAAGGGGTTTCCACTCTGCACGTACAGAAGCTGTTTTTATCGCTTCGTCGTCGGTTAAAAACACAGAGAGAGAACATTCTTTGGTACATCCATTGTATATCCGGTTTAATTTTTGCTGCAGATCATCATCTGGTAAGACATATCCAAATTCTTCTAAAACGGGCTGCACATGAGAGCGCATAATGTGTCTACCAATGTGCATTGGCATATCGGAAGGTATATTGCATGTGATTATACAACAATGCATATAAATATACGAAATACGTAATATATAGTATGCTTTTTCTATGGGCAATCATCATGGTAGTACTCATTTTCATGTGGGTTTTCTTTCTTCCATTGTTTCTACTGGGCTTTCTTTTCAGCGTTCCATTCTTTGTGGTAGCATTGCCATTATCGTTGGCAATTGGTGCGGGTATCTATTTGTCCTTTGATCAGATCAAAGAATCGTCTATACGTGATATTGTATCCTCTGCACCATTTGAAAAATGGTTTGGGTCGATCCGATGCGACATACCATCGGATAAGAATTATCTAATATGTTGTCATCCACATGGTGTCATATGTACCATGGCACTCTGCGGTATTCACTTTCGTCCACAGTCCAAAACATTAGTAGCGGTAGCACCTATATTGTTCTTAGTACCGATTGTCGGTTGGATAGCAAAACATCTAGGTGCTATACCTGCAACCTACGATGCCATCCAACGAGCACTTCGAACCACCTCTGTTATTTTGATGCCCGGTGGAGTACCGGAAATTGTATCCATGGAAAAAAACCAACCCTATGAAGAAAGATGGGGTTTCTTGAAGTGTGCGAAACAGGCCGCTGTGGATATTATTAAAGTAGTTGGAAAACAAAATTATTATACTTTACAAGAAATGCCCCTATATGAACTTAGGATGTGGATAGCGAAGAGGTACAATATCCCAATTGTATTTCCATGGATATTTGGCTGGTACAATACATGGGTACCACTTCCGAAGCCAATCTGGCCCGACATACTGACCTTTACATATTGCAAAGATCAATCTCTCGAACAAAACCGGGAACGTTATTACAATCTTTAAATGTATTCGACATATTGAATTTATTGAATATATTAAATTTATTCCATATATTAAACATGCCTAAACAAAAAACACCTGCAAAGTTGACCCGGCCGAAAACCACCATAGACCCGTGTGTCATATGTATGGATGCCCCCAAAAACAAAGCCAACATAAATTGTTGCAAACATCATTTCTGTCGTAAATGCATTGTAAAATGGGCGGAGAAAGAAAATACCTGCCCTCTATGTAAGAAAGCCTTTACGCAGGTGAAAACCGCCAAGTCCTGCAAAAAAATTAAAGAAAAGAGGCAACGTCCGGATGATATAGAAACTAGAAGTGTCAACATAAGCATGTTGAACGATTGTGTCATCGAATTTATTGAAGACGACAACTTTAAAATGTCTCTGGCATCCATGTATTTGAGCAGCAACCCGGATCCTGTGGTTGCCTTTATAGCAAATCACATCCGCAATGTATTGATCAATGATCGATTTAGACAACATGTGCGAGATACCGCGCCGCCACTAGCATTTTTACAATACCAATGCGCAAGACACTGCATCGAAGCCATTTTTTTGGATGCGCCGGGTACGGAAGACAACCCTATTTCCATAACCAGTTAAGTAATACAAGATCATCAAACACAATTGCAGATAAGAATAACACATATACCAAGGATTCCATGGAAGGTGAATACCACATATACTGAACATACCAGTTCATCAAACATGATATTAAATAAACATATTTAGAAATCGTTTTCAACCACAATACATCGTCGTAACATAGTCTAAGACCTAAATACAAATTGACCGGAAAGGAAAGTGCAGAAAAATAAGTATATAATAAAAGCAACTGACCTACATTGTTTGTTTGAAAATCTACCGTCCAAGACACTATTAAAAAGATTATGGTGGTGACATGGTGCAGTCGTGTACTGGTTGGCAAATCACTGACTCGATATAGACCGATGAAATCATTGGACACATACATACTAGCAAGAATTCGGATGGTGTTATTATCAAACTCGTTTTTCACCATACCCGGTATAATTAAAAACCATCCGAGCACTACCAACAGGGCCAGATACACAGATTTGATAATATTCTTTACCACGTAATACTGTTTATTGACAGACAAAGATGAAAACTTTAGCGTATTGTGTCGCAAATAGTTTTGTGTATGGGTATAGGAGAAGAACACACAAACGGAGGAAGCAATAAAAACAAATACAGGGTACATGTTGTAATGACAAAAATATTAATTTATACGTGATGACAATTATTTTTATCATCAAACATTTTTTAAACGTATATAACAACGTCAGATATGTAAAAAATGTCGTCAAATATTGAACTGGACAAGTTAAAATATTTACATTAATGACATATTTAAACTACATACTATATTACATAAATGCAAAAAGATGCCCCCATGGTTCCCATAAAAATGTCTTTTGTTTATTGGCCGACGAAAAAAATGTTCTTTCCTCGATTTTATGTTGATTACAGAGTATTGAAATTAGACAGTGAATACACTTATTATGAAAGAATTGGCTCCTCCGGTCTTGAGGATTATAAAGAATCCAGTGGTAAGTTACCTATTTACAGATATCGAATTGCAACCGAACAACAACAAGTGGATCGTGCAGAACTATATATGAAAAAGACTCATGATAATCTCACGAGTAAATTCTTATCACAGTATTTAAAAAACCTCGAAAAATCACAGTGTGGTAGGCAATTTAAATGGTTACAAGAAAAAATAAAGAAAGGAGAGTTCCCCGAGAAGAGAAGAGAAGACGATACATTTGTTAAAGATAGCACCACGGACGATACATTTGTTAAAGATATCATGGATAGCATGTGGGAACGTGGAATGTATGGCATTGATGTATACAATCAAAATACCTCATATAATTTTTAACCATGATTGGGATTCAAGGAAATACCATAAAAAATGTTGGAAACAAATAAAAAATAATGATAACTAATGATATGTTAGAGCAAATACACCAGCGCTTATGTTTCAACCCATACGAGTCGCAGAGGAAATAAAGATAATGTACTTACCTATTTGGTATATCCTTTATATCGATCGCGCATTCTCTTGTATTCTTTTCGAATAGTAGGTAGAGTGTCTCTATCTTCACGTGTCTCGGTGTTGTGAAAATAACAATCGCCGGTAGACCATGGGACTGCTATCCATGGTTTTATTATAATATTAATTTATACGTGATGACAATTATTTTTATCATCAAACATTTTTTAAACGTATATAACAACGTCAGATATGTAAAAAATGTCGTCAAATATTGAACTGGACAAGTGTAATAATTGTGGTGATTGCACACCGCGTGAATTATTGGAGATGAAAGAAGGTTTATGTTTAAATTGTCATATAGGTCAGTGGGCGAACGATTTGAAAAAATTTAAAAATAGAACGTGTTTTGGAACAAATAATTGCCATTGTTCGCCTCAACAAGGACACTGTCTTCTATGTAAGAATAAATTGGTATCAATCGGCAGTAGAAGGGTTAATGGAGCATATCACGACGATTGGGATTCAAGGAAATACCATAAAAAATGTTGGAAACAAATAAAAAATAATGATAACTAATGATATGTTAGAGCAAATACACCAGCGCTTATGTTTCAACCCATACGAGTCGCAGAGGAAATAA